ACGTCAGCACTAGACAGTGCCGTGGATATTCCGGCATCCTCTCCCCGCACGCGATCCATCCCCCTGCCGTCGCCGCTGGCCCAGGTGGGGCGGGGGCGCTGGGCTCCAACTGAGCGATGCGATCCTCCAGCGCTTCATAGTCGTCGTACAGCACATAATTCGGCAGCATGGATTCCGGGCACGGGAAGTCCTCTATGGGCCGCATGCCGTTGCCATCGGGATAGTATTTCTGCGGTGGATCTAGCGCCCCCTTCCCGGCATCGGGTTGGGGCGGCGGGGAGGGGAGGGAGGTCACTTCTGGCACGGGTTGTCTCCTGGTTCTTTATTGTGCTCTGGAATGCCCATATCTCTGGCGCGTTCATTCTGCCGCTCGCACCTTCCCAGCTCGCAGTGGCGAACCAGGCACCGCTTACACATGGCGGAATCGCAATCATAACATCGGAACATCATAGTCATCGGCAGTATTTCATGGCAGCACGAGGACCACTCTACGGGCATCGGCCAGCCGCACCTAAATTGCGGCATCGAGCTTTCATCGAAAGGATTTTTCTTCCAGCTATCGATTTTTGCCGGCGTAGGCCAGTCACGCGCGCTCATGTCGCCTCCCTCTCCGTCCCATCGGAAATGATGATGCAGTTCCTTGCAATGGAGAGCAAGGCGTCACGGAAGGCTGGCGGGGTCCTACTCGCGGCCTTGCCGCTGATCGTTGGCTTATTCGCAGCCTTGCCGCGCTGGTCGTGAAAGCCGATTTGATGGGTGCCGGTTGGGCGATCCCAGTTGAGGTCGGCAGGCGGATTATTCCCACAGTAGTATAGCCACGTCCGCTTGCGTGCCTGATGGCCATATGCGGATTGCCAAACCTCACAGACGAACCCACCATGGCAGCATTGCTCCCATCCGTGGTCGGCTGGGCTTTGTAGTCCATGCGCTGCCCATGCACGGGAGAACGCCGGATGCTCGAGTATTCCGCCGTAAGTCCTTACAGCAGCTAATGCGGACTTGAAGCATCCGCCATCGTTCCCTGGCCTATTATGCTCGCCACCCCACCTGGCGAAGTTCACAGCGGCGAATGCTCCCCATAACTGACATGGCGGATGCGCCACCACCGGATGCGGCCCGGCATATGTCCTGGCGTCCCGCGTAATGTCCCAGGGGTCAACGCCGGGGAGGTTGAAGTAGCAGCCGTTGGTTTCGACGTAGAGGGCGGCGATCATACCGTCGTCCCCCCCTCCGTCCCATCGGACATGATGACTGTGTGCCCCGGTTCGCCGGGTGAACGCCAGGTGAGGATGGGGAAGAGGGTGCCGGGGTGGGTCACTTGGTCGCCTTGAGCGTCGCCTGGGCCCCATCCACCTGCCGCTGGAGTGCCGCCAGGTTCGCAGTCACGCAGTACGGGGAGTTGAGGATGATCTGCAGCGTCCGGGTGGTGTTCTCCAAGGCATGGCGGAGTTTGTCGATGTCGACCAGCATGGCGTCGAGCTCGTGCGTCGGGGCGTCGACGAAGCAGCGCTCGTTGTACCCCGGGGCCTTCTTGCTGGCCTCGATCCGGTTGCGGAGGTTGGTGGTGGTGGTGGTGGCGGTGGTCATTGCTTCTTCCCCGCGTTGAACGCCTCGATCTCCCGCAGCCTGCCGAGCGTCTCCTCACTCACGATACCCGTCGCCGGCAGGGGCTTGCTATCGATCGAGACCTTGACCGGCTTCTCGAACGTCACGAAGTAGAGGTCGTGCACCGGCAGCTTGGTTGCCGCGGCGAGTTCACCGAGGATGCGCAGGGCGTCAGCATCGGTGGGGAGCTTGTCGAGGGTGGCGATGACACGGCCCTTCGATGCCGAACTGACGCCGCAGGTGTGGAGGACGGTGGTCACGCCGGCTTCCCTCCCACCACCGTCGTATGCTGCACGAACTGCCGCCACGGCACGAACGGCTTGCCCGGCGGGAAGAACCCCCAGTCGTTGCACCGGACGCCGGTCTGCACCAGGGTCCAGGTGTCGGGGAGGGGGTTGGTGGCCATGTGGATCTCGGAGTAGCGCTTGGAGATCCGGTCACCCGCGCGTCGGGCGATCGTCGTCCAGAGCGCCTCCGCGGGTCCGATAGCGTGCTGCTCCCGGGCATGCCCATCGACGTCCCGGTAGAACCCGCTGCTCGCTGGCGGCCCGACCACCTCATCATACCCACCATTGAGGATCGTGGTCACGAAGTCATACGGATGATTATGCAGCGCACCATCGTCGTCCCCACGGATGAACTGGTGCAGGACGATGCTCGAAGCCGAGCTGTAGCCATCCTCGTCCTTCTTGGGCGGGGTCAGCCAGTACCGGGCCAGGTAGGCGTCGGTGTCCTGGCGGCCGGGGATGACGATGTAGTGGCCCGCGGCAACGGCCTCGATCGCGGCGCGCTTGTACCACGGTTGCCGGTGCGCGGGGAGATTGACCAGGTCGGAGAGGACTTCGGCGGGGGTAGGCATGACGATTATCCTCCACGTACGAACAGGTAGACGGCGCGGCCTATCCAGGTGAGTAAAATCAGCGTCGCCATCAGCGCGGCGAACCCCTCCCCCGGGTGATGCTTTGGGTTCTGTGATTCTGGAGGAGGCGTTCCTGAGGAGCGACGCGGCCCCTTGGTGTCGGCGTGGAAGACGGGCATGAGCAACTCCAATGCGCGGAGACTATGGAGTGACTATGGAGAAGTCAATGAACACTACTCGCCGGGGCCTCCGGAGGTGTTGATCAGGTCGGGCGGGGTCGGGCCCTCGGGCAGCGGCGGGAAGAGGTTATGCGGCTATTCGTGATACCCGGGCAGTCTGCTGTGGTCGACTGATCTGGATGGCGCTCTCGCGAAGCGCTGCCAACTGCTCGGGGGTGAGCTCGGGCATTCCGTCCGCCGCGCGTTCCATGGGGGAGTAACCGCGCCTCCGGACATAGCTAGACTGATGGGGGGTAGCCCGCGGAGCCATCGACGCACTGCCCGAGCCCATCCGGGCCGCCCCCGAGCATGTGCGGTCGCCCCTCACTCATCAACGAGTCCAGCCCAAGGTCCTTCTCCCACTTCGCACACACGCTGGTGATCAGCTCGAGCGCTCCGGCCATGTCCGCATGATCGAGGATGCTGCCGGAGAAATTCGAGGAAATGCCATTACCGTCCCGCACCGAGATCGCCCAGCGGCCGATCTTGCGCAGATCAGCGGTGTCTGCCGTGGCGACGGGGAAGAAGGAGTGGGCGACCAAGATCACCGTGCGATGGGTCGCCGGGACCACCCCGACCAGGCGCGTGGTGACGGCCGGGGGCGCCTTCTTAGGGCGGCTCACCAGGCCCAGCAGCACGGCGATCAGCTTGTCTGGCGAGGGCATCCCGTCCCATTCGGACTTGGACTTGATCTCGGCGATCATGTCCGGATCCAGGGCTAGGCCGAGCGGGCCGCCGGACATCATCGGCTGCTCGACATCGGTCAGGGCGAGCAGGCCGTGCCGGGTGAAGATGTCGGTGATGATGGATTCGACCGAGGTGAGGTGATGCGGGCTGTGGCCTGGCATGAGGTGGGAATAGGGAGAGAGGGCGGGGGAGGGCATGGGTGGGGCGTCCGGAGGTGGGTGGGCTAGAAGGGCGGCGGCTCATCGACGGCCTGAGGCGGCGGCTGCCGCGGCGGCAGGTCGGCGGGCTTCTGGTAGGACCAGGAGGGGCCGGCGGGCGGGCGGGGCTCCGGTGGGGGAGGCGGCGAGGGCTGCATCGCGAGGGTCTGCTCGACCAGGGCGGCGTGGATGGCGGGCCAGTGGGTGGGGGAGCGCAGCGTGGTGACCAGGGTCTGGGCGAAGGTATCGGGGTGGCCGTCGAGGTAGACGGTCAGGGCCCGGCGCATGACATCCGGGACCGAGGTGCGATGTGCCTGGATATGAGCGTCGAGCTTTTCACGAAGGGTCGGCGGGAGTTGGACGGAGACCTGGCGCGCGGACATGGCGGCACGGTATTGTGGTACGGTATTTTGTACAGTGCTTTTTACTGTACAGTAAAAATACGGTAAAAGTACGGTAAAAGGACGGTGTTTGGGCGGTTCATAAACGAATTGGAATATCGCGATGATCTCCTCAGCATCTCCTCAGCATCTCCTCAGGCACCTATTTTTCACCTAACCTGTAGCCCGTCAGTAGGTTGTCGGCGAGGAAGTGAGGAGATAGTGAAACAGGGTTCCCTGAGTCTGGCCTGTTCCATTCACACAGCCCTCAAGTGAATCAATTGCACCAGTGCCAAATAGGAATGATGCAATCGTAGTAATATTTTTACACCTTGAAAAAGGTATGGGTAGGGTAGGGAAAACAGGTAGGAGATAGTCTGATTACAGTGTATTCCCTTATCGGAACAAGGTGAGCATCGATTGAGGAGATGGGGTGGAGATGGGGTGGAGATGAGGAGATCGCATATTGGAGTATGACAGTAAGAACCAGGAGTGGTAAGCATCATTGATGTGCATTCCACGAAGGTCTTGCCACCTCACCCCGGCCCGCCATACTGACCCCTCCAGGAGACCCTGCCTATGCCCTGGCCCCTCATCCTCCTCACCCCCGACGACTTCGCCGCCCGCCTCGACCTGACCAGCTCTGAGCGCCTGCAACTGGCAACGGGATGGCGCCCGGGGTAACTCCCCGGGCGTTGCATGTCCAAAGGGTAGAGCGACCCTGCGTCCACCAGGCTGACGAGTCATGGCCCGGCCAGAAAGCTCTCGTACACGGCGGCAAGACGTCGATGGAACCCTGGGCCACACCCTGGGGTTTTCCATTTGCATGTACTCCATAGTCTCTATGGTGCCTCGTCACCAGGAGACATCCCATGAGTGGAGGCGGTGGTGGTGGAGCAGGTGGCGTCGGCGGGGCCGGTGCTGGCATGGGGATCGGCGGCGGGGTGCATGGCGCACTGAGCGCGGCCCATGGTACCCACATCCGTGGGGAGCACGCACGGGCGAAGCTGGAAGGCCCGGAGGCGATCCCGATGGCCATCTTCCTGCTGGATGAGATCAACAAGGAGACCCAGGCCGCGATCAGCATGTCGCAGCCGTCGTCGGTCAATCTGCAGGTATGAACCCCCTGGTGGAATACGTCCAGATGTCGATTGCCCGCGGGGATCTCGACAACCGGATGCGCGAACTGCAGCAGCAGATCCTGGCCGGATTCGCGAATGGAGAGATCCGGCGCTACGTGATCGACGATGTCCTGGTCGAGGTCGACACGGGCGCCAGAACCATCCGTCTGCTGCCGGTCAAACGCCTCAGCTGACCACCCGTCTCTGGCGGTCCTAAGTCAACCGATTTTTGTCGGCACGCCAAACATACGGTTTTAACCGACCTCCGGTCTACACCCCACTTTTCTGCTTGCAGCGACCTGGAACGCTGACTAGGTTTTGCGCTCTGCCAATCGTCAGGCGGAATGCAGTGAGCTGAGCCCAGCCCCTCCTGCAATCTGCATGATGCCGGCGCCAGTCCGCTTCGCCAGCGGATCTCGTTTCAGCAGCCCATGTGCTGCGTTCCCCGCCCCGTCTTCCCCGGGGTTTGGTTTCGGCTGGCCCCGAACCCTGGGTGAGCGCGGTACGTCGACTGCTGCAACGGGCTTTCTTCAGGGAAGGTCAGCATGCCCGTCGACCCGCTCCAACAGGATCTGCCCGGTGGCCGCGTCGCCATCTTTCATCCCGGGGGCAAGGATTTCCCTGATCGAGTGCGGCTGGAGGTGCGGGATCAAGCGGGGCCGGTGCGCGTTCTCTCGAAGTTCAATCCAAGCTCGAAGACCGCATCACGCGACCTCGAAAACGAGTTCCTGATCAACGAGACCCTGGCGCGCGAGATCCTCGCCACCTATTGGACCTGGGCCCACGATGTCCGCGAGCAGGTCGCGAAAGAGGAAGCGGAAGTCCCCACCAAGGTCCCGCTCCCTGATTTTCCCACCCCCTACTACGGCCTACGCCAGCGCACCAAGCACCAGCGCAAGGACGAGGCCAACTCCTACGACGCGGTCAACTCCGCGACCGGATTCCTGGCGGTCCTCAAGCGCACCGGGCTGCCCGACGACACGCTGCTCGAATGGGACAAGGACAAGATCGAGTTCTGCTGTGTGCTCGACCTCGATTTCCATGACCCCGAGGCACCGGCCAAGCCCACCCCCGATGAGCTCGACGAGCTGGGCCGCGAGTTGTCCCCGGCCCCCGAGGCGTGGTGGCTGAGCCAGGGCGGCGGCCTGAAGGCCCTTTACACCTCGACCCCCAACCGCCTCTTCACCGCCCAGGAATTCGCGACCGGGGCCGCAGCCAAGCTGCTGACGACATTCATCGTGATGAAGTGCCACGGCACGATCGAGATCGACACCAAGACCAGGCACCCCGGCGCCAAGCAGAACGGCAAGCAGTGCGGCCGGGTGAATCTGACCATTCCCGACGAGAAGTTCGACGCCCTGGCCCGATTCAGCGCCGCCGAGGCCACGGAGGTCGAGGTCACTGATTTCCTTGAGGACCAGGGGCTGACCATCGGGGAGATGCTCGGCCACGATATGTGCCTGATTGACCCGAAGCACCCGAGCAAGAGCAACCCGGTCTACGTCGGTAAGGACGGCCTCTTTTGCCACAGCTGTGCTGGGCGCTTTGGTCGCGGGTTCATGTCGTGGGGTTACGTTCGACGCTACTTCGGGCTCGGCAATGCCGGCGACCGCTCCCTCTCCCCGATCGGCGAGGCGGTCAAGTTCTTCACCCACGTGTCGCATGTTGACTACCTGTTCAAGCAGCTGCTCCCGGTACTCCCGGAGGCCCTTCGCCGCACGCTCTACCGCACTCTGCTCAAGAGCACCCATCAGCGCGACCCGCGCATCAGCGTGGCGATGGGGGATTTCTTTTTCGTCCGGGGCCTGGGCACCTGGCTCCACGCTGACACTTTGCTGCCGGTGGGGCGCCCACTCAACAGCACTGACGTCAGCATCTTGCCGTCCTGCCTACGCTTCAACCCGTACGATGCCGAGAAGCCGCTATCGGTCAGCTCCGCGGCGGTGGCGTCGCACACGAACAATGGACGCATCCACGGCTGGGTACCGATCCAGCCGTACATCTTCGAGCCGATCTTCTTCAAGCACAACGAGGCCGCGGCAGTGCAGGACGTGGTGCGCTGCTACCCGCGCGTGCGTACCACCAGGGATCGGGTGACCTATACCAACCCGAAGGAGCGGCTTTCCCTCGAGGAATGCGAGCGCCGGATCGAGGAGTACTTCCCCGGCGTCAACCTGACCTACATCAAGGCGCTGATCATCGCCGCCGGCTGCGCGGAGAGCGGCAAAGGCGCAATCCCGATGCTGTGGGCGACTGGCGAGACCGGGTCGGCCAAGACCACTACGATCACGATCGTCCAGGAGATGTACGGGGAATCCTACGCCAACCTGTCCGAGGTCGAGGACGACGACCGGCTGGTGCAGCTCTTCGGCGAGTCCCTCGAATCCACGCGCCTGATCACCTTCGACGACTTCGCCAAGGAGGCCTCGAGCCACAAGCGGTTCCACACCTTTCTGATCCGCCTCAACCGGCACGGGCACAGCTACCACAAGCTCTTCGTCGGCAAGCAGACTCCGCCGGTCAACAGCGCGGTGATCCTCACCGACTGGAGCATTCCACGCTTCTTCGCTGTCGACCCGCAGTTCGGTCGCCGCGTGCACCTGATCACCCTGGAGAGCCGCATCAAGGTGAGCTGGGAGAAGATCGGGCACTTCGTCGAGGGATGGTGGAAGAAGACCCCCGAGTTGACCGCGGCGGCAAACGGCCTGCACAGCTGGGTCGTCGATGAGTTTTTCCCGGCCGAGGACGAGGAAACCTTCTCGAACAAGATGGAGCGCCTGGATATCTTCCCCCTGGAGGATGAGGTCGCGGTGGGCGAGGGCCAGGTGGCGATGCAGGAACTCATCGTTCAGCTGGTGAATGCCATCGCGACGACACCGCCCTACGACGAAGTGGCGAGCATGCAGCGACGCATCGGGAAGGGAATCCGGCACATCAACTGGCGCAAGGGGTCCGTCGGCACGCTATGCACCACGCTGGTCGATTCCCTTGGCAAGGTCGACCGGGACGAGGAGAAGATCTACAACGTCGAGAACCTCAAGCACGTGCTCGACCCGTTCCAGCTGAAGCTGGCAGCCCTGTTCGACGTCCGCTCCGACGTCAGCAGCATCGCCTTCGACCTGAAGGTCTGGGGTAGCGCAGCCTTCATCCGCTTGGTCGAGGCCGGGAAGAGCTTCCGGGCGAAGGACCGCCGCATCAACGAGGAACTATTCCGCGACTGGCCGCCGAAGCCGACCATCGACGTCCCGGCGGTCGTCACCACCGAACCGATGGCCACGCTTCCCGGCCTACCGGCGGCTCCGCCTATCCCGACCGTGGAGGGGGAGGTCGTGTCGGACGATGTCGTCATCCTCGACCCGTTCGTCGTCTATCTTGACTTCGAGACCCAGAGCGAGTGCAACATCAAGCAATTCGGCAGCACGGTCTATGCTCAGCACCCGTCGACCAAGGTGATGTGCGCGGCGCTCTCTGTAGCCGGAACCAGGATATTCTGGACGGAGATACCCTATGACCTCAAGCTCCCGGACGGGGTGATCTACGAGCACGGCCTCGAGTTCCTGCGGAGCATGGTGACCGATCCCTCGGGCTGTATCATTGTCGCGCACAACATGGAGTTCGAGCGGGCAATCTGGAACTACACGCTCAAGCTCCCCGAGCCGCAGCAGTGGTACGACACCATGGACGTGACCCTCTCGCGCGGCCTGCCAGCGGGGTGCGACGAGGCAGGGAAATACCTCCTGAAGATGGAGAAGGACCATGAGGGAAAGCGGTACATCGCGACGATCTGGGGCCCGAACAAGAAGACCGGAATCGTGCCGGCGTTGACGAGCTATCACATCCAGCGGATCATCAACTACAACTTCCGCGATGTTGAAATCAGCCAAGGCATCGCCAGCCAGGAAGGCTATGTGATGACGCCGGACTGGGAGCAGCGCGTCTGCGACCTGCACCACAAGATCAACTTCTGGGGCATTCGGATCGACAAAGAATTCGCCAAGACCCTACGCTCGTTCGACGATGAGTTCAAAGCAGCGGCCGGCGAGCACGTGGAAGAGCTGACCGGCGGATCAATTACCCGGAGCGATCTGACCCGGAGCGAGTTCATCATGGAGCAACTGAACGCGAATCTACCGGCTGATCTTCACCTCGATAATATGCAGGAGAAGACCCTCGAGGAGCTGGTCGAGGAATGCGAGGGGCGAGATGATGTCCCGTGGCAGCTGCAGGAGGTGATCAAGTGCCGCATGATCGCGACCCGAGCAGCCCTGGCCAAGGTCGACAAGGCATTGGATTGCATCAGTGCCGACGGCCGGGCCAAGGCCCAGCTGCGGTACTGGGGAGCGTCGACCGGCCGCTGGTCCGGCTATCAGGTGCAGCCGCAGAACATGAAGAAGCCCAACGAGGACTTCGACCTGCCGGCTGCGATTGCTGCGATCGAACGCCAGGACCGGGACGCGGTCGTCGCTCTCTGCAAGGATAAGAACGGGAAGACACTACCGCCTTACGAGCTGCTCGGCAGTCTGGTCCGCGGCATCTTGGTGCCGGAGCCTGGGAGCGTCTTCGTTGTCGGCGACTTCGCTTCGATCGAAGCCCGCGCCCTGCTCTGGCTCGCCGGTGATGAGGAGAATCTCAACGAGTACCGGGCGAAGGACCGCGCGGATGAAGCTCACCCTGACGGCAAGGATCCGACGGTCCCTGACACCTACCAATCGCTGGCCGGGTCGATGTTCAAGGTCAATCCTGTGGAGGTCTCCAAGAAGCAGCGCGGCGGAGGTAAAATCGGCATCTTGGCCTGCGGATTCCAGGGGGGAGCGAATGCCGTGGAGCGCATGGCGCGTAGCTCCAATGTCGATCTCGAAGGCGCCGGCCTGACCCCGCAGGATGTCGTTGACGGGTATAGGGACAAACACCCGAAGGTGAGGGCCTTCTGGACCGACTGTGAGAGTAAGTTCAAATATGTGCTCACCACGTCGAGAACGACGGTCGGCACGGTCGGACGCCTGAAGTTTGAGCGGCTCCCCGACAGGGTACTCATCACCCTCCCCTCTGGCAGATCTCTTACCTATATGAACGCTCGTATGGAGGACCGTCGGTACAATTCGTCCTTCGGCGGTCAGGAGATCGCATATGACAACGCCGTGCACGGGCATACGCGGCGGCGCACGACCTATGGCGGCAAGATCGTCGAGAATGTGGTGCAGGCTTTCTGCCGCGACCTGCTCGCCGATGTCATGCTGCGGCTCGACGCGGCTGGTTGGCCGATCGCCTTTCACGTGCACGACGAAGTTGTCGGCGAGATCGTGATCCCCCGTGCCGATGAATACCTGGAGGCCATGCAGCAGATCATGCGCACCCCTCCGGCATGGGCCGAAGGTATGCCGGTATTCTCTATTCCATGCACCATGGCCAGATACGGGAAATAATTTATGACCTCCCCCACCCACCTCATCTTCACCCCACCCCAACTCGTCCTCCTCGGCCTGGAGCACGACCCCAACGCCCAGAACGAGACGACCCCCTACCCATACGTCTTCGACCGGGCGAACGGCGTCGGCCTGTTCTTCGATCCGCTGCACGACATGGCGTCCTTCAGGATGTTGGAGCGGGCGCTGACCCGGAAGGGTTGGCAGGTCACGATATTCTCGCACCCAGATGCAGCGGTACCCTTTGTCGCCGTCAGCTTCAGTGAATCGAGCTATGGCCCGGGAACCACGCCGATCAGGTCCCCCGACCTCATCACCGCCTACGTTGCCGCCGCCTTCGCCCTTGTCTCTCCATAGCACCTCCATAGCATCGCGACCACGGGAGCGAATCATGGCTGTTGAAGATTTCCAGGAGGTCAGAGCTGAATCGACGCACTGGTACCGGTGCAAGAACCCGGCCTGCCGGCGTTGGCTCAACATTCTCCTGATGCTCGGCGAGGAAGGCCCCCTCAACAGGGAGTCCCACGCATCCCAGATGAATCTGCACCTGATGTTCTGCCCGATGTGCGGGTACAAGCACGGAGAATGACATGCCCCTCTTCCGCAAAAAGCCCGTCACCATCGAAGCCCGTCAGCTGGTTGCAGGCATCGACCTCCCCGGCATGGACGCCTTGGTTGGGTGGATCAATGCAGATGGCCAGCCGGGCCAGTCCCGCGCCTACCACGCAGGCGCCACCCCGATCTACATCCGCACCCTTGAAGGGATGATGCGCGCGGAGAGCGGCGACTGGATCATCAAAGGGATCAAAGGCGAATTTTACCCATGCAAAAATGACATTTTCCTCGCGACCTACGAGGCAGTCTGACCATGGCTACACCCGCCATCCTCGACCTCCGTGCCGCAGGCGCCCCTATCACCCCGCCCCTCGGCTGCCTCACCTGGCTCGGCATGAACGGCCACCAGCACTGGAAGCCTGGTACTCCCGAGTGGCGCGCAGCCTTCGGTGCCGACAATCGCTTCCAACCCAAGGACCGGGTCAAGGCGATCCGGATCGCCTTGACCCGCGTCTATGAAGGTCAGGAGTTCATCGTCACGGGGTACCATATCATCAACTATGACCACCCATCCTCAGGTCGCATGGTCGAATGCTACCCGGCAGACGATAAGCACCAATCCTATCGCCTTATCATGGAAGCCGATCTCGAACTGGTTCCCATGCCGCAGGAGCGTCCTCGTGCCTGACCCCCTCCCCGCCTCCCTGCTGCGCGTCCGCGATACCGAGGAGAACCGCGCCAGCACGTTCTGGCGCCTCTACATCGGCTTCTCGGCCCGCTTGATCCAGATCGAGGGTGACGGCCTGTGGTCGATCGCAATCGAGGAGCCGGCTGGCTCTGGCTGGGTGAGCTCCCTGACCGGTATGGTGGTGCTGGCCCCAGAGGCCCCTCCGGCCCGTGCTGCGGTCGGCACGGAGCCCGCCGAGATCTGGACCGCCAAGGCGCTGCCGGCACGCTACAACCCGGTGACCGCGGTGAATCCCGCCCGCGTTGAGGTGCTTGCGGGGCCACCTGCGCTGCCCGACCTGCGCGAGGAGCTGGCCACCCCCCTGACCTTCTGGCAGCGCCTGTGCTGGTTGTTCGCCGGATCGCGAGGAGGATGATATGCCGCAGCTTGTTCGCACCCAGATCGTGACCGGCCGGACGGGGGATGCAGAAATCATCATCCTGATTGCGTTCGACCCCGCGCGCGTGGCAGTCGTTGAGGCGGTGCCGAATTCTAATCGGTGCCACCTCAGCCTGGACACCGGGGAGGAGTGCGTCGAGTGCGAGTCGGTCGAATCCTTCGACGTCATCGTCACCAAGATCAATGCCGCCCGCAAGGACACCTGACTCAGGTTCGACGCCCTTCGTGCCCGCCTCTTCCCCTCGTCCGACAAGGATTCTACCGCCATGCCCGCTAAATTCGTCTACCTCTCCGACGAGCACTATGGTGACACGGACGCGCTGACCATCCTCTCCCCGAAGCAGTTCGACCTCGTGCTTGCCGAGGGGTGGGAGATCATCAAGCGGGGCAAGAAGACCGTCACCGGGCCGACCGGCAAGAAGGTCACCGTCGACTACCTGGAGCTCGCCAAGAAGAGCGAGGAGCGCGCTGTCGCCCGGGTCCGCCGCGACGACGATGATGTGGAAGATCTCGAGCACAACGAACCCCGCGGCCTCAGCCGGGTCGACAGCGACCGCTCCCTGACCGCCCCCGACGACTCGTACCTCGGCCCCGGTGGCAGTCGCGGCCTGTCGCACCTGGCGTCGCTCGACCCGAACATCCGTGTCGCCCCGTCCCTCTCCGGGGACTTCGCCTTCGGTCAGGGCGTGGACGCCGCGAAGCTCGGGCAGCCGATCACGGCCTGCAAGTTCAAGCGCGGCACCAAGCCCTACGAGGAGTGGATGAAGGGGTACAACAAGGCGATGATCGAAGATGGCAAGGGCGCGGACGAAGCCGCGTTGAAGGACGCCTACCGCCTGGGCAAGAAGGCCGCCCAGAACCCCGACAAGGACGCCGAGGTGACCTGCTCGTTTCCTCCGGGCACCATGCTCTACAACGAGTGGCTCAAGGGCTTCACTGAGAACGGCGGGGATCACATCGAGGAAGAGGCGAATCCGGATGGGGGTGCGGTATGACGATGATCGAGTTGCCGCGGATTTGCGTCCGCGTAGGAAAAGATCGCATCCTGGAGCGTGCGTCAGGAGTTCCTGACCGTATTACGGTTGCAGTCACTGCGATCCAAGGGGTGCAGCGAAAGATGGTGCACCGCATCGGAGTGGAACTGACGGGTGACTCTACGCGGGCCCGGGATTTCAATAATGACCACCCGAGCCTGGAAGCCCGCTCCCAGATCCTGCTCGCCGACGGCAAGTGGTACGGCATCGACCTCGACTACCACATGCTGATCGTCCTGATCGCGAGCCATACCAAGGTTGATCCCAGCGCGATGGGGGCCGTGTTTCAGCAGGTTCGGTCGCCATGACCCTCCTCATCACCCAGAACCAGGTCCGGGCCAAGTACCGCCACGTCCCGTGTCCGTGCACGCGGCGGCACCATCTGCTGTATTCGGCATACAAGCGAGTGGTCGCGTATCGCGGCCGCGACCTGCGGCGGGTCAACCTGCGACACTATGCCCCGGATCGGCCGCCGCTGCACGAGGGCACCACCCTTAATTTCTGGCCGCTGTGTCCGACCAGGAGCGGGCAGTACCACAAGATTCTGACGGACTGGGCCGAGCCAACGATTACCCGTGGAGTGTCCGCATGACCACCACGCTTCCCGCGCTTCCCACCAAGCCCGCCGAGCTGATCACCACGGTCGAGAACCAGCTCTCGGTGCATCTGCCCTATGAGCGCCAAGCCAAGATCGTCCTGGACCCAGCGGTCGAGCGGATCGTGGCCTACGCCGAGCAGCGGATGGGCGACTTGCCCCCGATCACCAACCAGCCGACCGCTGACGGCGTACGCGCCATGGCCGCGGAGGCGAAGAAGGACTACAACGCGATCGAGGCCGCGCGGGAGTTCATCAAGGCCCCCTTCCTCGATATCTGCCGCCAGATCGACAAGGCGGCGGCTGCCCCCAAGGAGCGCCTGCAGGCGATCATCGACGAGTGCAAGAACCAGACCCGGGATTGGATTGCCGCAGAGGAGGCCCGGCGGGTCAGGGAGGAGCAACAGCGCCGTGCTGCCGAGGTGGTCGCCACGAAAGCCAGCTCCCGGCCGACTCCGGCGATCATCGCACCGGTTCTGCACGAAACGATCGATGCCGCGCTGACCACGCGCAGCGACGTGGAGATCACGAATTACGAAGACATCCCGGCCGAGTACTGGATCGTCGACATGACCAGGCTGCGATATGACATGCTCACCCTCAAGAAGCCGGTGCCCGGCGCGCGGGTGGTGACAGGGCAGGATGTGGTGGCGCGATGAGCTGGCCCGTTGGAACGCTCGTGGTGTGCATCAATGACGCTCACGATCCATCCCGTATCATAACAGGAGTCCTCTCCCGGGGGGAGTTACTATGTCATACGCAGATATATTGGCGCAGTTATGACTTTTTCGGGCACTCGGGCGGATGGTGTTCTTCTCCAAGAGATTCGCTCCAAGCCGTCTCCCCTCGGCGGCGAATGGTGCTTCGCAGCGAAGGCATTCCGCATCGCCGAGACGTCTATTCGCGAGGTGGTCACAGAATCCATGAAGAAACCGGTGCACCATGACTGAACCCACCGAAGATGCCATCGCCCGTGTCCTGGCAGCCCGCCGGCGGTTCGATACCGCACAGCAGCGCGCGGTCGAGCGCTCGGCGGCGGTCCGTGTGCTGAGCGAGCGCATCCCCGTGCTGAGCCCCGAGCTCGGGGAACTCGACCTGCTCCGGCACAAGTCATCGCTCGCCAAGCAGCGTGAGCTGGCCGAGGATTTCATGGAGGCGGCAGCCGCGTTGCGGCAGCTGTCCGACCTGAGCGAGCCGATTGTGGACGACCTGCTGGTAGAGGCGCGGAAGATTGGGCGGCCATGAAGAAGACCGTCAAGAAACCCCCACACGACCCAGCCTGGTGCGCCCATCCCGGCATGCCCTGCACGCACCGGCGCGAGGAGATGATGGGGGATGGCACACTATGCATGGCTCACGCCGCGGAGCGGCAGATCGCGGTCATCGAGCATGGCGTGCTCATCGACCCGCACGACTCCGTCCGGGCCCTCCTGTGGAAGATCAAGGAGCTGGAGAACCAGCTCGATGATGTCCGCGGGGAACTGCGCGATCGGGATGACCGATGAGCACCAGCTGCCAGGCGTGTGGGGCCGTTAAAGACAGGAGCTGCAAAGAGGTTTATCCCTTTCCTGTGGACCACCTTATCGACACGCCCATTGACCCGCTATGTGAGCTGGATTGTCAAGGAGGCCCGCTCAACGATGGGTCTGGGTACTGTGATTTCCGCCGGGTCACAGTCTGTCATGCATGCTTCCACAAGCTCAGCCCCGACATGTGGATTAGCCAAAGCTGCTGGGAGTCGCTGTCACCGGTAGTCCCGTTCAAAGACTTACCTGAGCTGCCACCATGAGCATCATCGTCCTGGCCAAGCGCCCCGACCCCGGCACCTCGCGCCAGCGGTGGCTCTACCTTGTCCGCTCGGACCAGGGCGACACCTCCTGGCACCTGCGCTCGGTGGACTTCCTCGGGCCGCCCGGGACGCTCTCGATGGACGCCGCTATGGCGTCGTCGACCCTCATCCGCGCCGGCACCATTCCCACCCTCCTGCACGGCCTCGTGGATGAGATGGCCGACTGGGGCGCGTCCGATGATGAGATCATCCCGCTGGCGGATGTCATCCCGCAGCTCCACGACTGGATGGAGGAGGTCAGGCAGGCCCTGGTGGAGATCGTCCAGGACCGCGAGGTCATCTGATGCCGCCCTTCTCCAAGCGCTCCCTCTCGGTGCTCGCTTACGCCCACGCACACTCACCCTTTACCACCGCCGAGCTGCGCGCGGTGATGCCGGCCTTGAGTGCTCACCAGGCGAGCCGACTGCTGGCAAACCTAGTGCTGGCCGGTAGAATCGTCAAGACGGGCCCGGCAACCTGGCGCCTCACGGGGGAGGTCTGATGATCGCTCGCTGCCTGGCCTGGTACCTGTGCCTGGTCGCCATGCTCGCCGGCACCGTGGCTGATGCCGACCCCTCGGTCGGGTTCCAGGTGATCCCCCCGGAGCCATGGCCGGCGCCTCTCGAGAGTGGGTCTCAGGACGATGTATACCTACCTGACACCGGCATACCTCCGGCACCCATAAGGCCAGAATGGGTGACAGTAATGGCGCTGATCACCGCCTATCAACCAGATCACGATTGTGCAGTAAATGAGATGGGAACCCCAAGTCATCTCACCGCGACCCGCTGCTCGACCGACACCCATCCCTACGGCATAGCAGCCGATCCAAGTCTTTTGCCATACGGTACTAGCATCATAGTTCCCGACTACCTCGACCACCGCTACCCTGACCGGGCCTGGCAGGTGGACGACACCGGCGGCGCGCTCAGACAGAGCACAAAAGGACATGGAATTGTCCATCTCGATCTCCGCTATCGCACCCTCTGGAGTGCGCTCAAGCACGGAAAATGCTGGTCCGAAATCTGGGTCGATATCACCGGCTGGCCCGCGGAGCGCGTAGCCCGCTTGCGCAGGGCCGCCCAGGCCGGCGAGCGTCTTAGGCGCCGCGGGGTGATGCCGTGACTGAACCAACCATTACCGATTATCGGAAGGCATGCGCCAGCTTACTTGGGACTCTATTTGGGCACACCTTGGGGGTTCACCGCGCGTCCCCGAATGTGAAGGATTTGGTCCGGGCGCATATGACCCTCATAGTCAATACACTGGCTGCCGGCGCTCAGTTTCATCCGGGGGTCACCGAGGAGCTACTCACGATCATGGACACCCTGCTCGGCGGTATCGACATCCACCTGGAGGAAATAAATCGTACGCTTGATAGAGTAAAGACCGAGACCGATCTGCGGGAAGTCGCTAACCTGGGTATACAGGCCGGGAAGCGATCGGTAAAGCGCTTGCGCGATCGGCGTGAGAAGGAAAGTGGATCGTGACTACCCCCTGGGACGCCATCTTCGCCAGCATGCAGTGGGGCCGCTACCCCAGCGAGATGGTGGTGCGGGAGGTGATGGGCTTCCTCCCACGGCTGCGCATCGATCAGCTGGAGGCCTTGGATCTCGGCTGTGGCGCGGGGGCGCATGCGGCCCTGCTGGCTGAGAACGGGTTCCAGGTCGTCGCGGTCGACAGCTCGGCAGAGGCGTTGAAGCAGGCCGATGCCACCTGCTTCACTCGCAGCGTGCAGGTGATGGTGCAGCTGGTCCGGGCTGACTATATCGCCGCATGGCAGCATCTCCACGGCAAGCGGTACAACGTCGTCCTCGACTGGCTCTCCTTGACGCACGCTCCCCCGTCGAAGGTTGTCGAGGTGGCCAAGCGCACGGTCGAGGATCATCTGGCAGCTCCCGGACGGTATATCCTGGGGGTGTTCGGTACCCAGACCGATCCGGCAGCCCTGGAGGGGCGCCCACCGGTCGTTCGCTGGTCAGACCTGGACCTGGCAGATCTCGGTCAGTCCCTGTCGATTGCAGCGCTCGGGCGTGGCGGCAGCACCACGACCCGCTATCATCTCGAGGAGCAGATCTACACTAGGACGGGCAGACGTGTGCAGATCTGGTGCCTCGTGATCGAGAACGACTGACGCATGGTCCTCATCGCCTATAAGCACGAAACCCGCAACAAAGCCCTGCATCTGCGGGTGGAACAATCGCTGTTCTCGACCGCGATGAAGGACCGCCTGCAGCGTGTCGGGACACCCGCGCGATGGGTGGCTGAAAAATCGGCATGGGACTGGCCCATCAGCCCGACGGTCGTCATCAATCTCCACACCATCGCCCAGGAGACCGGGGAGACCGTCGAGTGGCGCGATGGGCTGCTGGAGTTCGCCGAGGCACACATCAAGCAGAATGATGCGGAGCATCAGGTTCGGCTCGCAATCGAGCGGATCATCCAGGAGAAGCCGCCGCTCGACGCCTATGTCACCCGCCAGCAGAAGGACGATGGAACGCCGCTGCTCCCGCTCTATCACCAGCAGGTCGCCTTCCATTGGTCCCAGCGGGTGGGCGGCCTTCTGCTGGCCTGGGACCCTGGAACGGGGAAGGGCAGAGCTGCCACTGATGCTTCCGGCGGCTGGTACCGGCATAATCAGATCCGGCCCATGGAGAGTGTCGTCAAGGACGGCAAGCCGGCGGTCCAGGGCGGGGTCCTGGTGGTTGCTCCGCCTGACATGCTCAAGACCTGGGAGACCGAGACCAAACTCTGGCAGAGCGCCACCGGGATCATCATCCGCGGCGACACGGTGCGCAAGACCCGGTTGGCCGGGACGCCGGCGCATTATCACATCGTGAATTACCAGAATTTGAAGTATGTGCAGCATAACGACTATGACGGCCTGATCGTCGATGAAATCGATGCCTGCGCCAATGCGAGTATCCAGACAGGCCACGTTCGGGTACTCGCCCAGCGGGCCCGGAAGCGGCTCGGTCTCTCGGCCACCCCGATCGCCAATAAGCTCGAATCCATCTTCTACCCGATGCTGATCATCGACGGGGGTAAGAGCCTGGGCGCATCCAAGACCACGTTCCTCGAAAAATTCTTCAACGCGGAATCCGTCTTCGGATCGCCCGCACCCAAGTACGAGGCCAAGGAGGGGGCCGAGCAGCTGATCGCCGCGGCCATGGCGGAGTCGACCTACTTCGTCACCAAGAAGGAAGTGCTGCCCTACCTGCCGGAGAAGACCCACACCCCGCGCCACCTGGAGATGACCCCTGACCAGGCCCGGTATTACAAGCAGGTGAAGACCGAGGCCGAGATCTTCATCCAGGATGCCACGGTCACCATCGAACAGGCCAGTGCGCGGATGATGAAGCTCCTACAGATCTGCCAAGGTTTCGTGCTTGCCGATGGCGCGGCCGGCGGTCGGCATTTCAACGACGTGAAGACCGACGTGCTGATGCGTTTGCTGACCGGTTCCATGTCCGATCGCAAGGTGATCGTCTGGGCATACTTCACTTACGAGATCGACCGGATCGTCGCCCAGCTCCAGGCGTACGGCATTCCGCACATCCGCATGGATGGTCAGGTCTCCCAGAAGCAGCGGGACCAGGACAAGGATCGGTGGAATAAGGACAGTGACTTGCGTGTCGCGGTACGCCAGATAGGGATGAGCGCTGGGGTGACCATGCATGCGGCAGAGGCCGAGATCACCTGTTACGACATGATCTATATGGGCTTGAGTTACAAGTACCGCGACTGGGTCCAGAGCCAGGACCGCATTCACCGCATTGGCCAGACGAATCACTGCTCCTATACCTATCTCCTGACCGAGAACGGTCTTGATCGCCACGTCTACGACGTGTGCCTCGACAAGTACACCACCGTTGAACGGGTGCATAGCATGGGCAAGAACTTCTTCCTCAATCTCTTGCGTTCCGCCTGACGACTAAGGCTTGCGTTACAGCCTGTGGCCGACCCTTGCGCCCAGGGGTACGTATCCTAGGCTGACCAGCCCTAGGAGTTATCATGGACGGCCTTCCCACTCTTCCCGCACTCCCAACGGCCCAGCCACCGCCCGCAGTCCTCCCGGCAGGCTTTGGCGCCCCTGCGGCCCAGCCCCAGCGCGCCGCGAATCCGGTGGGACGCCCCTCCAATGACCCGGTGCAGCAAGAGCAGCGTGCCGCCCGATCCCAGGAGCAACAGCGGCTCCAGAGCCTGACACCCCAGCGGGCGAAGGACTCGAAGCTCTACTGCTTCAAGGTGGTCCGTGGGCGTGCTGAGCGGGCACCGGTCGCCAAGCTCCTGGCGTCCGCGATCGAGGAGCGGCGCAAGACGATGCCGGGGGAGACCGAGGACGACCAGCTCGATGCCGCGGTGATCAATCTGCTGCCCCCAGAGCTCGATCACGTCATGCTGCGGTGCCAGTGGTACGACAAGGGCGGGCGCCCTATCGCCGACACCCAGTCCTGGGACATCACCATCGGGGATCCGCCGGATGAGAACGATGCCGGGCCCGAAGAACTCGGCCCTGATAACGTCGACCCGGCCCTGTATGAGCCGGAGCCGCCGACCGCGCAGGTCTTTCCGACCCAGCAGACCATGCCCCCACCCCCGCCGGCACTCGATCTGGGCACCATCGCCCGGTCCTTCCGGGAGGAGCGCAACGACGAACGCCAGAACAGCGCGGGGCAGTTCCAGGTGATCGTCGGGATGATGCAGCAATCGAGCCAGCTGCAGATCCAGATGGCGCAACAGGCCCGGCAGGATGCCGCGGCGGCCGAGGAGCGCGCGGAGAAGCGCCGGGCCGAATTCCGCACCATGCTGCTCGGCCTGGTACCGCTGGTGCTTCCCATGGTGCAGAACATGTTCGGCCCGAAGGGGATGAGCCCCGAGACCACCGCCCTGGTCGATGTGTTGAAGAACAACGCGTCGAACAAGGGCACCGATGCGGTGATGATCGACACGATGTTCAAGCTGCAGAGCAAGATGACCGAGAACGCCATGGAGCTCCAAACGAAGGCTGCCGGCAGCGCCGCGGCCATGCAGGCCCAGGTGAGCGACCTGATGTTCAAGAACCTGCTCAGCACGTTGAAGGAGACCATGGAATTGAAGTCCAAGCCGGCCGAAGAGAAGGAGCCCGGCATGATGGAGATGATCGGTCAGCTCGCCGGGCCCGTCATCAGTGCCATCACAGGCAATCAGCAGCCGGGTCAGCAGCCGGCCCTGGAGACCCAGCAGCAGCCGCCGCCTCCGCAGCAGCAGCGGCGCCAGCAGCGCCCGCCACCCCCGCCCCCGGCTCCGCCGGCGCCCACGGGTCAGGTGGCGCCTCCGCCCCCGGCTCCACCCAAGCAGCGCCCGCCTCCTGAGAGCTACCCGGACAAGAAGCGCATCCAGATGGCTGTGCTGTGCATCCGCCGGATGGCCCTAGGGGAGTTCGCCCCCGAGAAGCACTGGGAGGCCATCGCGTTCGCCACCCGGTGGATGCCCAATGCCCTGCGCGCCGCGGTGAAGGCACAGGACGAGCAGCAGGTCATGTCCCTCAGCACCGAAGCGGCCCTGGGCGATTCGACCGTCATCCAGTGGGTCACTGACCAGGAGAACCTGGCCTTCCTGCGGCGCATGCTGGCCGACGTCCGGCTCTTCCTCCTGGCCGAGGGCAACCTGGCCAACCTCACCGATGAGCAGAAGCAGGCCGGCATCATCGAGCACCGCAAGACGGTCGAGCAGCGCCGTCGTAGCCAGCAGCTGTCGACAGCCGCTGCGAATGCGGCCCAGATGGCGCACAACAGCCCGCCGCTGCCCGGGGAGGGTGTTGCCGCCCAGTCCAAGCCGGTCGAGGCCTCGGTGGTCACGGATCCGGCCGCGATGGTCGCCAACCCGTCATCGGCCGCGATCCCGGAGGCGACTGTCGTACCGCCTGCAGGAGGCTGAGGTGCCCCGCATCATTGCCTTGCAACCGACCGAGACGACCGTGGTCGACCTGGGGTACTTCGCCTGGCGCCTGGGGATCGACGCGACCACGATCCAGACCAGGGAGGGGCCCGTCCCGTGCTTCTCCCTGGTCTACCGGTATACCCCGCAGCAGCTGGTCGCGTTTCGTCCGCAGGACGGGGTGATGCTCCCTCTATCGGATGCCGCCATGGTTCCCCTGGTGCGCCGGGAAGCGGATTTCCAGCAGCATCTGCAGACCAGCGATCTCAAGCCGGTGACCCAGGTCGCGCTCACCCGCGGCAACCAGGCTGACGACATCGTCCGGATGACGGAGGCCTATCAGCTCTTCCGCAATGGACGCCCGAATACCGATCGTCTCGAGGCCTGCATTGCCGACAGCAGCCTGATCATCGCGGCCTACTGGGATATCCGGGCATGGCTCAAGACGGGGATGAAGGCGGAAACGCGCCTCACGGTACTCCAGACCGAGCTGGTGCTCCTGCCATGAGTGACCCGGAATTCATCGCGGCGATGGCGGAGAAGAAGGAGAAGGAGAAAGAGAAGAAGGCGAAGAAAACGCGTGTCCGTCGCACTATAAACGGCGTAGGAACATTTCGCCATCGCTGCTACTGGGGGCGTCCGACCAAGGTCGGATGGCTCGTCCAGCTGACGTTCCGCTGTGATCTCTACGATATGCCCACCTCGTTCCACTGGAACGATCGCGATCTGGACGGGGTGCAGCGCTACATCGATGCTCTGGTTGCCGGGCGCACGACCGAGGCGCGTATCATCGAGGATACGGGCCTTGTGCTCGACCTGAAATACCAGATGCACGATCCGAACACCAAGCCGATCATGGTGCAGGTGAAGGACTTTGTCGATTTTCTGCTCCTGCGTGGTCATATCGAACTGCCGGCGCATCGGCGCATATTATTCGTTACGAGCGTGAAATATCACGCGTTTGTACCGGCCGAGTTCATCGCTGCGGTAAGCCAGCTGCCTGGTCTTGAATTCCTGCAGCGTCATACGGATGGATGGGAGCCGGGGCGTCCGGCGGATTTCGATAAGCTCGGGCTGAAAGCGGAAGAGGTCACCACGAATCTGGGCATCACTCATCCCCAACATACGGCCCTCGCACTCGCCAGGCCTGACGAGATCGCCGGCGCGGCCCCCACCCTTGCCCCCTCCCCTCTCCCCGCCAGCGAGGCGCCTCCCAGCAGCGCGTCGATCGCGCTGGAGGTGCCTCCCGCCGAGTCCGAGATCACCCGCAAGGCCCGGGAGAAGCACTTCGAATTGATTACCGCGGTCAAGCCACGTGACGGCCGGACCTACTTCGTCCGTCGCCTCTCCACCTATGGTGGCCAGCTGCTGTGGGCGGGAACGTCCTTCCAGTTCGAGGGGCCGTGGATCGAGTATGCGCGGGAGAATGCGCTGCTGATCGGGCTAGGTATCGAGCCGTGAAGGCGACGACCAGCGCGGAGCTGATCGCGGAGATGGCGCCGCATGTAGCTAGGCTTTATCGCCGAGTCAGCGCGAAAAACAGGCCGCCGAATGCCAAGAATACGGCCAGCTTCATCCCCGGGCTCATCCCCTGGGCCGGCGGATCCTCGCCCATCCCCACCTGGGTGAATTCCTGGTCGTCGAGCTCGTCGTCGTCTTCCATGTCGTGAGCGTCGTTGCCGGAGCGCGCCTGCACATCCATCCGGCGCCCGGTGCCAACCAGGTCATCATCGACGCGGGTCAGCTCGGCATTGTCCCAGCGCCGTGCGCGGTTCACCGAGATCACGTCCATCGGCTCGCCGACGTCCAAGCTATCATCATCGTCGCGCTGGGTGGTATTCACCCCCATGCCGGCGCGCGGGTCGATGGAGGCGACGGACTCAAGCGGGTTGTTCTGGCGGGCGAGGCGGGGCATGGCAGGTCCGATCGGAGGGGGTTAGACGAAGCTGGCCATGGGTGGCGAGGACTGGTCATCGGGCTGCCCGGTCGGGGTCACCGGGGTGAAGGAGGCGTCCTGGATGGGCCCGGACGGCAGAGTGGAGACGGGCTTCTTGGCCTGCTCGAAGCTGCCCAGCACGGCGTTGATGGTCAGGGCCGCCGCGACGATCGACACGGCCGGGGCGATGTCCTGGACGATGTTGCCGATGGTCGCCTGACCCTTCGCCTTCCGCTGGCGCCAATAGTGCCAGGTCAGCCCGGCGAGCGGGAGCGAGGCCCACCAGTACTTGATCACGCCGCGCGCGAGGGGCGTGTTGACCAGCTGGGACAGCCCGGCCAGGGCTTGTTCGCGCGTGATGGGTTCAGGCGTCGGCATGGCGGGACTTCCGCGAGCGCTTGGTGGAATAGACGTAGAGGGCGACCAGGGCGACGACCACGACCACCAGGATCAGAGTCGATTTCTTGACCACTAGCTGCCCGATCCTGACCACTTCGACGGGTGCCTGGGCCGGCGCCTCGCCCGGGGCCTCGGTGAGCGCGGTGGTGGCACCGCCGGCGTCGAGATCGGCGCCGAACTGCTCCTGGGCGTCCTCCAGGTAGCCGTTCTCCATGTAGCTGGGCATCAGAAGAGCCTGCGCGCGAGCCAGGCGGCGGCGATTGAGCCGAGCACCAGCATGCCCAGGCTCTTCATCGGCATGGCCGGGGCGACGACCATGGCGGCAGCCGGGGTGGCCGGGGCCGGGGTGCCGGAGGCGTCGTCCGCCTCGAGCCACATGCCAGGGGCGCGCTGGGACTTCCTGGCGTTCTTGCGCATGCGGGAGCGGTTGGGGGTGCTGCCGTCGTCAGCGCCGACGTCGGAGAACAGGGCTTCCTCGTCCTGGCTGGAGCCATAGGGATCGGGCATGGTGTCAGCCAGGGCGGTCCCCTGGGTGACGATGGTGGTGTCCCGGTCGGTGAGCATCAAGTCGTCATGGGGGTCGCGCATGGGAAGTCCTCGCATAGGGCAGGCTACGTAGGGGGGTTGGCGGTGCAAGCGGCGGTCAGGAGAGGCGCTTCGGGAGGGTGCGCCGGCGGGGGATGAAGGCCCGGGTGGCTTTGCAGCTCGGGCCGTGGCGTGGGGGCCAGGCGGGGCCGCGGCGGGCGGTGAAGACGGGGCGGCGGGTCATACCTCCTCCACGGTGATGCCTTTGTAGCGGTCGTCCAAGGTGATGGCGTGACCGGGGTCGGTGATGATGGGGGTGTGACCGATCTCGCCGAGCAGGGCCGGAGTGCCAGGCATACCGATGTTGCTGGTATGGACATCGGCGAGCAGCAGGCCGTGGTCGTTGAGGCAGTCGCCGAGGGCGCTGCCGATCTCGGCACCCATCGGTTCACCTTGTAAATCGTCCGCATTCTGGTTGAACCGCTGGAGCTGGAAGGCGAGTTGCAGGATCTTGTCGCGACCGTAGGCAGCACGCTCTCCCATTTCCCACGCGTCGTCGCGGCGGTTCATCGCCTTCTGGAGGATCTCGTGCGCATTGGGCTTCTTGAGAATGTACTTGCGGATTGCACGACCGGCATCGAGGCAGTTGCCGAGACCCGCAGTGAGTTTTCGCAGGGACCTCAGATAGTAATCCTTCTCGCTGCTGAGTGCACCGGTGCGGATCCAGGTACCGATGGCATCAGAACCGACGTGGTTCGCTTCATCGCGGAGAAGAACGAACACCGGGCGTTTCAGGTGCGACTCACTCTTGATCGCCAGGAGCTTGTGGTATCGGACGACGCCGTCGGGTCGCTCGTGCTTGGGCCAAGAGAGATAGGCTGCGATGAATGCGGCCTCGGTCGCATCGGTAGTGACCTTGAAGACGAGGCCAGGCGTGCCGGTCGGCATGACGCAGCCGTAGTGGCCACAGCCGAATTCTTGGTAGCCTTTGACTTTCTTCTTGGCCTGCTTCCGCAGTTTCGCGAGCACCCCTTCCGCTTCCTGTATGCTCCGCCGAAAATGGGCAGCCGCAGGAGCGTTCCCGGCAGCCTCATCTTCACGCAGGTTCTTCTTGTGACCCTCGATGATTCTTTCCAGATCCGTGATGCCCTCGGTGATATCCTTCGGATGCTCCGTTCGAGCAATCGGCATGAAGGCCGCGCCAAATCGCTTCTCGATCGCAGCCCACTGCTTCCCTAGGATCTTGTCGGCCCACGGCGGATTCGAGCGGAAGTGTTTCATACGGGTCATGCGACCCAGCCACGGCCGGTGATTACCCGACGAGGCGGGTTGCGCTTGACCGGCTTTCCTCGGGGACGCTTGGTCTGGTCGACCGCGGTGGCGTCGGGGGATGAGAGGGATTTGAGTTTCATGGCGACCTTATGAGCTTTGGTAGGCGCTTTGAGCTTTCACGTGATAGCCTATGTTGTTTTCTAGGATCATCAAAGCGAATTGTTCGAGGGTGTCGGGTCTGCTCCATCCACGGTAGTAGTCATCGAATTCTTTTGAATACGTGACGCGAACGCGACCCCACTGATCACCGAGTCTGTTGATGAAATGATTGAAACCAGGATTCGTCAAAGTCATTTTTCCATCAGTAGCATTCCAATCGCCTTTGGTCAGAGGCAACCACCAGAGCACGACACCTCTTTTCATACGGTCGACGTAGAGTCGGCCTTTGGCTACGTCCATCTGCACAGGTTTCTTCGCGGCTAGACGCGCTGCTTTTTTCGCAGCGACTTCGGCGACGAGTGATGGATCGGCATACTCGGTGAAGAGCAGACCGGAGATAGCATTATCTTTTATTTTGGAGTCGACACGCCCAAGCTCACGAACGAAGGTAGCATCATGTGTGCTGAGCACATTGTGCCACCATATACCAGAGCGACGAGATGTCGTCATATCTGCTTTGATCGCTTGAAGCAGAGCCGCTTGTTCCTGTGGCTCGACTTCGTTTCTGGCGAAGACTTCATCGCGATAGTGGTGGCATATTTCGTGCACGACGACACGCCAGATACTGTGAGCATCGTAGAGTTCAAACAGCTTTTTATTCAGTGAGATCGTGCGCTTGTTTGTGGTTTTTCCAGTACCAGGGGCATAAGCAAGGCCAAGCGCTGCTTTGCCGCTGTGCAGCATGATTTCAAGGAAAGAAGGTTTCCATACGGGGTTTCCGGCGCTTCTCCACGTCCAGACAGCAGACCCATCGGCAACACCTTTTGAGCAGATCTGATGGATCTGCTCCATGGTGTAGTGCCCGACTTTCTTGCCGTACCCTGAATAGGTGATCGGGCCGAAAGGCCCTGCAAGTTTGATGACTGCGTTTTCTGGCGCGGGGGTGTCGTACGCGACGAGTAATTGCAGGGCGTTCGGGTCGGACGCAGGGAGCTTTGCTCGCCTGGAAATATCTTTTTTCGCCCACTCAAGGGGAGCGCGATATTCTGAGGTAAGCGATGAGAGCGAGCGGATTGCAGTATACTTTGAGTCACGAGGAAGGTAATTCCCCGAGAATTTAATACCGTACGAACGCTTTCCTTCATGCACTCCTATTGATATCGTTTCTGGAGCTATCATGGATCTGACAGCGTATGACCAAACTTTTCCGTTGCTGGTCACGCTGAGGATGCATTTGCTCTTATAGGGCTGGATGTACGACACTCGCCCTTCGAACTCATCAAGACTCGCCAGCGACTGCTTGATTAGAGGAGCGTCAGGAGTGGGAATATACCCGAGGAATCCGTGGACGATGCCATCGGTCCATATATAGGTGCTGCTGCGGCGTTTCATAGGGCACTCAAGAACGCCTTGTCCGTCCACACCCCCGGCTTCAGCAGCGCCTGCAGCCCGGCGGTCTTGAGCGTGGTGTACATGAGCGGGCCATAGACCGGGTTCAGGCTGTGCACGATGAAATGGGTGCGCTGGAAATGGGCCTTGTTCGTCACGATCCAATCCACCACGTCCATCCCGTTGCCGGTGACCGCGGCGTTCAAGGACTGCTGCAGGTCCAGGTCATAGTCGAGGAACACGATCGCATACGTGTAGAGCTTGAGCATGCTGATCGCATCGGACGCGGTCGACACGAGGGTCAGGTCGTTGCCGAGGCCGTTGGTCAGGGCCCGCCGGAAGGCGACAAGGCGGTCCTGGTCATCGTCTAGCACAAGCAGATTGTACCCGCTCATCGGTAGCTCCGGTAGGCCTTGGCTAGGAGCGCCCCAGTTGCGGTGGCAGTGGCTGCGCTCGCCCTCGGGAAATACCGCTTCACATAGGCCAAGAAGATCGCATCCGGACAGCCGCTCTTACGCAGCTTCTTTTCGATCTTATTCGCCGCATTATGGGCTCGGTCATACTTCCATTTGTGGACTTTCATTAGTAGGATCTCAGTCATCTCATGGGCCAGGAGATACCGCTCCTCGATTGCACCAGCAGCCATCTTCTCTACCCATACTTCTTTACCTGGGATGAATGAGTAGACGGCCTTATGACCACCGCCAATGAAATCAGTGTGCTTCTTGCGAATCTTGTTTCCATCGACCCGATAGACGTTGCCGAGGACTGAGCGGATGCGCAGAGATTTAGAGATACCCCTCACAGCACCACCGCCTTGATCACCGGATTCGCATCCAGCTCCTGTTCGATCCCCGGCAGCTGGTAGAGCTCCTGGTAGGTCTCGTCGGCCCAGTTCGGATCGCTTGCCGTGAGCGCGGCGCGCTTCTCGTCGAGCTCAGCGACGACTCCGGTCTGTCCCGTTGCTGCGGCAGCACCAGGCTTGCTTACCCACGCCACGCCCGCGCTGACCAAGAACGACACGGTGTAGAGCACCATCGCTTCCTTGGCGCTCTTGCGGCGACGGTAGAGCGCGGCACCAGAAACGGCCATGCCGACCAGACCACCGACGAACAGTGCAGGCTTGATCGTGGTCCAGATCTCGTAGTACCCGAGGCCTTCCTTGATCAGGACGGCGGCGCGCTCTCGGTTTGACACGTATGCCGGCTGGCTGCGCAGGTAGCTTCGCAGAGCGGGAGCAGCGATCGGCGCATTCCCGACAGATCCGCTACCCGAAGGGAGGAGCGTTGACAGGCTGTTGAGCAGGCTCGGCATCGACAGGCTCCGCAACGGGCACTGTACTCGGCTGCGGCCCAAATACCAGTGGCGTCTCATCGCGCGCGAAAGTAACCAGACAGCGCATATACGTATCGCTCAGGCGCTTCGCACCGCCGGGCATGGCGCGCTGGCGCTTCGGCACCCCGCCCGGCGTGGCCAGGATGCCGTAGATCACCCCAGGAACGTGCTCGCGCCACGGCTTGATCCCGAGCGGGAAGAGGGTGCGCATATTCCGCATGAAGACCGGCACGCCCAGCTCGTCATAGGTCGAGGCGCAGAAGACCCCGTCCTTCGCGAGCGCGGCCAGGAAGGGATCACCAGGTTCGTTCGGCGAGCTCAGGACCGCAGCGCATGATCCGGACTTGGGCAACCCGACAACAACGCGTTTGTCGCGTAGGAATCGGGGCGGCAGGAGCATGTGCACGGTGCCGGTGTCGCGCCAGCGCAGGACTTCGGCCGCGAGCTTCTCGGCCTGGGAACCAAGGCAGAGGATGGTATTCTTGGTCTCGGTCTTCAGCGGCACGCACAGCATGGGCAGGAGCCCGCAGGCCTCGGCGAACCGGTAGTCGATGACCATGGGCGGTCACGCGCGAGCGCGGATGTGCCGGAACAACTTCACGCCGAGCCACCCGATGAGACCGATGCCGACTGCCGCGCCGACGTACTCGAGCACCTTGGTCGTGGTCGACCCACCCGACGCCTTCTCGATGGTGTTGAGCATGGTGTTGCTCTGGGCCTGGCGCTGTTCGAACTGGGTCTCGGTGATCTTGCCAGAGCGCAGATCCTGCTCGCTCTGCTGGTCGCGCCAGGCTACCAGGTTGGTCGCGAGGGTGGCAGCCTGGACCTGGGCAGCGGCCATCTGCCTGGCGTAGATCCAGACCGCCGCCGAGACGCTGGCGACGACTGTCAGGGCCACGGTGATCACGATCGGGAAGACACCCAGGCCAACATACTGCAGGGCCCCAGGGATGGCTCCCAGGGCGCTCTGGACCTGCCCCTTGAGGCCTTGGTAGGTCGCAGTCAGGGCGGTGATCTGCTGCTGCAGCGCGGCCGGGATCTGGGCCCCGTACTGGTTCTGGATGGCGGTGATCACCCCCATCGAGAGCTGGGTGTTGGCCGCCGCCATCTTCAGGGTATCGAGAGCGTTCTGCAGGTCGCCCCAGATGTTCTGGACCGCGTCCTCGCCGGAGTAGTAGGCAACCGAGTTCCAGAAATCCACATTGCTCTGCAGCACTGCCGCCTGCTGGGCCAGCAGGGAGTTGTTCTGGGCAATGAAGGCGTTCTCGATTGGCTGGTATTGGGTGATGACCTGCTGCCAGGCTTGCAGGTTCGCCGGCAGCTGGAGCCAGCTCGGGAGCTGGGCCGCCGAGTACCCGTTGAAGTTGCGCAGGCGGGGGAAGGCGCCCGCGGCGAAGACCTGGGCGGCGATCGAGGCCAGGTTCTGGGGCACCCAGGAGAGCTGATTCTGGATGGTCTCGAACAGGGACGTCGTCGGAGTCATGTACGGGTTGAGATCCAACCCATCCGGCGGCGTATAGGGCGCAATGGCACTCTGGGACGCGGTGTCCAAGGCCATCAACGCGACGGGATCAGTCGCCATGGCTCAGCCCTTTACTGCGGAATCCAGTTGGCCGTGGCGCCCGCGGTGGTGTTGTAGATCGTGAGGCCGACGAAGATGGGGTTGCGCGCTGCCAGGGAGACGTTCTGCAGCCGGCGGTACTGGGTGCCGGCGACGAAGGGCGTGCCTCCGAGGGCAGTGATCGCTGCCGCAACCGCGGTGGCAAGCCCGGACAGGCTGGTGGACTCGGTCACCAGCAGCTGGAACGGGGTGGCCAGGCTCGCCCCGCCGCTCAGGTAGCTGATCAGGGCACTGTACTCCCGCCCGTTGAGCCGTGCGAGCGATAGGACGTCGAAGTCGACGCGCTGGACGGTCGGGTTGGTGAGCGCCGCCATGGCCGCATTGAACGCGGTGACGAATGCGGTGAGACCGCTCGCCTGGGCCGTGGTGAAGGAGGGAGTAGCCATGGAATCTCCAGGTACGGGACCGGATCAGCATGCCGCTGGCGCGTCAGAACGCCAGCGGCAAGTGGACGCTCACTTGGCGGTGACAGCGGTCGGTGCGGCGGGTGCCGTGGCGATCGTGGTCGTGGCCACCGCGGTCTGGTTGGTGTGGAGGGTAGCAGCCTGTGCAGCCTGCGCCTTGGTGGCGACGCCCCACTTGTAGGTGTGGCAGACCATCCAGACCGAGAAGACGAACGCGAAGGTGCGCAGGTCGGTCGGCTGGAGGAACTGCTTCACCGGGTTCCAGACCAGGAGGGCGAGGAACGCGATCAGGGCGAGGAACGCCAGATCCGTCCAGTTGGGGGTCTTGATGACGGTCGTGATGTCGGTCTCGACCTTGGTGAACAGGGCCTTGGCCCCGGCTTCGACGGCAGTGATAAAGCTCATGGAGCCTCCGTGGTTATTCATGCGTTGAGAAAGATAGGCCAAACAGAGCACCAGGATGGCCGCCCCGATAAGGGGCAACGTACCAACACCCGAGTCCGATGTGGGCCCAGGCATTTCCGGCGTATTCGGCAGGTGGGTAGCAGGAGATGCCGGCGCCAGCGGCTTGGGTGCCGGCGACGGCGTCGAGGGCGACGGCACCGTAAAGAAGTCGGCAAAACCCGTATCGAACACCGGACTCGAACCGACGGGTGTCGGCAGTGGAGTAGCCAGCGAAGGTTCCGATATCGAGGCTGGAATCCCAGAGGTAGACGTCGCGTTCGTAGCTGGTGTGGTAGCTGCGCTTGGGGTCTGGTCCGTCGGCTCCGTCCGCTCCGGCTGGCTCGACGGACACCCGGTCATGACGAACATGGAACACAGCAACATCACGGTCAGCATCATCGAGCACACGAAACGTTCCGTCCGCGGCATCCGGTGGCCGGATCCCGTGGTAGACGGTGGAGGTGTGATCGGGTTTGACGTCGCCGTGGACAGTGGGGGTGGGAGCATGTGCGTACCAGAGTGTGACGAGAATCGCGCCAATCGCAAGCGTTGCGCAGGCGGGTTCGGCGATGCTCATGGGGTATGGATGGGAGGAGCTGCGGCAGGGGGTGCGGCAACAGGGACGGCGATCTGCTGGGCGGCGATCTTGGCTTCAGCCTGGAAGAAGGCATTGATGGCCATGCCCCCCGCAGTGCCGAGGGCAGCCAGGATACCGCCGACGAGGATGGAGACGACGCGCTTCTGGATGAGTTGCCAGAGCCAGGACGAGCCGTCGCCACCCTTGGCATCTGCCTTGGCAGAGCCTTTGGCATCCTTGCGCAGGGCAGTCAATCGCTCTTCGTATTCAGCTTCCAGCTGCCGCCGCAGGGTCTCGCTGGTCCGCTCGACCAAGGCATCCCGTTCCTGCTCATTCAAGGCCCGGTGGAGGCCACTGATGCGGTCGCTGTGCTCATCGGTGCGCTTCTCGACCCGGGTGAGGGTTGAGGTGATGACCGCCATGTCCCGCCCCCCTTCGTCGAGGCGCTGGGCGATGCTTTGGAGCGAGGCGTTGATATCGCCGAAGGACTTCTGCGCCGTTTCCATGAAGGCGTCGAGTTTGCCGGAGACGGCACCACTGAGCCATTCACCTGAGCGCTGCACATCACTGCGTTCCGGAATACCGGGCATGACACGAGATCCTTCAGGAGTTGACGGGAGTTTCGGCGGGGGGTGGGGCGGCCTGCCCAACAGGCAGCTCGATCGTGATTGATTTCGGTTCGACCTTGACCTGCTGCGTGGCCGTCACGAGGCGGCGTGCACGCTCTTCGGCAGCGAGCCGATCGAACTCATTCGCCGCGTCGCGCAGCTGCCCTGCGATCATGGCGAGGGGCACACCACGATAAGTGTACCAGAAGCCCGCATCGATCCCAAAGCCCCCTGCGCGGTCAACGCCTATGGACGAGGATACGATCACCGCCGAATGGTACCGGCGGGTGAGCTCCTTGTGGATGTCTTGGATCGGGACCTGCGTCAGGTCGGCAGGGACGAGCTGGGCGAGTGTCGGGCTGAGTGGGATGGCAGGGGCTTCGGCGGTGTCGGGCATGTTAGGGTACCTGCAGGGCGGCTTGGATGGTCAGGGCCGCGTTGGTGTTGTTGAAGATGGCTGTAGTGGTCGACGACAGGTGGAGTAGCCCCACGTCCTGATTTGCCGAACCTACGCCGCCGATGGAAGCGGCTTGATATTGCGACGGGAAGTTCATGACGATGGTCACCAACGACACCGTGGGCGTATTTGCGGCGGTGCTTGTCTCCAGGCCCCACGCAAAGTCGAGAGCGGTCTGAGCGGGGAGTGAAGCGACGGTGACACCGGCCAGGGCAGTCGTGATGGTCGACAGGCTGGTGCCGTTGGTCGCTATAGCGGAGAGCGTCGTAGTGGTCCATGCCGAGCCGTTCCGGTACTTCCACGTCGTACGCCCATCGAATGAGACCAGGCCGACCAGGGTCGTGCCAGATGGTGTGGTACTTGTAAAGGTGACCGAGGTAATGCTGGCCGGGCTGAAAGCCGCCAAGGAGAAGCTCGACCCAGTGGAGGTCGTGGCGTAGTACATTGTCCCGGTCGGGTAGGTATAGGTACCAGGCCCCAGGATCTGCACTTGATTCAGCTCTACGTGATACGCACTCCCTCCTACCGAATTGGTGAAGGCTATCTGGTAGTATCGATAGGGGGTCGAGTTAGAAAACGTGTAGCCGGATGCTGAGGCATTTGTTGGGTTCTGTCCAGTGCGAGAGTCGAGCGTCGTCCACGGCCCAGTCAGGCCGATGTTCGAGCCGCTCACCGTCCAGGCTGATGGAGCGTTATTAGCTTGCTGGTAAGCGCCCACGAGGTAACCCGTGGCCACTATTGCTGAGCCAATATCTATGGCCGCAGTACCGGTGTTATATGTCGCAAATTCCATTTGTGAGGTGGTATAGAGGTTGGTCGTGCACCAGGTCTGGTATGCATTGAATCCCGACTGGATGAATGTTCCAGCCGCCGCGTAGGGGCTCGGTGCGGAGTTGGACGTCATGGACACTGTGGGGTAATAAGTGCCGGCGCTGAGCGTAGCGAATAGGCTGAGCGCATTCAGATTCGGGGTGACGTTGATCTGCGTCCCCGAAGCAGAATTCTGCTGCACATAATTGCTGGCGCTGGAGAAGTTATCACTCGTGCTGGTATAGGTCGACGCGGTGACCTGCTTGCTCACTGCCAGGGCGTATTCGTTATTTGTGATCGCGGGATGCGTGACTACTACCGAATCGCCAACGGTTCCATAAGCGGACAGTGTGACCGGATTGGTGCTGGTCTGAGTGATCGAGAGTGTTTGTGCAATGGGATTGAAGCTCATATCAAGGCACCTGGAGGGCGGCTTGAATCTGGAGCGCCGCCGGGGTATTGTTGACGAGGACCGTGGTGGTGCTGCTCGCTCGCAACATGCCGATATCCTGGGTCGCCACTCCCAGTTTGCCCACTGAGGCAGACTGGTACGCGGCAGGAAGTGCGATCACGATGGTGACCAGGAATACCGCTGGTGTAGCTGACGCACTGGTTGTCTCCAGGCCCCACGCAAAGTCGAGAGCGGTCTGAGCGGGGAGTGAAGCGACGGTGACACCGGCCAGGGCAGTCGTGATGGTCGACAGGCTGGTGCCGTTGGTCGCTATAGCGGAGAGCGTCGTAGTGGTCCATGCCGAGCCGTTCCGGTACTTCCACGTCGTACGCCCATCGAATGAGACCAGGCCGACCAGGGTCGTGCCAGATGGTGTGGTACTTGTAAAGGTGACCGAGGTAATGCTGGCCGGGCTGAAAGCCGCCAAGGAGAAGCTCGACCCAGTGGAGGTCGTGGCGTAGTACATTGTCCCGGTCGGGTAGGTATAGGTACCAGGCCCCAGGATCTGCACTTGATTCAGCTCTACGTGATACGCACTCCCTCCTACCGAATTGGTGAAGGCTATCTGGTAGTATCGATAGGGGGTCGAGTTAGAAAACGTGTAGCCGGATGCTGAGGCATTTGTTGGGTTCTGTCCAGTGCGAGAGTCGAGCGTCGTCCACGGCCCAGTCAGGCCGATGTTCGAGCCGCTCACCGTCCAGGCTGATGGAGCGTTATTAGCTTGCTGGTAAGCGCCCACGAGGTAACCCGTGGCCACTATTGCTGAGCCAATATCTATGGCCGCAGTACCGGTGTTATATGTCGCAAATTCCATTTGTGAGGTGGTATAGAGGTTGGTCGTGCACCAGGTCTGGTATGCATTGAATCCCGACTGGATGAATGTTCCAGCCGCCGCGTAGGGGCTCGGTGCGGAGTTGGACGTCATGGACACTGTGGGGTAATAAGTGCCGGCGCTGAGCGTAGCGAATAGGCTGAGCGCATTCAGATTCGGGGTGACGTTGATCTGCGTCCCCGAAGCAGAATTCTGCTGCACATAATTGCTCGCGCTCGAGAAATTGATGCCAGTATTGGTATACGACTGCCCTGAGACGTACTTCGATACCGTCAGCGCCAGTTCGTTGTTGGTCACGGCTGGATGAGTGATCGTGACTGAGCTTCCATTGCCGCCGCCGCCCGCGAGGGTAATCGGATTCGTGCTCGTCTGGGTGACCGACAGTGTTTGCGCAAGGGGGGAGTAGGACATCTTAGACCACCTGCAGAGCAGCTTGGATGGTCAGGGCGGCATTCGTATTATTGAAAAGCGCTGTCGTCGTGGCCGTGAGCCGCACCATGCCAATATCCTGGGTGCTCCCCAAACCACCGGTGAGCGCCGCTTGATACCCGGAAGGGATGCTGATGACAACAGTCACCAGCGAGACCGACGGGGTGTTCGCGGCTGTTGTTGTCTCCAAGCCCCACGCAAAGTCTAAGCCCGTCTGCGCCGGCAAGGAGTTGATGGTCGCTCCTGCGAGTGCTGAGCTGATGGTTGCCAGGCTGGTCCCCTGAGCAGCTATAGCGGAAAGCGTTGTGGTGGTCCATGCCGAGCCATTCCAGTATTTCCAGGTCGTCTGATTATCGAATGAGACCAGACCGACCAAGGTCGTGCCGGATGGGGTGGCGCTAGTGAACGTAACAGAGGTGATGGTTCCGCCCGCATACCCGGCAAGGCCCACGTTCGACCCGGCTGAGGTCGTCGCATAATACATGGTGCCCGTCGGATAGGTCCATGAGCCGGGGCCCAGGATCTGCACCTGATTCAGTGCTGCGACGTATGCTGAGCCGCCCACCGTATTAGTAAAAGCGAATTGATAGTAACGATAAGCAGTGGTGTTGGAGAAGGTATATGTGGACGCCGATGAACTTGTGGGATTTTGAGCGGTGCGGGTATCGAGAGTTGTCCAAGGCCCAGAAAGGCTCGTGTTAGAGCCACTAAGCGTCCAGGCAGCCGGGGCATTATTTCCCTGCTGGTAGGCGCCGACGAGATATCCAGTGGACAGGAATGCCACTCCCATATCGATGGCAACTGTTCCCGTATTATAAGTAGAAAATTCGCACTGCGATGAGGTATAGAGGTTCGTCGTCTGCCACGCGGAGTAGGGTAGAAAAGCGTTGTTAAGATTCGTGCCGGCTGCCACATAGGGTACCGGGGCTGTGTTTGTGGTCATCGATACGGTGGGGTAGTATGTGGTCCCTCCCGAGGTCGCAAACAGGGTTAGCGCGTTTAGACTCGGGAGGGCGTTGATCTGCGTCCCCGAAGCAGAATTCTGCTGTACATAGTTGCTGGCACTTGAAAAATTATCTCCCGTATTCGTATAGGTTGCTCCGGACACGCTCTCATAGACAGCCAGCAGGTACTCGTTATTCGCAATGCTCGGATGAGTGATGACCACCGAATCCCCAATAGTCCCCTGCGCCGCCAACGTGACCGGGTTGGTCGACGTCTGGGTGATCGACAGGGTCTGGGTGGTCGGATTATAGCTCACAGGACACGCCACTCCGTGCCATCGTACTGCATGGTGTAGTTCACATTGACGGTCGAGACCACGATCGTGCTGCTGCCGTCGATCGTCCCCGCGCTCGGCGCGATGGTGAGATTATACGTCCCGCTGCCGATCATCTTCACATTCACGATCAGGCCGGTCGGCGGGGAGGCCATGAGGGTGATCTGGAAGGCGCTCGAGCTGGTATCTCCCATGATCGTATAATCAGAGGCCAGCATCGTATAGTTGGAGGTCTTGGTGGAGATCGGGTACGCGACGGCACAGGCAAAAGTCGCATAGAGCGCTTGATTGATCGTGAAGAGCGTCGTGAGGGCATTCGGCGTCGAGCTGCTCGTGGTCGCCGACGCCACCCGGAAGATGATATTACCGCCGACTCCGGTCCCTGTGCCGATGCCGCCGGCGATCGTGAAGCTGGCGCCAGCGATGTTGGCTCCTGAGCCGCCTGTGGCGTTATAGATGATTGCCTGCGGGGCAGCATTGGTCTCGCCATTGCCGATGAAGACATTGCCGATGGCGGCGGAATTGCCGCCTGCGACGAAGCGGTTGCTCGCACCCACGGCGGTCGAGTCCCCAGAGCCATAGCCCAGAAATATGTTGTAGGTGCCGGTGGTGGTCTGGTTTCCCGAATCATAACCGATAGCGGTATTGCCAATGCCAGTCATATTGTAGCCTGACCCCAATCCGATCAGGGTGTTATCCCCGCTCGTGGTCAGGGAGAACCCCGCTTGGAACCCAATACACACATTGCCGGCAGATGACGTCGCCGTGGGTGCGACTTGAGAACCAACGAAGACGTTATCCGCTCCGGACGATGCATGCCCCGAGTTATATCCGACAATGGTATTGTCACTCGTGCCGACGATACCTGCACCCGCCAGGTTACCCACCAAGGTGTTATGGTTGCCCGTTACGGAGGCGCTGCCCGCCCCGGAGCCGAAGAATTCATTGGTAGCCACACCGGAGATGTTCGAGTGCAGGCCGGTAGTCGCTGAGAAGGTGAATAGCGTACTGCCAGTGACGGTTGAGGTCCCGTTCCAATAGGTGACTTCACCTGATGTGCCAGAGCCAGTGACGCCGCCGCCCGCCCCGAAAGGACCAACCGTGGCGCCATTCACGCGCGCATACATGCCTGCACTGGTGATCCAGACGTCGCCATTGACGGGCGTAGTCGGGGCCGACCCTTGCCCGATGTTCAAGCCGGCCAAGGTCGTGGTGGAGGCGGGGGTCAGGACTTCATAGCTGAAGGTGACTGACGGGACGGACGGGGTGGCGGTCATCCAGGTCGTATAGGTACCCGACACCGATGCCCAGAAGTGAAAACTACCATCGTCGGCCCCGCCATTAGCAGGGGTACCGAAACCGAAGGTGTTGCCCGCCGTGTTCGACCACCGCTGGAAATTCTGGTTATAGACGTCGGAGGACTGCCATGCCCATGCGTAGCCTGCCAGGGGGGAAATGACGGTGAAGAATGAGTCGAGCGCGCTGCCGTTTCCCCAGCTCAAGGCGAGGGGGAAGACGATCGTGTTCGCGATCGTGGCTGATGCGACCGCGAGAGGGGCGCCAGACGGGTAGCTGCCTGAGCAGCTGCCGCTGATGTTGCCGCCACCTCCGGAGAGTGACGCATACGCGCCACCATTCACCGATGCGTAGAAACCCTGGAGCGTATCATCGTAATAAATGGTCCCGCTGTTGCTCGGCGACAGGGCAGGTGCGCTCGTTGTCGCGATGCCGGTCCAGGTGGTCCCGCCATCGCCCCCCACCGTCCAACGCGTGGTCAAGGTATTGGGGGTGCTGCTCGACGTCCCGACCGGTGCGGTCTTGATGATCACCGCACCGCCCGCTCCCGTGCCCGTGCCAATGCCGCCGGCGATGGTATAGCTGGCGCCGGCAACGTTGGCGCCCGAGCCACCCGTCGCATTGTAGACCACCGCTTGCGGACTCGCGGCGGTCTCGCCATTGCCGATGAATACGGTTGATATGGGGGCGCTCAACGAACCGGCCACAAGGCGATTGCTCGCTCCTGCTGCGGTGCTGTCACCTGAGAGCGCGCCGAGGAAGATGTTGTAGGATCCGGTCGTGTTCGACTCGCCGGCATCGTACCCCATTCCAACCAGGTATTGGCCCGTGGTTGTGGCCGTCAGTGCGCCGGCGCCGAAAGCGGCATTGTAGGAACCCGAGGAGCCGCCACCGGTCGCTCCCTCCAGTGCACTCAGGCCTACGGCCACGTTCTGCGACCCGGCGTTGTAGTAGCCCGCCGAAGATCCGATGAAGGTGTTCGGGCCCCCGGCATAGGCACCCCCCGCATGGTAACCGACGAGCGTGCTGCCGCTCGTACCCGTGATGGCGGCACCCGCGCTCACGCCGATCATCACATTGCTTCCGCCCGAGGTCAGGGCCGCCCCAGGACCATTGCCCAGCAGCGTGTTGTTCGCCCCGGTCATGGTGGTGTTGCCGGCATTGGCGCCCCATGTCTCCGTGGCCGTGGTGTTGGGTTGGTTGCAGGTCACCCCTGCACCGGTCGTATACCGGAGCGTGCTGCTGCCGGTAACGGTCTCAGTGCCATTCCAATAGACCAGCTCACCGGAAGTTCCCGATCCGGTGATGACACTGGATGGGAGATCAGCGGCCACCAGAGCTCGGAAGGTGGGCGCTGCAGCGGCTCCGGTCGTCGGGCCAGCCCATACGTAGTTGGCCGTCTGGGTCGCCAGGGTACCAGTCAAGGTACCGGACGCAGTGACGGGCGACCCGGTGACGGTGAATATGGCGGGGAGGGCAAGACCAACACTGGTCACCCCGCCCCCTCCCGTACCAAAAGGCCCGACCGTCCCGCCATTCACTTGGGCATACATGCCTGCGCTGGTGATCCAGATGTCACCGTTGTTGGGTGATGTCGGAGTCGACCCTTGCCCGATGTTCAAGCCGGCCGCGGTGGTCGTCGATGCCGGGGTGCCGACGGGCACTTGGGCCGTGATCACCGACGCCCCGACGCTGAGCACCTCCGTCCCATTGACCACCACGCCGATCTTGGATGACGTGGTCGCCTGGGTCGCATAGAAGCCGATGCGATTCGATGCGGTGGCAGCGGTGACATCCCCGTTCCCGTCCGCGATTGGGAAGGCGAAGGCCAGGGCCGCGGCACTGCCGAGGATCTGGAGACGAGCGCCGAGCTTCAGGAGGAGGGATTGGGCGGCCATGGGAAGTCCAGGGGTTGGAGGTGCTCAGGTCAGGACGCGGCTATTCCGCGTCGTCGTCCTCAGAGCCGAGGTCGAAGCCCTCGATCAGGCTGGAGGTGTGCTCGTCGTTGTTCGGCAGGAGGCCCCAGGCAATGCGATTCTTGAAGGCGAGCTTGAGTCCCTTCTGAGCCAGGTCGCGCTGCTTGACGGTCAACTCGATGACGACTGTCCCGGTCTTCCAGGCGTTCCACGCTTCATCCCACGCGATCTTGCGCTTGGCTTCGTCGATGTCGCCCTGCTTGTACAGTTCCGCCTTCTCGAAATCGTAGGCGTCTGTGCGCGCCGGATTCTGCTGCTTGAGCAGCTTGCGGAGCTTGCATCCCTTCTGGGAGTCATGAGCGTCCGGGAAGACCTTCTCACTCTGGACCACCCCTTCGAGCAGGTAGGCGCCACCACGCGTGAGCATGATGCGGAGCTTGGGCTTGGGGGAGGGATTGTCCGCGCTGGGCGCGGGCATGGCTGCGGCGGCGGTACTCATCGGATTCTATTCCTCGCGATGGGTGGGGATGATCGGGCGGAATGCGTCGATCAGAAGACTCGGCTGCGGATCTTGGCCGACCAGCCGGTGGTAGCCGGGGTGCAGACCAGGTTGATCGCGCCGCCGGCGATGGTGATAGTCAGAGGGCAGTCGAAGGTGCCGCCGGACGGGGGCCCGAGCACGATCCCGTATTCGCTCCAGACCGGAGTGGTTCCGTCGTTGACGTTAGCACGTAGGCTCGTGCTATAGCGGGTAGACCCCTTGATGAGCTCGATCTCCCAGAGCACATCGGTATAGGTCGCGGTGGCAGCGCTATCGATGACGGTGGCTGCGGCCGGGATCGAGGCGACGGTGAGCGTGCCACTGGTGCGCGGGCCGACGAACGGATTGGGGTATGTTCCCGACAGATCGCCGCCGGCAGGCCCTGTGGGAGATCCGCCTCCGCCTCCGCCCGTCTCGCCGATCCAGTTCGCTTCACCATCGGACAAGACGATGTTGTAGAAGACGAGGAGGACCCACGGCATGTTGCGTCGGGACAGGTCCCCGTACTGCTGCACCATGATCGGGGAAAAGAAATAGCTCGGGTTGGCTGAGAAGAAGACCTGGGCGTTAGCGATGGCTTCAATGATGGTGCGGCCAGTGAAGGCCTCCGCCTTATATGGGTTGGCCATCGTGGTGGTCGACCCGGTCGTCAATGTCATGCCAGCGTTGAAGTTCAGGCCGGTGCGCGGGTTGTCATTCGCGCAGAAGACCGGGCCCTGCACGATGTCGCTCAGGTAGGGCGCCAGCGCCGCATTCAGCTGGGTGATCAGGCCGGATTGGACCGGGGTGTCCTGGATCGTATCCGCTTGCACTGAGAGGGAGATAGTACCCACGGGGTGTATCCTGCAAAGAAAAGAGGGGCAATCAAGGAGCGTTTGCGCTTACGTAGGGTGTTCGTTCGATCGCGTCACGCAGTTGGGCGCTGACCATCTCGTAGGAGAATTGCCGAAGCGCCGCGCGGCGGGTGCAGTTGAGCGGACTCGCGATCAAGGTGTCGCGGATCTTATCGGCGACACGGTTGATTGGGGCCAGATCGTTCGGTTTGCGCAGAGAGCCGAAGGGGAAGGCAAGGCTCCGCTCGGGGCAGATGTAGCGCTCGGTGGTATGCAGAGACGAGTTCGCCACCAGGAGGCAGCCGGAGATCGCCGCTTCTGCCATCACCAGGGAGCACGCCTCGCTCTGGGTGGGAAACACGAAGAGATTCGAGACCGAGAAGAGGTCCCTGATGGTGGCCTGGGTGACCCCGACGCCGGCGGACTCCGGGAAGATCTCGCTGGTGATCGCCAGGTGATCGCCAGGCATCCCCGCAGCGATGGCCCGGTCCCGGCAAGCGGTCAAGGCGGCGCGCTCGGCATCCCCATTGGCATGGGCCGTGGCGAGTACCAGGCGGCAGGATAGGCCGAGCTTGGTCAGATGCCCGAAGACATCGATGATCTTGTCGACGCCCTTGAATCCGAGACGGGTCGCGGAGACAGGATAGATCTGGACCACGTCGGCGAGATGGAGGCCGTAGGCCCGGATAATGTGCGCGGCGCGCTCGTCGAAGGTGCCGAAGGTTGTCACGTCGCGAGCGTTGGGGCAGACCAGGACGTTGGAGGGATCGGTGTCGTAGTAGGCCGCCAGATAGGGCCGGTCGGCGTCGTTCAGGCAGAGCAGGCGATGCCCGTAGGGCAGCGTGGTGCGGTTACGTACCGCGTCTCCACCGGTCGGACGCACGGTCGCCGCGGCACTATGGCAGCAGTGCAGCCAGCCGAAGCCGGGGAGCTTGGAGAGCTGCCAGATGGCAGCGGTAAGCGTGGCATAGGAGGCCTGGAACAACAGGTCGTGGGTGATCACCGTGGCATTGCCGAGCTTGATCAGATTCTGCCGGATCACGCTGACCAGTTGATCGACTACCACAGGATCGATGCGATCATCGCGCCAGATGACAGCGGGGATGATGGGAAGGATCTCGACATTCGGCGGAAATGCAGGGGCCTTGGCGATATTCGTGCCCAGGTGCACCCAGATCTGCACGAGCACAGCCGGATTGCTCGCGAGCATCCGCGCCTGGTCGGTGATGGCGGTGGAGAGGCTGTAGGAGGGATCGAAGTTGGCCAGGCTGGTCATCAAGACGATGCGCCGACGGTAGCTGAGCGTGGCGCCTTGCTTGATGAGGAGATTGGCTTTCTTCTCTTCGCATGTCGTGCAGGGTACATCCTCGGGCGTCCCGGCTGCCCCGGCCGTGGGAGCGGGAGTACTGGAGTCGACAGTGGTCGGTATAACAGGCTTGAAATCGCTCGCTTTGCGCAGCGCTACCGGAGCAGGCGCCGGAGCAGCCACGGGAGGGACACTGAGCAGCTTGGACAGTGCCGGGGCTCCATACATGTAGAGCCACAATACCGCCCGAACCGGAACATAAGCCGCGGCAGTGGTGAGGAACGCCGCGACGACGGGACCACCGACAAACAGATCGAGGCAGATGAGGAGGAGGCAGATCCACCAGATATTGCAGGTGTGGCAGAGCACCGGGTTGAGGAAGATCCGGCTCGTCGTCGTTTTTTGGAGGCGCGGCAGCAGCCAGGTGCGCAGCGGCGTGAAGATCGCCTCGAAATTCCAGATCCGGTGGACACCGGCACAGGCAAGGAAGAGGACGATGAGGTCATGCATGGGTTAGCCGAAGGTGAGTATGAGGGTTTCAGCGCCACAAGGGGCTTCGCCGGGAACACTGACGGTGCCGGTGATCACGCCAGCGACGCATGACAGGGCGCCGGTGAGAACCGGGCCATAGGTCGGTGATCCGGTGTTGCCCCCGGCGATCACTTGGTAGTCAAGCCCATTGAAGGTGACCTGGACATAGGAGTTACCTGCGAGGTTGCCCCAGGTCCAGGTGCAGGTATCTCCGCCGTCGCTCTGATAGGCTCCACCGAGCCACGCAGTGCTTGGGATCAGACACCCACCGCCGGGACCTGCACCCGAGCCGCTGAGTGCTACTGCAGGCTGGGCCACGCCGCAGGTGGTGCACGGGCCTGCTGCGGTCGTGGTGCTCGAGGTGCTCGAGGTGGTGAAGGTGATCGTGCTGGTCGTGGTCGTCGTAGTCGTGGTCGTGGTCGTGGTCGTGGTACTCGTCGTAGTCGTGGTGGTCGTGGTCGTCGTGGTCGCGCCGCAGGTGGCCGGACAGCAGGGAGTCGGCAGCGTGGGGAGCGTGAAGCAGACACACCCATTCTGCTGCTGCAGTGAATACTCGGTCGACGTGCAGGTCTCAAGGAAGGGGGCGCAGAGGGTGTTGTCGACGCAGGCCGTGTTGGTCGCGTCGAGCACCCAGGTCGAGACGCCTCCCACCAGGCCGCAGGTATAGCGCACCTGCAGGCAGCAGTTGGAGCCGCCGGGCGGTGTGGGCTCCGGGCAGGGCGCGGTGGTCGAGGTGTTGGGGCAGTTAGGGCAGGGCATCGGTACCATCCCCCAGGGCCCAGTCGTTCAGGGCGCCCATGTCAGTGGGGCGTGCGCCACCATCGCGGGTATCCATCAGCAGGGCCAGGTACCCTTTCAGACAGGCCTTTCCGCAGCCTCCGAGCGTGTCCGTCGGCCCCTTGGAGAAGGGGAAGATGCCGAGCACCTTCACATGCAGCGAGAAGACCTCATCGTGGTCGAAGCGCAGATAGGTCGGGGTCGGCCGGTAGTGGCCGCCGAAGACATACTGCTCGGCCGGATCGATCGAGGTGGTCGGGGCGCGCATGTCGGTCCAGCTCGCGTTGATCATCGGCGAGCCGTTCTTGTAGATCGTCACCTGGAACTGGTCGAAGGGTACCAGGTCGGAGAATTCATAGCTGACCCCCTGGATGATCAGGCAGCGGTCGGCGGGCACCTTGTAGGAGATGAGCACATAGTCGGTGGCGTAGTGCGGGAGGCAGAGCTCCCCGCAACGGTTGAAGGTCTTGGACCAGAAGTTCGGGGCCACGAACAACGGGATATGCATCTCCACGGCGATCTGGCGATCAGGATCACCCCCGAGCGGCTCCTGTTGATTCGCCCCGACCGCGGTGCCGCCGCTCGGGGTCCAGAGCTTCTTCGGGGTAAACCCGACATCCGGAGCCCCAGCCCACATCAGCTCATCAATCGGCTTGTCCTGCTCGGGGGTTGCCGAGGGCATCGTCTCGACGTGTGCGAGCTGATGCTTCCAGATCACCGGCAGGACATAGGGAACAGTGCTGCCCGGCAGCCGCAGTTGGACGCCGGGCGGGAACCCACGTGGTGCGGTGACCGTGCTGCTGGTGACGATGACTGCCGGGCGATTGTCCGGCAGGCGAGCGAGCGTGAGCGACTTGATCCCGGGCATCGCGCCGAAATCCCGGCGGAGCATCTGCAGCGCAGCCAGTAGGATTTTTGGCGAGGGTTCAGACATCGGTGATGAACTCGTACTTGTCCTTCTCGGCGACATTCGGGTTGAGATACTGCCAGCCGAAGAGCCCGGCCACCACCATCTGCTGGATGATGTTGGTGCTCTTCGCCTGGATGATCAGGTTGTCCTTCTGCTCGATCAAGAAGAAGGTTTCGGCCGGCACCACAGGCCAGATGTTCGGGCCGATCTTGTTGACGTCCACGCCGGTCGGGATGGTCATGTAGGGTGCGATGGTGCCGTTGAGAATGAAACGCCATTGGATGCCGGCGAGCGTCGCATCACCGACCACCGTGGTCACATACTTCTCGATGCGCCAGGTCCATCCAGGGATGCCTTGGAGATTGAGGACATTGGTCCAGCCCTGGCTCGAGGACAGCGGTGCGATTGCCGTCTTGGTCAGGGTGTTGGACCACCATGTCGGATCCGTGTTCGACGGACGGCGGAATGGCAGCGACGACCGGATCAGGGCGTTCTTGAAGGTGGCGAGCGCGAGCTGTTCGTAGGGGAGCAGCGTCAAAGGCATGACTGCTCCTAGTTCGCGGTGACGGAGGCCTTCGAGCCCTCATCACCGTACCGGAGCTTCCAATCCCATCCACGGAACTTCATGGCGATCGTGCTGGCAGCGCCGGCAGTCGTCGCGCGCTGGACCTGGAAATTGACCGTCTGGCCAACCGGGATGATCAGGAACATATCGGACGGTTGGGTCATGCTGCCGCGGTGCTCGCCGAACGGCCCGAGATCGAATGGGATTGCACCGTTGAACATGAAACGCCAGAGAATCGACCCATCGTAGGCGAAGGCGGCATTGGTGACGTCGAAACCGTACTGGGCGAGGCGCCCATACCGTCCTTCTGGGGCGGTATAGGTCAGGACGGTATTCCACGCCCCGGCAGCAGCGGGCAGTGAGAACGTCGCCGACAGATCGATGTTGTTCGACCACGGCATCGGGGTGCTGTGGGCCGGCAGCGAGGCCGTGATCTGCATGTTGCGCGCGATGCGCGCGAGGGCGGTCACCAGGTGATTGGCCCGCGCCTGGTCCTCGGGAGACGGAGGCGGCGCGCCGACCATGCCGGGGCTGTTGTGCTCGATCTTGTCACGGAAGTTCTGGACCCCTCCCGAATCCGGGAGGGCCAGGGGCGTGGTCAAATCGCTCTGCTGGCCGAACAGCCGGCCATTGTAGCCGAGACCGTGGTCGTCATTGCGCGGCATGGGGCCTCCTAGGGGTTACGACCGAAGCCGGGACCTTATCCCAGCTTGCGGTTGTACACCTTGAAGCCGCCCATGGTGACCCACACGTTGTTGTTCGACCCGGAGAGATCCGCCAGGGTGAACGACAGGGTGGTGTTGGCGGGCAGGAGCAACGGCTTGTGCAGCGGGCCCGGCCGCTCCGCGGTGCCGACCACGGTGTCGGCATTGACCGCGATGTTCTGCAGCTGACGGTCGCTCGCGTCCTGCTGCATGAAGATGGTGTAGGGACCATCGCTCACGCCCCGCATCGAGCAGGCGATGAACGCGCTGTCGGCTGAGATGCGGATCTGGTTGAGCGCGGTGCCATTCGCACCGAGTATCCCGTTCGGCGTTCCAGCGGCGCCATTGCTGGCGGTATTCTGGAAGGCGTAGAAGTACGGGATGACGTTGTCCTGTGGGAAGGCACCGAACACGTCAAAGATGCTTTGACGGACGTTCAGGAGGGCCTTGACCATCTCCACGATGCCGGGAGGGGCCTTACCAATCTGCTCGAGATGCTCGAGCTTCTTGATATCCTTGGTGTCGATATCGAGCAAACCCATGAGGGTATCCTTTGCTGAGGAGGTGGCGCAGAAGCGCGAACACCGTGCACGCTATCAGGTATTCGCCTGAGTTGCAAGTTTTACTTGCGCTGTTTGTATCAGTCGTATCCTTCGCCCACCGTGCTCACCTACTCCATATCCGATCTGTTGCGTGGAGATATCGGGGAGATCTTCGGCATAGTCCAGCACCGGGGCGAAGAGATCACGATCACCCGCTTCGGTAAGCCGATCGTGCGCATCGTGCCGATTACGTCGGTTACTCACGCCGATAAATCTCTGACGGACCCCAGTGCCAATCGCAGTTCCATGTCGCTCGACAAGCTGACCTCGATGCCCGTCCCGCCGGATGCGATCCCACCACGAAAGAGGAAATGACCATGCCCAAGACGTCTGACAGAACTTATGCGCGCAAATTACTCAATGCTCTTATAACGGCCCACGAGGGGCTTGAAAACGTGACGCATGCCCGCGAAGCGCTTCTGCTGAAGCGCGCGAAGAAAACGAGGGAGATCCCTGTTCTGTCCGCAAACGAGGAACTCGACCACGAGCTACGTAGAACCGAAGCTGAGATCGCCGTTGAGGAGGCAGGGCGTGCGCCACGTGTGAGGATCGAACCGAATCCGATGATTGAGCAGAAACGCCTTCACGTTGAACTAGCGTTCCAGCCTAAACCGGATCGCATGGAGACCCTCAACGTTATCCTCCTGATCGTCGGCGTCCTGGCCCTGGTAGCACTCCTGGCCCGTGCGCATGGCTCCGAAAACCCTGCCGGAAATTCTGTGGAAATCCCGGTAAAATCCACTGTTCCCATGTCCAGCCCTGCTCCGACAACCCCCTAAAAACCACTTAGGTCCCTGCTACCATGGTAGTTATGCCTAAATATGGTCATACAGGCCGTAACGCAAGGCTGGTCTTGCGTTACAAGATAGCCTTGGAAACGCTGGGGGATTACTCCAAAATATCTCAGGAGATTGTATGACCATATTCCGCCTGACTTCCAAGGGGGTCGTTCCCGGCCGCCTGATTTCTATCCTCTTCGAGGCCAAGTATACGGGGAACACGATTACGTTTCCCTATGATTGGACGGGTAAGAATGCAACATTGGCAATGAGCCTCCTTCGTCCCGGTGACCAGAATGTACGCCTGCGGTGGCCAATTCGAATGAGTATCTTCAGTCTCAAGAAGGTGAGCGTGCAGGTTGGGGAGATTCGTTACAAGCCAGGCGTCTACTCTCCGAATCATAAGGATGGCAGCCTCTACATCCCGTCTCATCAGACCGTCTGGATCACGGATATCGACAAGGGGGCGCTCATCAAAGGTGAGATGCTCTTGGAACCCCTCGTCGTCGAGCTGGATCGACGCAAAGGCGTCCTCGTCACGGAGGTACCGAATCAGATCAAACCGGCACCGTTGAAGTTCGTGGCCCGATGATCACCCTCTTCGACTACCTGCTCGCTTTCCCCGACAATACCGAAGCGCGCGAGATGATCGCCCGCATGCCCAAGGACGATTCATGAGCCTCATCCCTGACTGGGTCCGCGGCATCGACCGCATCCTCGGACGCACCCGCGCGGCCAACACGCTCAAGGTCGAGCCGGTGGCCCTGGCGACCATTGACGAGGTGCAGTGGGTCCTGTTGTTCGCGCCGAAGCAGCAGATGTTCTGCCTGATCCCCCAGGACGAAGCGCTGCGCGACGGCAACACGCTCGAGATCCCGTACGATCACATGGTTGAGCTGGCCGAAGCCGAGGGCACCTGCGTGAACCGCAAGAAAGCCCGAGCGCTCGCCAAAGGACTGATTGTCGACGGCTGGGAGCCACGAACCTACGTGATGGTGGGCCCCAACACGGAAGGCTACCTGCACGGCCTCAAGATGACGGAGCTGGTCGCCTGGGGTAAGAAGCAGATAGAGCAACTCACGAAGCTAATGAAGGAGCAAGCCGATGCTCAGCAAGCCCAAGCCGCTGCCGAAGCGCCTGGTGCAGGGGGCGCGGTGGATGCTGGACGAATTGCAGCACCAGCGTCTGACGGTGGTGCTGACCCCAGCCCGGGAGGGTGAGGGCAGCGTTCGGACGGTCATGACCCCAAACCCCGACTGGTACCAGCGTTTCTGCGCGCGGTATAAATCTGGGCGCCATCGGAAGAACCGGGCCTTCGAGACGAGCGTCCGGCGCCAGAAGACAGAGCGGGCCTTGAAGCGGATCATCAGCGGAGAGGTGCATACGATGGCGTACGCGAACCACGGCAAAAGCCCCTACGTCAGCCGGCTGATCCCTGAGATTCGGGACTATCTGCGGCGGGGAGATCAAGAGCGGAAAGAGCAGCGAGCACAAAGACTCGCGAGCGTGCCGTTTTGAGCGCCAAGCTCACCATCGCCGCTCCACGCCAACCCGTCGCCCAGCTCCCCATCTGGGACTGGGTTGGCGACGTGCAGTTCTATTCGATGGCCCAGACCCGCAACGCCACAGGAGAATTCTGTGAAGAAGCAACCCGGCATCTCCTCGGCGGCGAGCGGCTCTCCACCCAAGGAACGGTGGACATCTGCCCGGACATCCGATTGGACGAGCATCGTTATCTTGAGGTTAAATCGGTGGGGGATCGGCGATGCGCCCTCCTCTACGAGCATATCCTCGACCGAACAATCCGGTTCGTCCGCCGTAACCGGGTCAAGGTCTTCTATGTCTTCTGGATCCACACCGTTCCCGCCGCCAAGTGTCCCAGTCTATTCGATTTGCGACGGGCGATGGCCGCATCTATTGATCGTGTCATCATCGTCCCCTTCACCCAGGTGCACGAGGCGATCAAGGGCATCACGCCCCGGAAGATGAACTACCGGGTCCGGGAGCACAGCGGGGAGCAGATCGCTATGCTCGGCTGGTCGATTCCGGTCAAGCAGCTGAAGGCCTGGAGCGTCGGACAGCCGCGAATGGCGTTTGACACCGAGGTCTTCGGGTATTCGATGGGTGGGTATCCGGTCTATGGAGACGTGCGATGACCCTTCCCCCGCCCGTCATCTCGCTTGAGTCGCTGCTCTTCTGGAACCTGGCCGCCGCGGTCGGCATCACACTGCTCGTCCGGTTCTTGGTGCTCTGGCTCGCCCGTACCCTATTTGGAGAGGGCCATGACCACTGAGCAGCTATACTACGCGACCGGCATCGCTTCCAATGTTCTGACCATCCTGACCTGCGCCTACACCATCTGGACGCTCCGCAGCTGGGTGAGCAGCACGGTGAAGAAGGCGCTCGACGACGTGAAGAAAGTGATCTGACATGCCGAAATACCGCCAGGCGTCCGCGTATTCTCCGCCCGAGGACCCATTCCCAGTATTGAGGCCCACCATGCCCACCCCCATCCACCCGTGCGATGCACTTACCACACTCGAACCGAAGCAGCAGGGGGCCTTTCCTGATCCAGTGCGCTTCCCACCGCCGAAGGGCTCGGAGGGTTCCTGCGGCTGCCTCCTGACCGAGTGGCCGAACCCGCTCGATGGAAACCCGCCCTACCAGAAACTTGAAACGATCTGGCAGCCGCTCTGGGATACCGTCTCGGCCCCAGAAGGCATGAAGGTCATGAACTTCTTCTCCGGCGATCGAGAGGACGACATCCTCTACGGAGAACGCGACCGCATGGGGTACCAAAAGAAGATGCGCGCCGATAACGGGCGCAGCTTCCCACGTTCCATCGGCGCGATGTTCTGGCCGAAGAAGTTCACCATGTGGGAGCTCGAGCTGCAGTTCAGTGATCCCAACGGATACGGGGACAGCATCCCCTCGAAGCTCGGCCTGCTCGATACCATCGAAGGCGACTTCGCTCGGATCCGGATGCAGATCGGGGAAAAGTGGCATCTCGACCTCCCCTTCGCGTCTTTTTTCAAGGCTAGAGAGGACAACTACCGCGCGGCACTCTGCACCCCGCTCTTCCTCCCCTCGATACAGAACTTCGGCATCAGCCTGACCTGGCCGCGAGAATCCCGGGCCCGGTGCACTATCCGCTGCGTTCTCAACGGCTATCTCCACCGCGAAATTCCCTGAGCCTGACCATGCCCCTCTACCACCTCCTCGCTCAGCCCCTGCCCAAGCTCACTCCCGACGGGAAGCGCGTCTGGGTCTGCATCTGCGGCCAGAAGGTCGCCCTGCCGAACGTCCAGCCGGCGAGCCAGGTGATCCAGACCTCGAACAACCGGGTGGAGGTCATGGAGTGCCCGGCCTGCTATGCTGGTACCGAGGAAAAGGGCGAAGAAGCCCCTCCGATGACCGAGCAGGGGGATATCAAACCGACCTTCGACCAAGATCTGGGAGATGCCACGGACGACCAATCTGCGCCGGATGAGACGGGTGAAGATGGGGAGGTTCTGGAGGAGGAGAAGGTCGACTTCCCTGACGCGCGATGACCCGATATGGAAGCCTTTGTAGCGGTATTGAAGCAGCCACCGTTGCTTGGGATGGGATGGGATGGGAACCTGCATGGTTTAGCCAGTTCGATCCACAGCGTCCTGAAGGAGATTTCCCCTCTAGAATACTGGCCCACCACTACCCTGAAGTGCCTAACCTTGGGGATATTACATCTGAGAACTGGCTGACTCGGGCTTCAAGCTATGGCGATATCGACGTATTGGTTGGTGGAACCCCCTGCCAAGCGTTTTCCATTGCCGGGTTGCGCAAAGGCCTTGAAGATCGCCGGGGCCAATTATCCCTTCGTTTTGTGGAGATAGCCGATGCCGCAGACCCACCCGTCATCCTCTGGGAAAACGTCCCTGGAGTCCTTAGTGATCGAACCAATGGATTCGGTTGCCTCCTCGCTGGGCTTGCCGGTGAAGATGTGCCGCTCCAGCCAGCAGGGCGAACATGGTCGAACGCTGGTTGTGTGTTTGGCCCCAAAAGAACAGTCGCATGGCGGGTCCTCGACGCCCAATATTTCGGACTGGCCCAACGACGCCGGCGTGTGTTTGTTGTCGCAAGTCCTGGAGCCAGCGGCATCGATCCATGCGAGATTCTATTTGAGTTCGAAGGCGTGCGCCGGGATTCTCCGCCGAGCCGCGAAGCGGGGGAAAGTACTTCCCATCCAATTGCACCGTGCCCTGATCGGAGTGGTACAGGGTTCAGTCGAACCGGAGATATCCGGGGACAGGATCCCGTTGTAGTCTGCATTACAGGTGATCGGACTCACGCGCTGAGCGCGGAAGGTGCAGATGCAGGTGAAGATGGAACGGGACGGGGAACCCCAATTATCGCTGTCGGAGGAAATAATACTAGCGGCCCTATTACTGTTGCTGCTGCTTTGAATGCGAATAGGGGATGCCCTAACCCAGGAGACTTTGAGGCTGGAACCTTGCTTGTCGCCTTCGATACGACCCAGATCACTAGTAAGACGAATCGCTGCCAGCCGAAGCACGGAGATCCCTGTCACCCTCTTGCTGCTGCTGCTCATCCTCCGGCGATAGCGATCCAGGAGCGAGCGATCTGTGAGAACCCCGATGCTGGACCTGATGGGATCGGGGTTCGCACTGATGACTGTGCTTATATCCTGGAAGCTCGAGGCGTTTCGCAGGCAGTATGCTTCCACCCGACACAAGACCCGATCCCGAATAGCGATAATATCTGCCATGCTCTTGGTTGCGGGAACGGTCAGGGGCACGCAGCAGCAGCAGCAGTGAATATCGGGGTTCGGGTCCGCCGTCTTACTCCTCGCGAGTGTGAACGCCTGCAGGGATTCCCAGATGACTATACTGATATCCCAAAGAAAGTCTTTCGAGGTACCCCGAAAGACTCAGGCCCATGTAAGAAACAAATTGTTGTCGCCACTGTTGTTTCATTGAACGGCACCCATTATGTTGGCACAAATCATACGATGAACCCTCAAACGACTTGCCCCCGGGCTGGAATGCCAACTGGCGTCGGATATGAATTATGTCGCTCAATATGCCAGCAAACGGCACATGCAGAAGTAAACGCTCTTCAGCTTGCGGGCCGTAAAGCTCGCGGAGCAATACTTTATATAGAGGGGCACACATACGCTTGTGAGCCTTGCCTTAAAGTAGCTAAAGCCGCCGAGATTAGTTCTATTGTTTTTGGGAAGCCTCCTGGCACCAGCGCCGATGGCCCCCGCTATAAAGCTCTTGGAAACAGCATGGCTGTCCCGGTAATGCGCTGGTTGGGATGGCGGATCGACAGTGCCTTGCGTACACGTTTGGGTGGGTATCCGGTTTATGGGGAGATTCGGTGATCCATATCGTTCTGTGTTCAGCCGTAGTTCTCCTTATCGTAGGGTTAATGCTTTATGTCACGGAGAGGCGGTTGCGAAGCTGGCCGGTATTTGTCCGCGTGTTATGGTATACAATGCTCGTTGTGGCAGCCTTCAATACTATGCACGGAGCATTTTTCGAATGACTCTTCCCCCGCCCGTCATCTCGCTTGAGTCGCTGCTCTTCTGGAACCTGGCCGCCGCGGTCGGCATCACGCTGCTCGTCCGGTTCTTGGTGCTCTGGCTCGCCCGTACCCTATTCGGAGAGGGTCATGACCACTGAGCAGCTCTACTACGCGACTGGCATCGCCTCCAATGTTCTGACCATCCTGACCTGCGCCTACACCATCTGGACGCTCCGCAGCTGGGTGGGCAGCACGGTGAAGAAGGCGCTCGACGACGTGAAGAAAGCGATCTGACATGCCCCTCTACCACCTCCTCGGCCAGCCTCTCAACATCGACCCCAACACTGGCAAGCGCATCTGGGTCTGCCTGTGCGGGCAGAAGGTGAGCCTGCCGAATGTCCAGCCGGCGAACCAGGCGATCTCGATCTCCAACAACCGGGTGGAGGTCATGGAGTGCCCGGCGTGCTACAACGCCACGGATGAGAAGGAGGAAGAGGCCGCGCCGGTCAGCGAGACCGACGGGGAGCTCAAGCCGACCTTCGATCAGGACATCGGCGAGGCCACTGATGACCAGGAGGCACCTGACGAGACCACCGGCGACGGTGAGGTGCTCAAGGAAGAAAAGGTCGATTTCCCGGATACCTGAGATAGAGTCGCCCGCATCATGGCGACTCTCCTCTATGAGAAACACTACGTCGGTACCGATGAGAACGTACCCACGGGTGAAGAGACCCTCTATTTCTGGTGCCCTGGCTGTAGAGGCGGTCATATGTACCGCATCAAGCGCAAGGACGGGGATACTCAGCAGCCCTTGTGGACCTGGAATGGCAGCAAGGAGAAGCCGACCTTCACCCCGTCGCTGCTGTATTACGAGACCGATCCGGTAACGGAGAAGCGCAAGTCGATCTGCCATATCTACGTCACGGGCGGAATGATCCAGTTCCTCGCGGATTGTCAGCATCACCTCGCTGGGAAAACGGTGCCCATGGTCGATCTGGATCTCCCTCTCAGTGAGCGGGAACGATAGGCAGTACCGCTACGGCTTGACTTTCATTCCGCGCCATCCATACTGCGGCTCATGGGTTACACCCGCACCCCGGCGCACTACACCGCTAGCGCTGCCTATCACGGCGGCGATCCGGTGTGGATCCGCCCTGCCAATCTCGACCTGCGCCGTATCAACCCCCAAGGCGGGGCCGCGCTCGGCGACGACGGCATTGACCTGATCGCGATGATCCCCCAGCTGACCCAGACCCTGGCAACCGTGGGCACCACGGCAGTCCAGTTGCGGGAACAGCAGATCCAGAACCAACGCCAGGACGCGAACCAGGCCCAAGCCGTCGCCGCGACGAATGCGCAGACCGCCGCCCTGGAGCAAGCAACGGCGGCGAACCAAGCCGTCGCCGACCCAACCGCATCGCCTGCGGCGGTACCGACTCCAGGCGTGTCACTTCCCACCCCGCACGGCAAGAAGGGGGGCGGCATGACTGTCCCCCTGATCATCGGGGGTACCGTCATCGGGATTGCCGTGGTTCTGGCATTGCTCAAGCTCCGCCGGGGCTGATATGGCCCGGTCCTACCAGCCCAACCTCGGGGCGCTCGAGCAGGCCCGGTACCAACACATGCACCGGAGAGCACGCAACCAGCTGGCCGGGTTGGGAGACGCATCCGTTCCGTACGTCCCGTCGGTCGCGGTCCAGGCAGCGATGACCCCGAACCTGACGGGCAGTGGCCCGACCATGACCCAGACCGCAGCGGTCACCGCCACCATGAAGTCGGCAATCATCGCCGCGGCGGTTGAGGTGTCCCTGGCCCAGACCATCGTCTCCACTGTCGGGGATGCCGTTATCAGCGCGGCCACAGTCGCCGCTGCCACGGCAATCACCGGTACTGCGGTCGCCGCAGGAGCCGCCGCCACGTCTGCATGCTTGTCCGCCGGGTGCTGCTGGCCGATTGTCGGGTGGGCCTTCGACGCCTTGGTGATCATCGGGGAATTCATCTCCAGCCAATCCGCCAAGCGCCAGACGGCGTTCGTGATCCAAGAGACCAAGGATCATATCAGCGCCTATGGCCAGGCGGCCCAGGCCGAGATCGACGCCATGCAACTCCAGATCGGGCAGTCCGTCTACCCGACCGCACAGGCCCTGGCTGCGTCGACCCAGGCCCTCAACGGCTTCAACGGACTCGGGGGTCTGCCGCCGTGGGCTCGGGAAGTGATCTCCAAGGTCCAGGTCGATCTGATCAAGCAGGTCGGCAATCTGATCCTGAGTACCGGTGAACTCGGGGCCAAGATCGTGGGGGACAAGCATGGGGAAGAACTGGCTGCTAAGAAAAAGAAGCAGTTCGACGACAACTCGGACCGGGTCCAGCAGATGTTCTCCGGCAAGCTCAAGAACCCCTACCGGATGTTCGCCGACGGGCTCGACGATATCGGGCGCACCCTCGGGGGTGAGCAGGGCGTGCACGTGATCAACCAGAAGTGCTCTGAACTCCAGACGGCGGCCGAGGCAGACATCGATACCTGGAAGACCCAGACCGAGGCGGTGCTCCAGACCCCCGACTACACCCAAGCGGTCACCGTCAACATCGCCAAGGCCCTACGCGCGGACCCGAGTTTTACCGCCAATGTCACCACGATCGCGGCCAACAACCAGATGCTGGTGGCCTACTTCAACGGACTCAACGGGCTCTCCACCGACTCGTCCCGAGCGAACAGCGCCGGTGGCTTGGTGGCGACCCTCGGAGGCATCGCTGCCGCCCTCTATTTCTTTAAGCATTGAAATACCAACCATACCCCCTATCCTGGCATCATCCGCTCTCATGAGCCCCGCGCCAACTTCTCCTTTCTAGGAACCCTACCCATGGCTGGCTACCCCTCGATCAATGCTCCCGGCGCCCGTTCGCTCGCGGTGCCCCCGCCCAAGAGCCTGAAGATCCCGCTCGGGCGCCGACTGGACGCCAAGATGGCGAAGAACCTCATGTCCGCCCGCCCCAAGCGCGTGCCGCGCGACAATGGCGGCGGCGGGTTCTTCCCCGGCATGGGTGAAGAGATGGACGAGACCGAGGTCAAGGTCGGGTACTCCGATCTCGGCCGGTGGTACGGCCCGAACCAGCGCCGCCCGGCGACCAGCGGCATGGCGCGCACCAATCGCCTTGCCGGCCTGGGCGACACCCCGACCGCCGGCTCCGGCACCCCCGGTGCGGCCACCGCGGCTCCCGCCCCGATCATCAAGCGCGTGCCCAATACCCCGCGTCACCTGGTGACCCAAGGCACCCCGACATCGATCTCCTCGGTCTCCGGCCTCGGCGCGCTGCACGCGGCAGCCCACGCCGCCCACGCCAAGACCAAGCATGCGGCGATCGTCAAGCACGCGGCGATCAAGGTGCACAAGCTCGCCCCGGCACACGACGGGTTCATGCCCGGCTTCGGCGCCTTCGACATGGCGAGCCTGACCAGCCCCAAGATGCTCATCGGCGGGGCGCTCGCCTTCGGCGCCTGGTATTTCCTGCTCCGCAAGAAGCGCCGCGCCTGAGCCATGGGCTGGCTGACCCCCGAGATCACCGCCCCCGTCACCCTGAAGCTCACCGCTGATGACGTGCGGCGCGAGGCCCTGGGGCGGATCCTGTCGCTCTCCGGGGCAAGTGTCGGCATCATCGGGGGCATCCTGATCCTGTCCGCGAATCCGGCGCTCAAGGGCGCGGTCACCGCCGGACAGGGCCAGACCATCACCCTGAGCGTCGCGGACGCCAAGAAGAGCGCCCTGGGCAAGTCCTTGGCCCTCATCGGTACTGGCATCGGTGTGGCAGGCTCCCTGCTGGTGATGAGCTCGAACCCGAAGTCCAAGGCCAAATTCGCGTCCGCCTATGACGCCCTGCCCGCCGGACTCAAGACCCACAAGAACGTGCTGATGGCCCTCGGTGGTGCCGCCGTGGTCGGCGGGATCGCCTACATGCTCAAACTCCAGAACTCGCAGTACGCCACATGAGCGACAACATCTTCACCCCGGTCGGCAACACGGACGAGGCGTCGGCCCTGATGGGAACCAGCGGCCGGGTCTGGTCCCCCTTCTCCCCGTTCTTCAACCAGCGCGCCGCGGTGAAGCGAGACTTCGCCGAAGAGCGCGGCCGGTTCAAGCGCATCATGCGCCGCAATCCCCTCTCCGAGCAGGAGAAGCTCGCCCTGGTCAGCGGCACCGATCCCAAGGCTATCGTCCCGGTCACTGCCTCGCTCGCCGTCGGCGGCTTGATCGTGAACCGTGCTTGGGAGGATGCCGCTGACTACTGCGAGTATCTGGTCCGCCACTACCATTCCCGGATAGGTGGTGCGCGAGCGAAGGCGGACGCTGCGCGAGCGAAGAAGGGGCAGGGCCCGAAGATCATATCCAGTTCAGCCATTACCTGGGCGGTGGCGTTCAGCGCCATCGGCCAATACTGCAGGGCCCTGGCCGAGGGCCGGGAGCCGACGCGCCCTGCGCGCACCATCGCCGACCGGAAGGTGGGGGCGGTGATCTCGATGTGGGATGACGTCCGCAAGTCCTGCCTGGCCGCGGAGGGCAACGTCAAGCTGCCGTTTGCCGCCTATTCCGAGATGCCGGTGGTGACCTGCCCCGGTGCCGGTGGGGTGACCAAGTTCTCCGGCCTGACGGGCAAGACCCTCGGCGTGGCAGTGCCAACCGGTCCCGATGTCCGCGGTTGCGCGTCCTTCTGCTACTCCCTGAAGGCCTTCGGCAAGCCCACCTGCGTCGCCCGCCAGCTGATCCTGACCCTCGGCGCGGCTGTGGATCCGGTGCGCCACGCCCAGGTAGTCACCGAGCAGATGACCAAGCTCGCCAAGAAGGGGACCAAGATCCTGCGCCTGTTTGTCGATGGGGACTTCCGCAGCGAAGCCTCGATCATTGCCTGGATGGACCACTGCGTCCGCCCGCTGCATGCGCTCGGCGTCACCGTCTATGGGTACAGCAAGTCGTGGGAGCATCTCCATGCCGTGCACCGGCAGAAGGGCGCATCCTGGTGGCCGACCAACTATGTGATGAACATCTCGAGCGGCAGCCGCTTCGCATCGGATCCGACCTGGCAGGCGCGCATCCGTGAACTGCCGGTTGCCCGCGGCGGTTTCCTGGCGGTGGATCCAATCCAGCGTCTGCTGTGGAAGGCGATGACCAAGGTTCACGGTGAAGCGGTCTGGCAGAAGTACTGCAACGCGGCCAGCCGACACGTCGGTCACCCCGGTGCGGCCGAGAAGCTCCTGCATGCTGTGAAGTCCATGATTGGCAAGGCGAACCCGGCCCTCGTCACCGATTACAACAACTACGTCAACACCATCCACATCATCGAGAATAAGCCGAGTGTGCTCAAGCGCATCGCCTCGATCGCCGGCGAGAAGGCACTCAAGCCGGGCCCAGTTGTCCAGGCCAGCACCTGGGCCTTCTTGTCCGAGCTGGTCAAGGGGCAGGAGATGCCGTGCCCGATCGCATGCGGGTCGTGCCCAAAGACCGCGATCATCACCCACGACAAGGTTGTGCGCGCCGCCTTGCAGCCGGAGCTCGATGCCCTCGGGGCCGAAATGCAGAAGAAGCACGGGATCTCGGAGAAGGAGCGCCGAGACTGGGAGGAACACGTCCGGGGCACCGACGCGACGACCGTGTCTGCTGGCGAGGCTGAGGCCCGCAAGAACTACCGCGCCCAGGTCGCCGCCCAGATCGAGAAGGGCTCACCGCTCATGCACTGGTGCGGGAACAAGAAGATGAAGCAAGACATCATCATCGGGTTGCATTGACGTGCTAACTGGCCCCCGTTCACGAATTCCAGTAGAATCCGCCACAACCCTGGATACAGTAGGCCACCTATGATCCGCCGACGCCGCAGCCATCGCCGCTTCCGCCGCAACGCGCGCCCTGGTGAGAACCAGATCCCGACCGTGCGCATCGTCCGCCGGCCGAGCAAGAACCCCCGCCGCTTCATCCGCCGCAATGTGCCGATCACCCCGGCGCAGGCTGCCGCGATGAAGGCTGTCCTCCGAGCTCACGGCTACCTCAAGACCAACCCACTCCGCCGTCGCCACAAGCGGCGCAATCCCCGAAAGCACCGCATGGCACGCCATCACCGCAAGGTCCGCCGGAACCCCGCACCCCCGAAGGGCAAGCGCGCTGGCAGCGTGTTCAAGCGCAAGGGCAAGTGGTTCCGCATCTCACTCAAGAAGGTCCGCAAGGGTCGCCGCGTCGTCCGCCGCCGCGTCACCGTCAAGACCACCGCCCGCGCCGCGAAGCGCAGCCGCCGCTAAGCCTGCTCACCCTCACCTGATTCTGGAGACTCCCATGCCCCGTCGCCGCCACAGCCGCTACCGCCGGAACCCCGGCAAGCTCCCCGTCAAGGTCACCTTCCGCAAGGGTGGCAAGCACGTGGTGATCTTCCGTCACCACAAGGCCACCGCCGCGACCAAGGCCAAGCGCCGGGCCGCGGGCAAGCGCCTTGCCAAGATGTGGACCGCCAAGGAGCGGATGGCGAACCTGCGCAAGGCGTGGGCTGCGAACCGCCGCCGTCGCTGAGTCGACCGTCAGCTGACCCGCAGCCCGGTCCTCCGCATCCTTGCGCGACCGGGCGGCACACCAGGACGAGCACATGCTCCCGCTCATCATCGGCATCGGCGCCGCAGCCCTCCTCCTCGGCCGTAAGGTCGTACGACGGACACGTCGGAATCCGCGGACGTATCGGCGGGTGAGTCGGAGGAATCCGCTAGAGGCCTATCACTTCTACTTCAGCACCCACCCGTCACTGATCCACGGGAAGCGTATCGGGTGGACCCGTTACGGCATGAGCGCCGAGCAAGTGAAACGGCTTGGCATCGCAGCAGCGAAACATGACTACCCGAAGGCCTGTGACTTCGCAGTGGCGAAGATCAAGAAAGGTTTACGGGCCAACCCCCTCCGCCGCGGCTCCTCCCGTGCCACCATCAGCGGCAACATCCGTAAGCTGATCCATGAAGGGCGCCCGCAGAAGCAGGCCATCGCCATCGCGCTGCGCACCGCTGGTGTCGCACGACGCAACCCGACCAACTGGGAGCAGCTGTTCGCCCAGGAGATGGCCCGCCAGCGCGCCGCTGGCACTGCAGCGCCCAAGCCGACCGGGTATGCAAGCGTCGCGACGATGCCGAACCCCGGGAAAATAGGGAATCGAATCGTCGCGCGTCACATGATCATGACGCAGGGGCGTGATAAATCTCTGCGCGAAGCGATTGATAAGCAACTCATGTATTCCCCTGGATCCAGGGAGCGTAAGAACTGGGCAGAGATTGCCCGTATCCTCGCGGGCAAGACCAATCCACCCCGCCGCAAGGGCAAGCGCAAGGTCCGCCGCTCAAAGATCTCGGTGAGTCAGGCTGCGGCGCGGCTGATGCAGTGGCGGTGGCATCACAACCCGGGAGGCAGCGATCTGGTGCCCTGGATTGTCGAGACCACCGAGATGCGCGGCTTCTCCCACGGCAAGCCCAACATCCGCACCGAGAAGAGCGCCTTCCGCGGTAAGAGCCACACCGCCAAGGCTCTCGCTGCTTGGGTGCTGCGCTACAACCAGTCCTTCACCTCGGGCGGGGTCAACAGTCACGCTTCCAAGGCCTTCGGCTACGAGCCCTACGCCTTCAAGGCCAAGCTGATCAACCAGCGCAATGGGCGAGTCGCCGCGACCTACAGCGCTCCGAAGTTCCAGGTGCTCTGACCCATGCGCTCCGCCACCCCCTCCCTCGCCGACGGCGACATCAACGCCGACTACAGCGTCCTGCCGGAGAACGGCAACGACGCGGTCGACGCGACCGTCCAGAAGATGGTCGAGATGGCGGCCGGCAAGTGGGGCCGCGAGAGTCCCAAGATCCGCGCTGCGGCGATCAACATCGTGCGGGGTCTGGATCCGATCACTGGCGAACGATTCGCGCCTCAGGTCGCCAGCAAGGACTACTACGGGATGCTCGAGCAGATCCACAACTGGGTCCGCGACAACATCATGTATGTCAAGGACGTAGTGGGTCAGGAAACCCTGAGTTATCCCGAAGAAACGCTCTTCAACTCCCGTGCAGAGGACTGTGATGGGCAAGTGATTCTGGAGATGGCCCTCCTCGGCTCGATCGGCTTGCAGAGCTATCCCGTCATCGTCGGGATGTTCCCGGGCCACTACTCACACGTCTACATGTATGCCGAGGTGCCCCCGGGGCGCCATCGCAACGCCGACACCACCTGGGCCGCCGATCCCATCATGAAGGACTGGCCGCTTGGCAGGGAGGCCCCGGCTGATAGGGTCAAGGCTAAGAAGGTCTACTCGAACCTCGCAGGATTTAACATGCCACTCAACGGATATGCTTCTTCCGACGCGGCGTTCTCTCCCCAGGACGAGCTCGAGGCCACGCAAGTCGGCACCGTGCTCGCCACCCGCCTGACCGACTCCGGGGGTGCTGGGCAGATCGTCAATGCGAACCGCCTGACCCAGTGGGGCGATGAGCTGGACGACATGTTCAATGCCGAAGCGACCGTCAATCCGATGCAGGCCGCGCCTGCCAGCCTGCTCTACGCCCGCGGCCCGGTGGTCGCCCGTGCAGCACGCGAGCAGACCTCCTACCTCAGCGAAGCCCCGCTCGGCGGGGGACGCAACCGGCCCGGGATGCGCCGTGGCCCCCTGATCATCACGGTCAAGGACAAGGCAGTCGGCGATTCGGTCACCAAGCCCAAGGCTCCGACCGTCAACGGCCTGATGGGCCTGGCAGACTACCTCGGTGAGCTCGCCCCGATCGCCAAGGTGGTCGGCAAGCGCATGAGCGTGAACGGCAAGCGCGACGCGCTCCATGCCACAGCGGCGGCAGCCCACCTCGCCAAGAACCAGGCCAAGAAGGCGACCAACCGGGTGGTCAAGCTGCAGCGCGACGGGTTCATGCCCGGCTTCGGCGCCGACATGCAGCCGGACAAGACGCTCGATGTCGCCATGCAGATCGAGAAGCTGGCCCACCAGGTCTCGGCCCAGGCCGATCAGATCGCCCAGCTCGCCGCCGGCAGCAGCCCACTCCGCCAGCAGGCCCTGAGTGTCGATCTCGGGGCGATGGACTACATGAACGAGCATGCCGCGGTGTCGGACCTGCTCGACAACATGCAGCTCCCCAACGTGCCGACCAAGGACATGGCCAAGCTCAAGTCCGTCGCCCTGGTCAACTGCATCCAGGATCCGGACGTCAAGCAGCTCGCCGTCGATCTCGCCCAGACCGATCTGCCGACCGCACCTGGTGCACGCGTCAAGACCCGGCTGCCCGAGGGCGCCATCGTGCGTGACCAGATGGGCAAGGTCATCCAGAATGGCGGGGGTGATGATAGCCTGGCCGGCCTGGGCGAACTCACCCGCAAGCGCCGCATCAAGCGCGCCCTGGCCGAGTTCAACGAGAGCACCGACACCAGCGCCATCGCCAACGCCCTGCGCGCCTCGGCGAATGGCCTGGCGGGCTACGCGAATGAACCGGGCCTCGGGCGTTCCCTGAGCCAGGCCATCAGCGGCGTGGCCAAGTCCGTGGTCGCCAGCATCACGGTCCCCGTCAAAGCTGCGGTCGCGACCGTGGTCGACCCGATCAAGCTCGCCCAGACCGTCGCCACCGGCGGCTCGGTGAAGGCGGCGCTCACGAGTGACGTCCAGAACGTCACCAACCCGATGAACCAGGCGCTCAAGCAGATCGTCACCAGCACCCAGAAGGCTCCCTCGACCCCGGCGACCCCGGCGACCCAGTATGAAGACGCCAACGGCAATATCATCAGCGCTGGGTTGTACAACAGCCTGATGTTGAACCCGTCGACCCCTGAGAGTTGCTTCGACGCGAACGGCAGCGCCCTGAACACGACCGGCTGCGTCTACGCGCCGGGCACCCCGGGCGCGACCGTGACCCAGACCACCGGCGCGTCGACCCTGTCCCAGTTCCCCGGCGGGACCTGCTTCAGCGCATCCGGTGCCTCGACCGGTGCGACCGGATGCTTCAGCCCGTCGACCGGTGCGGCCTGCTGGACCTTCACCAGCGCCACGACCGCCCCGACCGCGACCAACGCGGCCCCGGACTGCCCGATGGCTCCGGTGTCTGGATACAACCCCCAGGTCATGGGCCCCTATGCCAGCGGCCCGGGCGCTCAATGCTTCAACGTGACCACGGGTCAGCCGACCGGTGTGCCGGGATGCACGAGCCCCTCGACCGGTGTGGCGTGCTACGCCTGGCAGGGCCCGTCCGCCCCGCCGGTCGCGACCAATGCCGCGCCTGACTGCGCCGGGGCGACGTACAATCCGTACGCTGCCCAGCAGCCGTACTATCCGCCCGGCGGCGGTGCGTCACCGTACGACCAGTCCACGCCCGATGGCACCAACTACGACCCGAATACGGGTGAGAGCCTGACCTCGACCCCGGACTACTCCAACCAGGGTCCCCCGGACGACAGCGGCTTCGGGCCCGACCAGATGGGCCCGGCGTCCTATGCGGACAACAGTCAGCAGGACGAGAACACCGTGGCGGTCTCGGCCAGCGGTGGCGGCGGGTTCGACCCCTCGGGCAACTCGGGCATCACCGCCGGCGGCCAGTCTGACAGCGGTGATGATGGCTCGGATGATGGCGGCTCGGATGATGGCGGCTCGGATGATGGCGGCACTGATGATGGCTCGGGCGATGCGACCGATGTGTCCCAGTACAACGCCCCGTCCCAGGCCCCGAAGCACAAGAAGCACAAGTATTACAACATGGACACCGACTCGGGCGGTGACAACTCGGACACCAGCGACAGCGGCGAGGCCTCCGACGATGACAGTGACCTCGACACCGGGATCAACGGCGACGTGGCCACGGGGGACATGTACCCCGAGGACGATCTCAACGAGGATGGGGGCGCCGGCTACGGCCGGGGCACCGCCCTGACCCCGTCGATCGAAGGCCTCGGGGCCTTCTCCGCCTCCAGCCTGGTCAAGCCGGCACTCGCGATCGGCCTGGGCATCATCCTGTGGAAGACCGTCGGTAAGAAGCTCTTCAAGCGGAAGCGTGCCTGATCATGCCCCTCCCCCGCCCCTTCGTCGACAATTCCTATCGGACTGAGAGCGTCGATCTCCAGCCGTTCGGGAACACCGTGTCGATCGAGACGGGCTCGGACAACCCGTTCGAAGACGACCAGGGCATCGAGGTCGTAACCCAGCAGAGCGGGGGGATGGCGGGGCCTGATCCACGGATGCGCTCGCGCAAGACCCTGGTCCGGGGAACACGCGTCACCGCGCATCCCGCCGGTGTGTCCCGTACGTACCACACCCGCAGCCAGGCCAATCGCCAGGGCTTCATGCCCGGGATGGCGGGGTTCGCCGGTCTGGGTATCGACATGCCGACTGATGACAGCGGTAGCGGCGGCGATGCCACCCCGGCCGATGCCACCGACTTCAACGCCCTGACCACCGACCAGGATGCCTCCCTGTTCGCCCAGCCGGCACCCCAGAACCAGAACCTCTTCGCGATGCCTGCGCCGGGCCAGCCGGGCAGCGGCCTGCCCGCACCGAGCGCCGCAGCCACGCCTGCAGCTGCCCCTGCCGCCGCGCCTGCCGCTCCTGCAGCAGGTGGCGGGGGTGCAAAGGCTGCCAGTGGTGCGGCCACCGCCCTCACAGCGTTGACCGCCCTGACCCAGGCTGCCGGCCAGACCGGGACCGCGGTGCTCGCTGCCCAGACCAAGGCGGCCCAGGCGAAAGCAGCCCAGAGCAAGCTCCCAGCCGCAGCCAGCGCGCTCGGCAAGCAGGTCGAAACCTACTGGCCCTACATCGCTGGCGGTGTGGGCCTGGTGCTGGTGCTCGGCCTCGTCTTCGGTGGTGGCTCCCGCTCGACCACCGTCATCGCCGCGCCTGCAGCTGCTCCCGCCAAGACCAATCCCCGCAAACGCCGTCGCTGAGAGATACCCATGCCACTCCCCAAAGCATTCGTCGATAGCTCCTACCGCACCGAGCCCGTCGATCTGCAGCCCTTCGGCAACACGGTCTCGATCGAGACCGGCTCGGACAACCCGTTCGAGGATGACCAGGACGTGGAGATCTTCTCCCAGCAGAGCGGCGGGATGGCCGGGCCCGATCCGCGCATGCGTTCCAAGAAGACCCTGATCAAGGGCACCAAGGTCACGACCCACCAGGCTGGTGTGGCGCGCACCTACAAGACCCGCAGCCAGGCCAATCGCCAGGGCTTCATGCCCGGGATGGCGGGGTTCGCCGGTCTGGGTGCTGATCCGGCGCCAGGCCTGGACCAGGACGAGGGCAATCCGCCCGGCTACGTGCCGCCGGCTGGCCAAGCGGCCCCTGCATCCCCTGCTGCCCCTGCTGCCCCGCCCACCGGCGCCTGGGCCGCCCTGACGAGCCTGTTCTCCGCGGTTCCCGCCGGCGTCACCGCCTATGAGACCGCCAAGAGCAACGCTCCCAAGCCCCCAGGCATGCCGCCTGCGGGCATGCCCCCGGCCCCCGGCAAGAGCACCAGCATCACCAAGATGCTGCCCTGGATCCTGGGCGGTGTTGGCGTGCTGGTCGTCGGCGGCCTCCTGGCCGGCCGCAGCAAGCCGGCAACCGTGGTCGCCACCAATCCCCGCCGCCGGCGCCATCGCCGCTAACCCCACCAGACCTCTGCCCCTCTCCTGAAGGAACCGACCCATGCAACGTGACATGTCCTACGAGCTCGACTCGGTGTTCTCTGGCCGAGGCGCTGGTGAGCTGGTGCAGGTCCAGCAGCCCCGCACCCGCATGAGCCGGACTCCCGGCCTGCAGCAGACCACCCGGTCCTCGGTGACCAAGATCAGCGCGCCGCTGGATCACAAGCTGTCCACGAGCCATCCCCACAACATCACGGCCCACAACACCAAGAGCCTGGCTCATGGTCTCGGCAAGCCGTTGAACGCCCGGTTCTATACCGAGCCGAGCGACCTGGCAGGCATCGAGGATCTCGCCTGCGATGATGGGGACATGGGGATGGGGATGGGGGCCTATGATGACGATGACATGCCCTTCGGCGACCTGACCCTCCCGTTCATTGGCCCGGTCAGCAAGACCGGCGTCGCCATCGCCCTGATCTCCGGCTTCATCGCGTGGAAGCTGTTCAAGCCCAAGCGCGCATGAAAGCGATCCTGGGCATCGGCCGGCTGCTCGCACTGCACCTGGTCGATCCCACCACCGGTCGAACCACCACACGAAAGACCCCTGGCACATGGCTCGGATGGGACACCACGACGCGGCAATTCCTGCTCTGCAAGCCCAAGGGGCGCAGCCGGGCACCGTTACCGTCACGCGTCGTGCGGGCACATCGGCGATTCCACGCCCACGATCCGGCCTCTGGTGGGCGCCTGGTGGAGGTGCCGACACCGATCGGACGGCGCCAGCAGATCGCGCTGATCAAGGCCCTGGACTACTTCGTGCCCAAGCAAGTGATCAGCCCCGACAAGAATCCGTTCGGGTGGACACACGCCTTTGGGGACACCGGCCACAAGGGCGGAACCTATACCGCGAAGGTGATGCCGGCGCTGGTCAGGGACTCGCGCGGTAACCTCTTCATCAAGCGGCGGAAGGGTAACATCTTCACCGTCGACACCTGGCTCCGAGGATAGAACACCATGGCCGCCCTCCCCTTCAAACTCAAGATGAACGCCAAGACGCTCGGCATCGGCGCCGGTGCCCTGGTCGGCCTGTTCCTGGTCTACAAGCTCGCCTTCCACAAGAGCAAGAAGGCGGCCGAGGATACCAGCACCTCCGGTGATGCCGCGGCCCTCGCCCAGATCCAAGCCCAGCTGAACCAGCAGGGCCAGACGCTCGCTGCGGCCACGGCGGCACCTGCAGCCCCAGCCTACGGCACCCCCGGATATGGGTTGCCCTACACCCCGGCGTATGCCGCTCCCACCTACGGCACCCCGGGCTATGTGGCCCCCTATGCGGCCCCGGGCACCACCCAGGCCTCAGGACCTCCTGCTACCCCGCCGGTCGGGGGGTACCAGTGGATCTGGAACGGCGCCGCCTGGACCCAGACCCCGGCCGCCACCCCGGTCGGGATGCACTGGCAGCAGCTGGGATCGACCTTCCAACTCGCCCCGAACGCTTCGAGCGTGGCCTACATCGATCGCCGGCCGGCGAGCCCGGCCTCGATCATCCCGACCACGGTGCTCACGCCGCCGAACTAGCAGATCTCCCGGTAGAGCATGCCGTCGAGCTGGACGCGCACGTCCACGTGGCGGTCCCTCCAGTCGATGTCGCCGGTGTTGAGGACCAAGCTGAAGTGTTGAACGGGCGGGATATACAGGCTGGGAGTGATACCCAGGTGCTTGAGCCGAATCGGCGGCAACCCTGGCGCAGCAGCGGCGTCCTTCTCCACGTCGTCATCCCGCTCCATGTTCATGAGCGGCAGGTTGAAATAGAGCTTCTCACCGATCTGAAAGTAGAAAGACGCCTTCGAGATATCGACGACCTTGGAGAGCGAGATCCGGATCCCGTCGAGGAGAAATCGTTTCGGCCAGGTGAATTGCCCGGCCGTGCGCATGTTGGTGTAGGCTTCAGACCGGCCGTTCGGATTATGGAAGAAGCAGATGGTGCTGTGGGCCGCCCACGGCTGGGTGTCATAGATCGAGCGTCGCCCTTTCTCGAGGCGGACCCCTCCCTTGCGGTGGTCCTTGACATGGACGTACTCAACCGGGACTTCGACGAGCCAGGGGGCCCCCGTCCTTCTCTCCTTCATATACCTGGACGATCGAGCCTCTGCCCGGGTCTTCGAAGATCTTTTCAGCCATGATGAATCTCCTTGTGGTGGTAGAGTTACTGGATTTCCCGGTGGATCGTGCCATCGAGTTGCACCCGGATCTCGGCCGACTCGAAATGCTTGCCGCCGGTATTGATGGTCAGGCCGAACCATTGGACCGGCGGGATGTAGATCGTCGGGGTGATGCCCACGTGCTTCAGACGCATGCGCGGGAGCAGGGGGCCGTACTCGCCATCCTTGATCGGGTCGTCGTCCCGCTCCATGTTCTTGAGCGGCATGGTGAGGTACCTCTTCTCGCCGATCTGGAGTTCGAAGTGCGCCTCGGAGATGTCGACGAGGTGGGAGAATGAGATGCGCACGCCATCGAGATCGAAACGCTTGGGCCAGGTGAGCTGACCTGAGGTAGCTAGATTGGTGATTGCCGGCCCCCGATTCGGCCCGCCGCCGGTCTGGAAGAAGACGATCGGGGGTGGATTAGCGATGTACTCATCGCGGCGTCCCATCGGCACGTTGAACATGGTCCCATGGACCTGGGTGTCGTAGAGCGGCTGGCGACACGATTCCAGGCGGATCGTTCCGTTCTGAGCATCCTTGTGCTCGGTGAAGCGCGCACCGGGGGATGGTTTCAGGTCATCCAGGCCACGCGAGCCCTGCAAGGCATCATCCAGCTGCTTGGCAAGATCTGCGTCTGATACGTCCTCGAAGCCGGTCAGGGATTGCCAGTACTCCTCGGTCGAGCGAAAGACCTGGCCTTTCTCCGGCTTGGGGTCCTTGGTCTTCTTCGGTGGTTTGGTCGCGGCAGGCATGGAGAGATCTCCTGGCATGGGGTTGGTGGTGCGCGTCATGTGACGTTGGAGCACCTCTTGGATGGTGAGCTGGTAGGACTCCGAATGTGCTTTGTACCAAGCCAGCACATCGGGATCGATGCGCATGGTGATCGAGGTTTTCTTCTTGGGCATACCTGTATGTACGTAGATACGTACAGACTTGCAAGACCCGAGACGTACATACGAGCTGGGTCTTGGTGCATCGGGCGAAGGGCATAGGCTGGGCCGTGTCGCATGTGGTTGCGCCGCCTCCTCTGCTGGGGCCGCCCGATCAACAGCATATGTGCAATCGCTTCTGCCGCTCCTGATGAGCGTGACGAGAACCCCGATGCCCATGATGCTGATGTCCAATCCAGGTCTGCACCTCGCCCTGCTCGGGAACCCGTATCGCGGTCGTTCCCGCAAGCGCCGTCATTCCTGTTCCAACCCTCGTCGTTCACACCGCCGTGCGTCCGCACGTCGGCACCGTCGTTCCCACACCCAAAGGAGAAACCCCATGGGATTCGCCAAGCAGTACGTGAGCTCCGTCAAGGCAGCTCCCCGTGAGATCCTCGGGATCTTCAAGGGCAAGAACAAGATCAAGAACATCGCCTTCGCGCTCGGTGGCGCCGTCGCCACCTACGCCCTGGGCGGAATCGTCAACACCTCACTCGTGACCCCCGGTCTCAACGCCATCCCTGGCGCGGGTCCGGCGCTCAGCGGCCCGATGGCCAAGCGCGTGATCGGTGCGGCAGTGCCCTTCACCCTCGGCTTCGTCGCCAACAAGTTCATCAAGGGTGACCTCGGCAAGGCCCTGGTGGTTGGTGGGGCTATCGCCTCGCTCGCCGAGGCGATCAGCCCCGGGCTCATCGCCCGCCTGGTCTACCACACCCCGGCTGTCGGCCCCGTGGCCGTTGCTGCAGCGCCTGCTGCCGCTGTCCAGGGCCCGGTGAACGGTCTGAATGGTCTCGGGGGCTACGTTGACGCGCGTGCGTACAACGGCACCGGGGACATGGCCCCGCTCGACGGCTATGTCGACGCCCGCGCCTACAACGGCACCGGCGAAGAGCTGGCCGGCTATGTCGACGCCCGCGCCTACAACGGCACCGGGGACATGGACGATGACCTGGCTGGCATCGGCAGCGACTACCTGACCGAGAGCACCAAGTACATGGAATCCTATCTCTGATTGAGGTAGACCATACGTAGGGGCCGCCCGTGGGCCCCTGCCGCTCTTTCCCAATCTCTTCACCGCCTTCATTCGGTTCGCTGCCCACCGGCGCTTTGCATGTGGGACTGACAACGACCCGTATACCCATTCCTGGAACAACGAGGAAGCCCCTCACGTTCCGGGTCCCCTGAATCCCCTCTTGGGGAGGAGAACACAATGCCCGTCTTCCGCACCGTCAAGGATGCCCGCTCCGGCTCGATCCGGCTCGAAGCCATCCACCAGCCGCTGTATGACAGCGTGCTGCTCGCCACCACCCTGCAGACGTCCGCAACGCTGTTCTCCCTCGGGAACAACGGTCGCTCGGCGCTCTACACCAACCTCCAGACCGCTGGCCAGCTCAGCTGGCCGAAGCGCTTCTCGATCCGCGCCCTGCGTCAGGTGCTCGGCTTCAACAGCGCGACCTACGCCAACGTGGCCGCCTTCTGGGCTGCGGCGTTCTACCAGCTGCAGGTGGGTGAAAAGGTTTATCTCACCATCCCGGCGTTCATCCTCACCGCCGGCGGCGGCCTGAGCCAGCAGACCCTGGTCCCGGCTACCGCCACCACGGCGGGAACCATCAACTGTGAAACCGGCTGGCCGGACCAGCGGAATATCTACTCGCTGCTGCACTCGATTTATTTGCCGCCCGTGCAGAACTTCTTCCTGGCACTGACGACCGCTGGCGGGACCCTGACCGCTTCGACGTACTGCCACATCTTCCTGGAAGGTGAGCTGCTCCGCGAAATCCAGTAAGCCAAACGGTTTACAAGGATTCACGAAAAACCCCGGGCTTCGGCTCGGGGTTTTTCCTTTTCTCCTAGGCCTCCGGAGGCCGCACTACCACCTCCAACAACCCATCCAGCGCACTGACGAACTGCTGCTGCACCGCTTTGGCCAGCTCCTCGCTCGGGTATTCGCAGCTGTACATCTGTCCGCTGGACATCTCCAGCTGGATGACCCAGCCCAGGTCCGGCTTCTCCTGATCCGGCCGCAGCGGTTTGCTCGATCTGCGCAGCGCCGCCGGGCGCATACATACGATCTGACCCGCCTCGATCCACTGCTGGTGTTCGGGGGGTGATCCAGGATTGAACAGCACAAGCATATTGCCTCCTACGGAACGGGTTTCATAGTGGGATGATGGACCTGCACGATGCGATTGCCTCGCTCCCTGAGATGGAGCGCCTGATCATCCGGCTGCGGTGGCTCGAGCAGTTCTCAGTGGATGACATCGCGCATTGCCTCCGCATCGCCCCCGACCAGGTACTCGCCTACGACACCCAGGCCCGCGACCGCCTACGCCGGCGGCTTGACCCAGCTGACCTGCATTCCTTCGATCTGGGCCCACTTGAGCACGTCGGCTAGCTGGTGCCACTCGTCCGCCCACCGGTCGTTCCCTGCAGGCCCGGCAGTGCTGCGCAAGGGGTCAATGGCCCCGGTGAAATCGGTGTTCCCCTCCTTGTCATCCCCGAAGTAGTCCACCTCGGTCGCTGCCAGGGTGTGCGCCAGGCCCAGGGCCATGAGCGATGAGAACCGCTGGTGGATGGGCAGCTCCTCCCAGGGAATCCGTCGCAGGTTCCCCAGCGGGATCTTGAGCTGGATATGGGCATCCCAGGCCAGGCGCAGTGCGTCCGCGATCGAGCAGAGTCCGACCCTGGGGGTCTGGCGATACCAGGTGAGGGCCTCCCAGTCGCCGATGCACCACCAGTCACAGGGCCAGAATTCGACCGCAGCATTGACCCCGATGATCACATCATAGACGCCCTTCCGCCAGGCCCAGGACGCCTTCAGGGAGGGCCCTGGGCAGAGGATCGCGGCTCGGGTCATGGTGGGATCAGGGTTGAGGTGCCGGCTAGGTGCTGGGGCTCGGTTCCCGGGGCGTAATCCTCCCAGGGCGGCCCGAGCTCTGCCGGCGGGGGTTCGGTGACCCCGTTGAGCCGCAGGGTCTGCTGGATGAGCTGGCGCATCGCGCTGGCCACAGCGAGCGCCTGGGGTCCCGGCATCGCTTCGATCTGCACCAGCACCTGCTGCCCGAGCATGGCACGTACCACAGCATCCCCGGACTGGTCATCCTGGGGCAGCACGACCGAGATCTCCGGGACGATCGGGGTCATCCTAGGCCTTCTCTGCGTCCTTGACGGGCGCTATACCGATGATGGTACGAATCCGGGCCTTGGCCACCTCGCTGAGTCCCTGGAAGGCCAAGTCGATCATCTCCGGGTGGTCATTCACCAGCTCGCCGAAGACCTTGGATGCGATATACTTGCCCGCCCCGTCCTTCTTCGCCAGGTTCTTACCCGCGGTGATCGCCGGGATGATCCCCATCATGTCGAGCTTGAACCCGTTGCCGGCGAAGAGCCCGTCGAGCGTCGAGCGGATGGTACCGAGCACCTTCTGGACGTCGGGGTCGGTGGAGTGGTCGGTCATGGGAGCTCCAGCTCGGGTTCGGGCAGAGCGTCGACCTCCGCCTGGTCGGCGGGAGCGGCATCGTCAGGGGCGATCGTGGCGACCGGGTCCTCCAGGATCCGGAGGTCGGGGCGATCGTGGGCGACTCCCGTCGGGTCGGTGAGAATACCGCGGTAGATCGCGCGGTTCTTGATCACCCGGTGGACCTTCCCCTTGTACCAGATCTTGGCGCCGTGCCCATTCTCCCGCAGGTAGCGCGCAACCTCGTTCAAGGTCATCTTGGCGCCGTCGACCAGGGAGAAGATCAGGCGAACGATCGGAGCCTTCTGAGGGTCGATCGTCAGGTCGTGGTTGACCACCATGTACCCATAGGGCTTGTTCCCCCCGATCCACCCACCACGGGCGTACTTGTTCTGGGTCCCCAGCTTCATGCGCATCTGGATCAGGTGGCGCTCGTACTGGGCGAAGGACCCGAGCACCTGACGCATCAGCACGCGCACCGGATCCGCGCTGGCGGCAGAGTCGGCCAGGAAGCTCTCGCTCGCGTAGGCGACCCCCAGGGTGATGGCGTGGCGCTCGAAGAAGGAGAACAGCATATCCTGCTCGGCGGCGACACGCGACAGGCGGTCGAGCTTCCAGATCAGCAGCTTGGACCGATCCTGCTCGCACAGCTTGGACTGGTCGCGCTCGCACAGCTTGGCGATCAGGGAGGACAGCAGCGGTCGGGGCGATGCCGCGGGCACCTCCTCGGGTTTCATGCCCGGGAGGCGGACGGTGAACAAGGGCTTGGCGGCCGACGCCTTCTCGTAGACGATCCGCGGCTCGGGGATGCCCGAGCGCTGGCAGTAGCCGAGGATCGCCGTCCGCTGGACATCCGGCGACTCGTTGTCCTCGTGCGTGTCATCACTGACACGGACGTAGGCCCATATCGTTGGCAGCGGCTTCTCGCCGAAGGCATCCGCGATGCCGGTAAGGGTGGTGATGAAGCTCATGATCAGAGCGCCACTGTCCAGGGATTCGGGAAGGCGATGGCATCGGCGTGCTTGTGGAAATTATGCTCGTTGATCCCCTGCTTGAGCAGCATCTGCTTGGTGTACTCGATGGGATTCGCGTTCTGGGTGGACTGGGCGTTGACGAACTTCAGGAACTGGATCAGCACGAGCGCCTTGACCCGGTCGACCACCAAGCCGCCCTCCGTCGCGTCCTTGTCCCCTTGCCAGAACCGGAGATAACCACCTTTGGTCTGCTCCGTGTAATGGATGTCCTCGGCCAGGTTCCAGCTGGCGGCCCGGACATCGACGCAGACATTCTTCCACGCCAGGCGCTTGGCCTTGTACATATCGAGGCTGAATCCCATGAAGGCCTTGATCTGCTCCTGGGTGGCGAGCAGCTGGCGGTCGGCCGCACCCGCGAGACCCTTCGACGAGCCCTTCAGGGCCTTGATGTTCTCCTCGATGCACGTCCGCAGCTCGGTGTTGTTCTTCGCCTCGGCGGTGCTCTCCAGGAACATGCTGTAGGCGTCCATCCATTGGAGGAGCGAGAGGGGTTGCGCGCCGGGGGTGAGGATCTTGGACATGTCAGTCGTCGCTTTCGTCTTCGATCGTGCCGATGGCGATCAGGAACAGGGCGTAGCCACGGGGCCAGCCCTCCCCGTGAGTCTCCTGGATGTGGACCATCCTGGTCTCGACCGGGACATACATCTGGGTGTCGCTGTTGATCTTCTGCAGGTCGGCCAGCACCCGCCCCAGGATCGGCTCCAAGCCGCGCACCTGGGTCGCGTGGATAGGCACCACATAGGGCTGGATCAGCAGTGGTGACCCGATGCCATCCTCGGCCAGGGCGAGGGAGAGCACCAGGGCGCCATCGAGCTGGCCCTGGGAGACCCCGGTGACGTTGTTGGAGAAGGCGAAGTCCTGGAGGCGCTTGTTGAACCCGTCGATGGATTCGGCACCTTCCGGGTGGTAGGTGAAGATCTTCATGGTTTAGAATCCTTCTCCGCCTGACCGGCGAGGTCCGCCTCGCCGGCGGGGGCGGGTGGGAGAGTGGGAAGAAGCGCGGTCTCATCCGTCGCGCGAACACCCCCTGCGGCGGCCTCTGCTCGCTGCCGGGCATGCTCCTGCGCCAGCACCTGCTCGAATGGAATCTGCACCCCGCCCAGCATCTTCTCCACCGCCGAATCCACCGGCACCACCCCCGCAGGCCGCGACGCCGCCTTCACCACCAGACCCCCGGCACCATCCGGGGGAAGCTCAAACGCCACGTCCATCCCATACTTCTCCCGCAGCGCTTGCTGCTGGGAGATACGGCTGAACTGGTAGAAGCTCAGGGGGTCACCCACGATCAGATCGTCCCCGTGCTCGGTATTGGGCGACGCCGCGAGCCATGCCGGGCATTGCGCCTGGCGGCCATCATGCATCTCGACGACCCCGGGGCACTTGATGACCTCGTTCTCCTGCCCGTCGATGAACACCCGGACAATCTTGCTGAAGTCCGCCCGCGGGGCGACCTCAGCCTGGCACTTCGGGCACTTCAGGCCGCATTCGGCGATCTCTTGACGCGGGACGCAGTAGACCTCGTGACTGTTGCCCCCGGCCCCCTCCCCGTGGACGCGCATGTGCCGGTCGTGTGGCGGGGCCCAGGGCACCTCCCCGGCGATCCGCTGCAGCCAGGCGAACTGATCAGTCCCCCGTGTCCACCACCGGATGGCCCAGAGGGCCCCCAAGAAGGCGGCAATGCCACCAACGAACGACAGCACCATCCATAGCCACATCATGTGAGCAACCCTTCCCAGAAGCCTGGTGTCGCCATCAGTTCGCCCTGGCAGATCCGATTGCCGCGGCGGGACTCGAGGTAGTCGATATGGAGGGACCAGCGCTTCCACGGCACCCGCACCCCGCCCTCAGCCATGTGCACGTCGACCACCCGCACCCGCATCCCGGCCATCTGCATCCGGTCGATCTGGAACTCCTGGACTCGGGAGAGCGGTTTGCCGTGAGCCTTGGCCTCGACCCATGCAGCACCGTAGGTGAGATGACTGAATACCAGGTCTGGGGTGCCGCCCTTGATCGGCTTGAGATACGACCACCACCCGTCGCGGGAAAAGACCTGGGTGAAGCACTTGGTCAGGCGCCGCTTGAACAGGGACTCTGGCTGTGGCATCTATGTAGGGTTACGTGTCCCTAGGCAGAGTCAAGGCCCCTCGCCGGAGTGGATGGGACGGGCGTCCTGATCACCTGGGTGGCGCTCAGCTGAATGGCCTTGGTATCGAGCGCCTCGACCAGGGCCCAGACGATCGATGAGAAGCTCCGGTCAGGATGGCGCTTGCGGAGCCGGGTGACCATCGCGCGCTGCCTCGGGGTGGACCACAGGGTCAACGTCCGATTGGGCCGGGAACTGGACCGCGACGCAGACGGTACGGGTGGTGCGGGCTTGGCAGGCATGGATGGTCCTCAGGCGAGGGGTGCAACGGGCAGGCGGACGGGCCCGGCAGCCTTGACAGCGCGGGCGCGGGCGACGTTGTAGACGCGCCCTGGGGGCGGCATGAAGAGCTTGAAGCAGTCGACAGTATGGCGACACCAGGTGCGCGTGCAATGGTCGCCGACCACAGGGTACGTATGCTGTAGCACGGCATCACTCATCAGGAACCGGCAGAACCCGGCGACCTGCTCGGCGTAGAATATCATCTCCGGCTTGGTGAAGTCGATCCAGACCAGGCTCGCCCACTTGGCCTTGAGCGAGTCGACATAGAGCACCCAGACCCGCTGGCATCCGGTCAGCAGGTGATAGGCTGCCATCTGGGGCAGATGATCCGGGTTGATCCACCCACCCTTGGTCGGCTTGGCCGTGGTCTTCAGGTCCCCGACCACAAGCCCATCCTGGGTGCGGAAATCGGTGTGCCCGGTGACAAAGTCGTTGGCCCATTCCTCCTCGGCCAGGTACGGTTCCCCGTCCGCCGGCACCGGCATCTTGCCCGCGGCCAGGGTCGCCGTCGCGCGCACCGCGCTCTGGGTGATCGCCCGGTCGTTGTTGAAGAGCTTGGCCGCCATCGTCCAGTCTGCCGCCCGCGGCTGGTAGCACCGGGAGTCGCCGGCCAGGAACGCACTATAGGCCGCCCCCACGTCCCCGCCGAAAAACTCACAGGCGATGTCCACGAGGTGCTGCTCATCGCCGGTCAGGTCGTAGTCCTGGCCCGTGGCATCGCGCCGGTCGAGGTCCATCAGGAACGCATCGATGTCACGCACCATCTGCTTCTTGGGGAACAGGCAGCGCATGCCATCCTGCAGGGTGAAGTGCCCGCAGGTGCCCAGGTCGCTGTTCCCCGGGCTGACACGCTCGATCGGCGCCGGGAGTTCGCCCTCGTACACCTTGCGATCTTGCACCGCGCGCCAGGTGCAGCGCATGTAGCCACCGAGAGCGGAGGCGCGGGGTTTCCAGGGTTTCTTAGTCATCACCAGCCCTTGGGATAGTCCCCGCGCTTCTTGCGCTTCTTCTGCTGCGGTTTGCCAAACACCCGCTCCCAGCCGCGCTCGAACCGCTGCCGTTCCTCGCGCGATGCACCGCGCCGCTGGGAGCCTTTGCCGTTGGACATCAGGAGTCGACGATGCTGCTGGTCTCGGTGGTCTGCTTCGATGCCATCGCGGAGCCGGTCTGGTAGCCGGGGTTGTTCGGATTGGTCAGGGGGACCGATTCATTGACATTGACCGTACGCTGGAAGGTCGGCGAACGGAAGACGGTGCGTGTGATCTCCTTGAGATCGTTGGCCCGCTGATCGGCGATCGTCACCCTGAGCGCGGCCATCTCCTCTTTGTGCCGGATCTCGCGCTCACGCTCGATGATCGCGGCCTCCTTCGCGGCGAGCTTGGCCTCCTCACCCTTGATCTCTGCCCGCTGGCTATCGAGGGTCTCCTCCTGCCGGAGTCGCGCCTTCGCATCTGCCAGGTCAGCCTTGGTGGTGACGAGGTCCCGCGCATCCTTCTCCGCCTGCTCGAGCCGCTTGCGCAGCACCTCTCCGACCTCGGCCGAGAGGTTCTTCTTGATCGCGTCCTGGAGATCGTGTTCGAGTGCCATGGATGGGTTCCTTGGATAGGGTAGGTACCACAAACGCCACCGGCCCCTCAGGACCGGTGGCTGCAGAGCCGCATCGTGGATGGCGCAGGGTCTAGCGTCGCCCTGCAATCTGGGCCAATGCGTCCATGGCCTCGGCGGACATGCTGAACGTGCCCCACTCCTTGATCGACGCGAGGAGGTCAGGATTCTCCCCGTGCTCGGCGAGGAACTGGTTGAACGCGGCCTTCACCCCGTCGATCTCGCCACCGACCACGCTCTGGCGGACCTGGATGTAGTGCTCGTCCCAGGTCTGGGTCTTGGACTGCATCTGATGCTTGGCCGGGTTGAACAGCACCGGGGTCGCCTGGGGCGTGCCGTTCGGAAAGGCAGCGAGCAGCTCTTTGCCGGTCATCAGGGCGCAGTCATAGGTGCCCGTGGTCTGGACAGCGAAGATTCCGGCGTGCGGGTCGTACATCAGCAGTTCGAGCGTCATGCTCGGGTGGCCGAGCGGGTCGAATTCATCCTGGGTGCTGCGGTTGCGGAAGGTGTACACCTGGACGGCGTCCTGGGCGATGCCGACCGCTTCGAGCTCGTCGTAGGGGATGACACTGCGGGAGCGGGGGGACTGCTTGGGTGCGTTCTTGTTGAAGGCCTTGGGCCAGATCAGCACATTGTAGCGATAGCCCAGCAGGATCGCCGGGAAGGGATCCGTGCCATTGGCACCCTGACCCTTGCCGCGGGGGAGATCTGCGTTGGTGCCCTCGGGATTCATGTCGTGGAATTCAAAGTTCCCGCCGCTATCGCCCCCGGTCAGGTAGATCGTGGGGAAGATGTTCGGCTCGCCGGCCGGGCGGACGCCTTCCTCGACCACGTTGAGCGCGGTCTTGGTCGGGGCGGATGGGTTGAGCAGGGCCAGGAAGCCGATGGGGCGGGAGAGGGTTTGGGGCTGGGGAGCGGCAGGGACCTGGGCAGCAGGGGCGGGAGAAGGCGCCTGCGCGGCGGGCGCCGCCTGGGCAGCAGGGGCGGGTTGGGATGCTGCGGCGGCAGCTGCGGCTGCTGCGGCGGCACCACGGCGACCGCGGCCGGGGGTTGCGGCGCCCGTGGTTGCGGCGGGCTGCTGCGGGGGCGCACTGGTGACGGCCGGCAAGCCGGTGGCTGCGGCAGCAGGTTGGAGAGTGCCACCGGTCGGGGGCGGCGGGGCGGCAGAGGTAGCAGGGGCTGCGGCAGCAGCGGCCTTGGCGGCGCCGGCCTTGCGGGGGTCATTCCAGACCATACGTAGACTCCATAGTGGTGGGTGAGGCGCGCACTATGGAGAGGCTATGGAGGGGTGTCAAGGGGGAAGTTGGATTACCGGCCCTCTGCGTATTTCGCCATCGCTGCGCTGATATCTTTCTTGACTGTGGGCCACGTATAAACGTATTTGTAGTGACCGTGGTCCTTGTCGGCTTCGGCGAAATGCTTGAGCGAACGGGTGATCTGGTCGACCGACAGCTTCGGTATCATGTCCCTTGCGGCCTCGATCTGCTTCTTCAGCGGCCATCCATTCTTCATAAGGACGTGGACGTCGTAGAAATCTTTTCGGGTCCCCCGATTCGCGATGGCCAGGATCTTCATAGCTGCCAACGTCTTGAGGGAAGCAAAGGGCGCTCCCGAGGTACCCCTCTCGACGTCTGCCTTGTAATCGAACCTGAGGAAGCTCAAACGCACACCACGCACCGTGATATGCAAAGAGTTCGAACTCTCACTGATCAATTTCGGTTCGAGATCGGCTTCTCGAAGCAGAGTCATCAAAGCCCTGGTATCGAAGTTCCGAAGCGTAAACCAATCGAGATCTTCCGAGTCCCGATGATTGAACCGGAGGGACATATTGGATCCGCCGACGAGAAAGAACTTGTTCTTCTCGCAGAACCCGGCGAGGTCCTTCAGTACTTCACGTTTGTGCTTGGACAGTTTCAACCGCGCCATGGGATCCAGCCTTTCATCCAGCGTTCGCAGGTGGCCAAAGGGATACCGAGAATAGCCCCCCACAAAATCAGCACGTGCTCATCGAGAATGCGGCCTTTCGACTCCACAACATACCGGCGGAGCTCCGCCCGATCATGGGTCTTCAGCAAACGGCGCCAATCGGCCAGCTTACCAAACATCATAATCCGGGCTGCTCGGAGCTCCCGGGAGATCCCCTTCTTGGGGTCGACATCCCACAAATATGCGACTTTCTGCATGGTTTCATTGTACCCGGCGGCAGCGGGGATCAAGCGCTGAACGCGATCGGTCCCCGCGTGGTGTGGGCGATGGGGCGTGGTTTCCCCTTGTCTTTTTCTTTTGCTGGCGCAGGCGGCAGCGCATGGTGCGGGCTATAGGCGCTTTCCCAGAGCGGTGGAATCCGCAACCAGTGCTTCGGGTGAAAGTCGTCGTAGATGAGACGGCGGTGAGCGCGGCTCATTGGTTGATGAACCGCAGGAAGGTCAGGTAGTTTTCGGCTTGGCTGATGAAGTGCCCGGCGCCCTTGCAGAGAACGTAGTTGCGGTGGCGGTGGCAGGTGACGACGGGGAGATCGTATTCGAGAATATAGGTCGGGACGCTGACACTGTGCGCCACGTGCGACATGCCAGAACAGATTCCGACGAACAAGACAGATGTTCGCATCGCCCAGATCGATTTCTCCAGGCCGAGATCCTTGCCCGCGATCACGACGGCGAACCCGTGCCGCTGCGCCCACAGATTGATCGTGACGATATCACCAGGCGGCGGGTTCTTCAGCTCGGGGGTCGATGCCCCGTCGAATTGCACTGTAATCTTGTTATCGCGAGGGCCGAGGCTCCACTGGTGCTTCGCCGGTATCATAGGCGCGGCCCAGACCGCGTATCCATCGAGCTCCGTGTTCGGCTCGTCGTCGACCAGGATAATCTCGTTGTCGAAATACTGCTGGTCCATCGCACGCAGGACCGCCTCTTGCATCGCGCGCAGGCTCTGTCCATGCTGGACGGTCGACAGCAGGATCGGGCCAGGACGCTGGATGCGGGCAAGCAGCTGGATCGTAGCCCAAACATCGCCGAGGCCATAATTCCAATTCCTATAGATGGTATTTGGCATTGAACTTCCTTTCGAAGTCATCCACGCCTTCGCAGACGGTGGCCCACATATCCCCGAAGCCGCCGCCGAGGATGTCCCAGACGATGCTCATAGCGCGCCCCTGTTGAGTAGCCGAAGGTGGAGCGCCTTAGCGCGTTTATCGTCTTCACCATAGGTGACGAGGAACGAATCCTCGAGGCAGAGCAGGCCACACGGGAAATGGACGCTGGTACCGCTGTGCCCGAGAAAGGGTTTATTTGAGATGCCGATCACCTGGAAGGGTGGTTCGGCAGAAAAGCTGTACATGCCCATATAATAGTTCGATGTGTGGAAAGCTGAGTAATAGCGCCCATTATAGAGCGCTGGCGGGGTTCCGCCGCGAAGCTGCTTACCGTCTACCTCCCAGTCGTTGGGGAACGGGGTGGAGTGGATAAGGGCGAACGCGCCGTCCCAATCACACTCATAGATGCGGTGCGGGTTGATGGAGTAGATGCATAGCAACCGCCCGTGGTAGTCAAAGAACTGCCAGTTCTTTTCATAGCGCTCCGGCGTGAACTTGAATTCCACTTCCCGCTCTATGGATAAGTCCGCATTGAACCGGCATATCCGCATCCGGATAGGGCCGTCCGTATGTGTGTACGAGCCGCAGAGCGCCCCGCGATGTGTGAATAGGCGGAGATCTTCGAGCCGGATGTCCTTGGTGCCGACAATACGTGACGACTCGATCTGAAGGCGCGAGTCGAGCAGGCAGATGCCCGTCCTGCTCTGCATCTGATGCCCGAACCGGTACGACAGATAGCAGCTATCACCCTGCCGAGCGATTCCGCAGTTGTACTTGGTCTCCTCTGACGGAGCAAGTTGATCTCCCGGGAATTCGATGAGTGCTGACGGAGAAAAGGACAGACGATCCATTGGCCTATCGCTTCACGAACATGTTGCCGCCGTCCTCGATGAGTGTCGACTCGTCTTTCACGGTCAAATAGAATTCGGGCGTCCCTTGAAGAGTCAGCCGGTTGCCTCTGAGGGTATACTTACCTGCTCGGCTGAGGTAGGAGTTGGTGTAGGTCATGTCGGGCTTGAGCACGATCGTCACGGTGCCATCCGCCTTGATGTAGGTTCCCGCCAGCTGCTGTTCAATCGTCGGTGCAGGCGCCGCCTTGGCCGGCAAATCCTTCTCGATCTCGGCGATGCGGGCCTTCACCGCCAGGGCCCCATCTAGATCCCCCTTCTTGGTCGCCTCCGCCTGGCTCTTGGTCAGCGCCGCGATCAGGGCCTTGCGGATCACCACGATATCGGCCTCGGCTTTGGCCAGGAGCTTGGTGGCGTCGGCGGGGAGTTTCGACGGCGGCGGGGACTCGTCGGCGACGAGGCAGTAGGGGTCGCAAGCGGCGGTGAGGCCGATGATCATCAGGATGAGGCGCAGCATGGGTGACTCCGGGACAAGGGTTGGTAGGTGAGAGGATCAGGCTTCGGCCGGGGTGAGATCGCCCTCGAAGACCACAGCGCCACGCTTGCGCTGCGCCGTCTTCCGCGCCAGGCGCTTGTAGGCCTTGGCGACGGCCTCTTTGAATTCGACTTCCTCGACCGGCTCCTCGAGCTCGACCTCAGGCACCTTCTTGCCCGCGGCCTTGGCCTCGGCGGCCTTCTGCTTGCGGTGGCGCTCCTCATTGCGCTTGGCCAGGATCTCCGCGGCCTCGGCGACCAGGACGTCGATCGTGATGGAGTTGAGCTTCTGCATCGCGAGCTTGAGCAGCAGGAGCGGCTGCAATCTATTCACTTGGAGTGTTTCAGAATCTGAATCCACGGAAATCTCGCCGCGCAGGTGGAGAACGACCTCAACAGGGTAGTCGCCTTCCTCGACTTGATCACGCGCATTGTCGATGATCGTGTCGGTCAACATTTTGGACAAAGCTAAAACGGCGACCGGGGAAAGGTCGGCGAGGGTGTTGGTGGATGAGGTAGGGGTCTTGGTCATGGGGCGCCCTTTCTAGGCTGGTTGGATGAAAGATTTGTAAACACGGGAAGGGTAGAACTTATGCGGATGCGGATCAAAGGGAGGGGCCAGAAATCCTAGGGCCTGTTCTACGGACCAGCCGCACTTGTCTAACCGTGCTCGAATGGTCCCTGACCGTATGCCTCTAATGGCAGCCCATTGACAGACGTTCTTTGTTATTCCTTGTGCGGTGATTTTCCTGTTGGTTCGTTTATTGTTGCACTGGGTATCCCAGTCTTTCCAGAAACAGTTATCGGGCTCGTAATTCCCGTTGTTATCTCTTCGCTCTATAGTTGCCTCTTTCCCTACTCCAGGACGATCTCCCATATCTGCGTAGAAGTTCTCGAATTTATCCCAGCGTTTGCAGATCTCTATTCCTCTTCCTCCGTAATTCTTGAATCCAGCTTCTCTTGGATTCAGGCACCTTCTTCGCATGCCCTGCCAGACATTATAAATGCTCGTATGCTTCATCCCATGCGTCCGAGTAGCATTGCCCATATTGATATACCGCTCGCACCCACAAGTGGTAGTTTTTCCACAAACAAGGCTGTTCCCCGTTGTAACCCACTCTTTGTCACAGAAGCACCGACAAAGCCACCAGGACCTGCCATTCTTCATAGAATGGAGCCTGAGTACCTTGGTTCGCCCAAAGGTCATCCCAGTCAGGTCCCGGAAGGCGGGCATGACTATTCTCCCTCCCCTTCCTTCTCACGCTCCGGCATCGGCTGGATGATAAGAGTCTCGATCGCCCGACTGGCCACGATATATTTGATATTGACCTCCTGCGCCATCGCGGCCTCATTGCGAGCCCGGTACATCATCGCGTCGTTCTTCTCTGGGGCGAGCCAGACCACCGTGCGGCTCTCCAGGCCCTTGCTTTTGTGGATGCTCGAGAACACCACGCCGACCGAATCATCGCTGAAGAGCTGCTCGATGCGGCTGTGCAGTTCGCGGATCGAAACCACGTCCTTGAGCAGGGCCATCAGGGTCTCACACTGATCTTCAATCTGTTGAACCTGGCTGTCCTTGTGGGCCTTCTTGAGCTTGCCGGTCTCGACCGAGCAGTAGGTGTCGATGCGCTCGACCAGCTCCTCGACCTGCCCGTCGCCCAGACGCTTGGCCAGCTTGGTCGCGAGCTTGGCCACGGTCTTGCCGATGTCCCGGCCGCGGACGACAGCCTTCTTGCCGGCGGCGATCAGCTTGAGCGCGCAACCGATCAGCGGGGCGTTCACGCGGCAGCACACCATGTCGCCGGCCATCAGCGCCAGCAGGGTCGCGCCGAGCTGCTTGGGCTCTTTCTCGATCACCAGTCCCTCGGGGGCATTGTCCGCGGCCTGGATGTGGGGCACCCAGCTCTGGGCCAACGCAACCACGGCCTTGGGGCAGCGGTAGGTGATCGAGAGCGGCAGGCAGTTCCCGTCGCTGACGTTGAACTCCTCCTTGATCCGCTCCATGGCCTTGGCGTCGGCACCGCGGAACAGGTAGATGGCCTGACGGCTGTCGCCCACCGCGACCAGGCGACCACCGGGCGACAGGGCGCGCTTGAGCAGTTCGATCTGCAGCCGGTTGAGATCCTGGCTCTCATCGACGCAGATCAGGTCGTACTTGGGCAGGCTGATCGCGTGGTCGATGGGAAAACTAAGCATCTCGTCAAAGGTCATCTGGTCGACCTGGGACTTCATCACCTGATCCAGCTCGCCGAACAGCGCGATCGAGCTCTCCGGCTGGTCGAGAGTGATCCCATAGTTGGAGATCGTCTCGGTCACCGCATCGACGTCCGCCAGGTTGGTCATCGTGCCGCGGAGCAGACCGTAAGCCTTGATCAGATCGCCGGCGATGGCGTTGACCACCTCGAGCTGGGGCTTCGACTCATCGGTGGTCAGGGCCTTGGTCACCACCAGCTCGGCGGTCACGTGCAGCTTGCGCGCCTCGATCTTGATGCCGCGGAACTTGCGGGAGACCGCGCCCATTGCCAGGCCATGCAAGGTCTTCGCGTCCACGCCGCGGGGCACCCGGCGGCTCAACTCCTCGGCGATGGACTTGTTGAAGGCGGCGAACAGCGCACGCTTGCTCTGGTTCCCGGGCACCTGCTGCCAGCGGCGCAGGGCCTCGACCAGGGTGGTGGTCTTGCCGCTGCCAGCGACCGCTTCGACGACCACGTTGCCCTGGCCAGCGGTGAAGGCCCGGAAGATCGATTCCTGGTAGGGGGAGTAGACGCGCGCGGCGATGGTGGCGTCGATGATGGGTTGGAGGAGGCTCATGTGGTGCCCTTTCCAGGCAGGTGGTTGTGAGTACTATGTCGCCGAAATGCTCTATTTCCCATTAGTCTCACTAGGCTCGCGTAACGGTGTATCACACAACTATAGGGCCATAAGAACCTGTGTCTCATCATCGCGCATCGCCTGTTCCTGCCGCTCTCTACGCATAACCTCGGCGAGCCAGGACACCTGATCCTGCACGGATCTGATGCGCATCAGGTACTCTCGTACCCAGCGGCGCACTGCGGGCTGATGGCGCTGGGGCCACAGCACCCCGATATGCCGATAGGCGGCGACTGCGCCGGCCAGATCGTCGTCCAGGCTCATGGGTCAGCCGGCTGCAGGATGGCCCGTATCGCCAGGCCGACCAGGAGCCACTGCACGGTGCGGGCCGGCACTCCCAGGCCGCGGAACGCATTCCTGTAGGCGGAATAGAGCCCCTCGGCCTCCTTGGCCAGGGCAGAGACCGGGCGGCGCATGCGCAGCTGCCGCTCCAGATGCGCGCGGCAGGTCGTCTGCTCCAGCATCGCTCGCGCCACCTGGCGCGCGACGTAGGCTGCGGGCTTCACGGCCGGCCCGCATGCTGCAGCGCGCTGCTGAATCGCCCCCGGACGACGAAGGCCTCGACCAGGCGGCGGTACTCCAGCTGGGTCAGCAGCACGGCTCCCTGGTTCGGGCGCTTGCGTTGGAAGCCCAGCAGGACTCCGCGGGTGAGGGTGGAGGATGTGGTGCCGACGAAATATTCATCGAAGAAGGTGTTCATGGCCAGAGGCTCCTATGTCGACAAAGTACTCCAAAACTCCGTCTTCCCATCATCTCTACGTAGACTCGCGTAACGGTGTGTCACACCACTATGCCGGCATCGTCCACGGCACCAGCGGCTCATCAGCCCGCACCATCAGGGGATGCCGCGGCTCCCCGCTCTTGGTGGTGCCCAGGCAGAGCGCGCCCAGGCCCGACATCTGCGTGCGGAGCTCGGAGCGCAGGGCGAACGGCTGCGCGCCCCAGGCGACCACGATCCTGCCCACCAGGGCGTGCGCGGTCCATTGCTCGGTAACGTGCCGGATGTTATCAGGGCCCACTGGGTCGGGCGCGGCGCGCAGATCCTCCGGGTAGGCCGACCGGAAGGCGAACAGGTTGACGATGGTCAGGATGGTGCATCCCTCGCGCGTGGCATAGCCGATGCAACGGGTCACGGTCGGATCGGGCACGGAGGCTGTAGCCGTTGATGGGTTGAGCATGACGAACAGCATCGGCCGCACCCAGCGCAGCACCGAGGGGATGCGCCGGGTGAGGACGTAGCGGTAGAGGCCGTCGTCGCTGATGATCGCGGTGCCGCCAATCACGGCGCCCCCAACCGCAGAACCGCGGTCTTCGCCGGGTCCTCCCGGTCATAGTAATCCCGAAACCACTGCGCCCGCCCATTCAAAATGCTCTGCCCGCGCCCGGTGATGAACCAGATCGTATCGCCGATCGGCGGTGACGTCTGGGGGATCACCAGGAAGCCTTCCCACATCTTGCGCAGGACGGTGAGCGGTTCAGTATCGACAATCCGATCGGGGTCTGCTCTTTGCCAGTGCGCCCGGATTTGATCCGCTGCTTGGGGCCAGCGCATCAGTTCGAGGCAGACCTTGAGCATGTGATGGTCAAGGGTCACTTCGTTACGGCAGGCATCGACATAGTGGATCTCTGGCTCGGTTAGAACGGACATTCTGGCTCCTGTGGCTTGAGGTTCTTCTGGTACGCTTCCGGCGAGATCTCCGGCACCACGTGCTTCCGTGGGTGGACGATCCGGCGCTTGAGGATCGCGGTGACCGGCAGGCCCAGGTCGAACAGAGTCTGCTGGTGCGGGGGCCGCTCGGATTGGGCGTGGTTGTTCATGCTCTCCCTCGCTGCACGGAAAAATTTCCGTCCTTCCACGCTTCTCCCTGCCAGCTCGTGAAAGGGCAGCTGGTGAGCCAGTAATTACCTGCCCGAGCGGCCTGGCAGCCGAGATCGAAGTAGTACTGGTAGTTCATCCCTGCACCGACGCACATGCTGCACTGTTCTCCGCCGCGACCTCGTGCCGGGTATCCATCAGCGTGATCATCCGGGCGTAGGCGCCCTCCCCGTAGTCCTTGTCATAGGCCTGGCGGTTGATCTCGGTCACCCGGGCCGCCACGAGGCGCCCAGCGTCATGGATGGTGCCCATCAGCTCCCCCGACCGCCAGACGATCTTCCCGGCCCACTTGACCACGCAGCGGCGGTCGACGAAGGCTTCGGCGACGCGCACCGCGTCATCGGCGCGCTGGCAGGCCGCGATCAGGGTGCCCGCGGGCGCGAGGACGACTTTGTAGGAGAGACTCACGACAGCACCTCATCCAGGAGAGCGATGACCTCGGCGGGCATGCGGCTGCGATCGATGCCGCGGGCCGTCATCTTGGTGAAGTTCTGCATCGCGACGCTGGGGCTCGAGCCGTGCGGCCCGTAGGTCGCCCAGTTCCAGGCCAAGCCTGAGATCGCGAACCCCAGGCGCTTGGCCCCGGTGCCGCGGATGCCCAGCTGGTGCGCCAGGACCAACCCGGTGAGGGTCTTGTGTTTGTCGAGGAACGCCAGGGCGGGGGAGTTGGGAATGAGCATCTCAGTACCCCCTCCCCTCTGTCACAACCTGCCCCTCGAGTCCCGCCATCACGTCGCGCTTGCGCTTGTGGTCGCACGCGACTTCCAGGTAGGAGTCGAGCGGTCCGTTGAAGCTGCTGCCGATATCCTCCACCATGAACTTGCGCCAGGAGCCCACGCTCCGGCTGTCGAGCTCGGCCCACAGCTCCTCGTGAATGGGCCCTGCCGGGCTGGGCTTGCCTTCCAGGCTTGCTGCCGCCCGTGCCTGGGCCTGCGCCTCGACCTTGGTGAGCACCGCGGCATAGAGCTCCGGACCCTGGCCGAGAGGGAACGCGGTGGCGCCATTGCGGGCGAGCATGTAGGCCACCACCATCTCGATGACCGAGAGCTGGTTCACCAGGCCCACACCGCGGGCCTCGGACAGCAGGGTCATGCTCCCGGAGCCGGCGGGGCCAGGGTTGTGGGTGGAGACGGTTTCGTCCTTGTTGATCGTGATGGTCATGGCTCAGACTCCTACCGTCGTGGGGTGGCAGTTGGCGATGACAACCGTGCGCCAGGAGAGGTTCATGGTCAGGAGATTCGCACCGCGCTCGACGAGGTGCTGGCTATGCGTCCGCGCGGTCTTCTCCGCCTGGCTCGCCTTCATGCTGTACTGGTTGTACGGGAGCCAGTCGGCGGTGATCTGGGTCTCGGTCACCGTCGCGTGCAGCACCAGCACTGCGGCGGTGTACGGGGTTCCCGCGGCCGAGGTCCGGGCCTCCTCACCATCGAAGTAGTACTGCCATTTCGTGCCCTTGGCCTTCACCGTCGCGATCGGGATGCGGTGCTTGTGATGGGCCAGCTCGCAGTGCACCGCGGCCATCAGGCGGAGCTCGTGGTGCCGGCGCAGGCCGCGGAGCGGCTCGCTGGCTGCCTGGAGATCGTGGTAGGTCTTCAGCAGTTCGACCATGGCCGGATCGCGGTCGACCGCGTTGCCGCGGACGCCCCGGGACCAGCAGTCGTGCAGCACCTTGGTGTGCTCGGCGTCGATGCGCTTAAATTCGGCGCTGGCGGCATCGCAGGCGTCGGCGTAGCGCTGGTGTGCCTGGCTGTACTCGGCACGGGCAGCGAGGACTTCGGGGGTGACAGGGATGGTGAGCGTCTTGGTCATTCGGTGCCCTTTCCAGGCTGGTGTTGCCCTAGTATTGGGCCGAAATCCCCTGTTTTCCACCTCATAGCCTAGGCTCGCGTGACACTGTATCACACACGCTCGTCTCTCCCACTTTCGCCTGGTTCTACCGCGTTTTATGCGTTTCACCACCTTGGCTATAGCCCTGTCAACGATGCTCAGGTCGCGGAGGTACCGCCGGATGATCTGGTCGAGGGTTGGGGTGCGCATGCCCTCTTAGACGATCGACGGCGCCGCTTCGTTACAGGTGCGGGGTGCACCTCGATCACCCGCATGCCCCGGTCCTCCTGCCGCCGGCTGCTAGTGCTCGACCAGACCTGCCCGGCGTGCAGCCCATGCTCTGCAGGGCACCGCCGCCTGATGATCCACCGCTGCTGCGCCGCCGAGTACCCCACCAGCACATGGCTCGGCCGCGGGCAGTTGCGCGTACCCCGGACCCGACCGGCGGTGCCGTCGGGGTAGGTGAATACGAAGGCGGGGCGGCGGGGGTGGGTCATCCCATGCTCCACTGCGGATGATCGCCCTGCTGGACCCGCCAGGCCCGCGCCTGGGCATCCTTGTCCTCGAGCGCCGCGCTGAGATTCATCGGCGACTTGCCGACGTTCTGGAGCAGCAGGATCAGCGAGGCGATGGCGCCCGCGGCATTCGGCTGCATGTTGGTGTGGCCGTCCATCAACCCGACCGCGATCGAGCTGAAGTCCCCGGGCCAGGCGGCGCAGGCGCGGCTGACGAGGTCGGCGACCTCGGGGAACTGGGGGCGGAGGTCGACGAGGTCAGGGATCTTCGGCTTGGTGATCACCGTGGTCGCCGTCGCCGCCGTCCTGGTGCTGATCTTCTCGAGCATGTCGGCGGCCTGCCGCATCCCCGCGACGCAGCCGCCCAGGCGCTGGGCCCGGAAGCCGTCGTCATGGGCGGCGGACTGCTCCGCTTCGACCGCGGTGGCGCGCAGCGCGGCGATGAGCTCGGTGGGGGTGTGGTAGATGATGGTCATCGCTTCTCCTTCGGTACTGGGTGTGCTGCCAGCCACGCGACCCCTTCGGGTGTGACAGTGAACCGCTCACCGGTGAAATGGCACAGGCTGATGGTCACGAGGAACTCCGCGAGAAAACGCCCATAACCGGCCTGCCCGAGCGGGCCATACTCTGACTCCTCATCGGCGGAGCTCGCGGCCCCACACTCGAACGCGGTGAGTCCTTCGACCGATCGACCGATGGCACGGAGTACCAGAAGCTGCCGGGGCATGATGAGGATCATGGCGCTATCTCTTTCGGCCAGCGCTTGAAACCCCAAGGCGGAGGAGCGCGTTTTCCTTCTCCCGCCCACAGAATACGTGACTGCCCGTTATTGGGCGGTCGCACAATCCATTCCGTAAACGGCATCCGAGCCATCATCTTCATCGGCCACAGACCACCCATCGTGACGAAGAAGGCATCGGGGCCCCCCATTCGGCATGAGACAATCCAAAGAGGATGCCATGCAGAGCGCATGAGGTGCCCTGCATAGGTACGAACCGGAATAGTATCTGGGCTATCCGGATGGAGGTCCAATGAGAGAAGCCGGCGCATGATAGTTGCAGCTTCAGGGGTCACCCCTCACTCCTCTTGTGCCTAGGTACCGTCGCCATCCCATCCTTCCCCGGCCGCACCCCGAGCGTCCGGTTGCACCACCGGCAGTGGTACTCCCGTCGCTCGATCTGGTCGGGCGACAGGCGCACCCGGGTGCTCGAGGTGAAGCAGGCGGGGATGCGGAGGAAGGCGATGCGGGTCATACTGCTACTCCTCCATCGCCTGTCGAATCGCGTCCTGGTCAACCCCTGCTGGCGCCTCCACGACCATCTCGTCGTCGATCCAGGTGACCTTACAGCCGAGCGCTTCGAGACGCCCGGTGACGCGCAGCAGGTGCCCACGCTGGTGCTCGGTCGCCTGCTGAATCATGTTCTCGTGGAGGCGCCCCATCGCTCAGCTCCCCAGCATCCACTCAGCGATCGGCCCGGTGCCATGGATGGCCTTTTTGTTGGCGAACTTGGCCAGCACAATCGCGCGGGCCGCATCGAGCGGCTCTTTCACGCTCTTGGGGAAGGTCATACACTGGTACTGATTCGCGGCGGCGAATGCCTTCGCCCGGGTGATCTCCTTGGCGTTCACTTCCGGTCCGTGGAGCCACGTACAAGCCTTGGCTTTTGGGGCGAGCCTGGTCTCGCGCACCTGTTGGAGCCGGTCCAGGTACCGGCCGGTCAGCTCGACGCCGTCCATGCTGACCCAGGCGAGCACGATCCAGTAGGGAGCGCTCATGGCTTAGGTCCGGTGAACATCGCGCGCCCCGGGGCATCCGGGCGGCTCAGGATGGCCTTGTGCAGCATATCCTGGCCGGTGCGAATGGTGCAGCTCTTGTGCGCCTTGTTGTAGATGGCCAGCGCATGCGAATAGGAAGGGGCGGCGCCGATGGCGGTGCAGGCTTCCTGGGCGCTGAAGATGGTGTTGATGGCAGTGGGCGCTGCGGGAGTTTCAGCGATCTCCTTCAGCCCATCCAGGTGCCGCTGGATCTCGGCGCGCTGCTCCAGGATCTCCTTGATCTTGAGCCGCTGCTTCCAGCCGCTGCGCATGTTCTCGGCCTCGTCCTCGCGCTCGAAGTTACGCTCGAGCTCGGCCTCCAGGATCGCCTTGGCGTGGCGCTGGCGCTCGGCCTTGCTGGCGTTCCAGAACTGGCGGTCGTAGCGGCCCGGCTTGCGATCGTGCGGGATGCGCGTCAGGGTGCCGCGGCCGGCGGGCATGGTGTAGACCGCCAGGACGTACTCGGCGAGCACCTCGACCACGATGCAGTCGCGCCGGTTTTGGTTGATCACCAGGCGGATGCAGTCGCCGATCGCAGGGAGGCGCATGGGTGGGGTAGCAACAGGGACGAAGGGAACAGTGTCGACCATGGTATGCCCTTTCCAGGCTGGTGATGCCCGAAGCATGCACCGAATCCGTCCCTGAACAGACTCCGGCTAGCCGACTCGCGTTACACTGTGTCACACAATAGATGGGCGTAAGTCCTATCAACGACTTACGCCCAGTACCGACTAACCTACTCGATGTATCCGACGTCCGAGTGCCCGGCCGGGGACCACGTATTACCTTTGCTTCGTCGCGAGCGAGGATCGCTTTGCTGCGACCTTGTCGGCCAGGGTCAGGAGTTGATGCAGCTGATCATACTGCTGATCTTGGTCAGGAGTTGATGCAGCTGATCATACTGCTGATTCAGATGGTCACGCTCCTGCGCCACCAGCGAGGCCGCGGCATTGGCATCGTGCAGGTCCGCCTTGATCTTCCTGATCGCCTCATTGGGCTGACCCGGCGTCGGCCGCAGCTCCGCCATCCGATCGATCCGCTCGGAAAGGGTCATGACTCGCCCGTCGCCGTTCTGCTCCTCGACACCGTGGCGGGTCAAAGCGACGTGGGCTTTTCGCAGGTACACCTGGAGAGTATCACGCTCCCTCTGCAAGGTCTCTACCGCCTTGTTGTGATCCGCCCACGACGGGCGTTGATTCCGCTCCGCTACCGCCTCATCGATCCGCCCTTGCATGCCGGTGACCTCGGCGCGGTGGAGGAGTTTCTCGGAGGCCAGCTCGGCCTTGAGCTCGTCCTTCTCCTTGACGACTGCCTCCCATAGTGCCCGCATGGTGCGCGCGCTGTGCTCGATGGAGTCAATGATGGACGGGGTCTGGGGCGGCGGGGGAATGGGCATGGCGGGTTCCTTGGGCGACGGTTCAGGGCGTTCGATGAGGCCGAGGAGTATGCCATGCCCGGGATGACGGAAGCAATGGATGGCGTCGTCATCGGGCAGGATACAATGGCAGTAGGCGCAGCGACGACAGAGACGGAGGCTCACGTTCACGTCTTCTGCTCCACGGCGCTATCAGGGTATGTGCCATTCCTGGGCAGCACGACCGTGTCGATGCGACCGTTCATCGCATGGACCCGGTCGGCCAAGGCCTTGAGGTCGCTCGGCAGGCCTAAGCATCCACACGGCGCCTTGGGATTGTTGCTCCCGTCGATCGAGAACCGGCAGTGGGACTTGCCGCAGCCCTGCTGGACCTGCTCGACGACTCGATAGATCTCCGACGCAAGCTTCTGGCGCTCTTCCCAGTAGGCTTCGGACGCAATCTCGTCGGCGGTCAGCTCCGGCTTGATCCGGAAATGGTCGTACGACTGCATACCGGCGATCTCACGCGCACCCACATCCCGCCACCGTTTGGTGTCGACGTATTGCCGCTGCACCGTCTGCCCGTGGGCATGGGCGGTGAGATACGTGATCATCAGCAGGGTGTGGGCCTTGGAGCCGGGTAGGTCGGGGAAGTCGGTCATGATTTCTGCTCTCTGGCGCGCTGCGCCGTGACGATGATGTGCTCCGCCATCCATTCCCAGTCGATCTCGGCTCGGGGCTTGAGCCAGATCGTCTCGGTGATGCAGGCGGCCGGGAGACGTTGATTGGTGACGTGGTCGTCGGCGTACTCGACCCCTTCGCGACGGAGTTCGATCACTGCGTCGGCAAGGAAGGCCTCGTTCACAAAGCGCACATCGGTGATCAGGGTCACCCCGTGCGTCCGCTGGGCAAGCCGAGCCTTCATCAGCTCGACCCAGTGGTTGACCCCCAGCTGCTCGCGCACCACTTCGGTGCCGATGAACTGCATGAGCTTACGCGGGGACCAGCCGATGAGGGATTGCGTTGGGGCGGTCGTAGGTTCCCATACCACCTCCTTGGTGGTCTCGTCCATGAGTTGCTCCGGCGCCCATCCGGTAAGCGCAGCGACGCAGCGATAGAGGGGCGCCGCGAACTTGTCGCGATAGCACAGGTGCTTCTGCTGAAACCAGACTTTCCCGGCCAGGGAGTTGGCGACAGTGTCCTTGCCGGTGCCGCGCGGGGCAGAGAAGCCGATCGTGAGATGTTGGAGGAGGGAGAGATCGATCATGGCGCAGCCTTTCCGCACGGCTGCCAGACCACGCCGTCATGGTCCACCCGCAGCTTGGTATACTCGTAGGCCTCGAGCAGCTTCGCAAAGGTGATCCACCCGCGCAGCGATGAGAGGACCCCTTCCGGGTTCACCTCCATGATGATCCCGCGCCGGTCAGGGTCTCCCTTCTTGGACCGGATGATGGCGCCCATGGGGACGTCACGAGAGGCCCAGGGAACGAGCTTGGGCGCGGGCTTGACCCGGTAATTCCATTTCCCGCCGAAACCCATCTGCTCATTCGGAACCCATACACCATCGAGTCGCTGATATTCGATCTCCTGGCCTTTGGAATAGGCCTCGATGATGGGGAGCAGTTCGGCGGCGCGTTCAGGTCTCATGACTTCAGGTCCTTCTCGAGATCCTTGATTCCCTGTGTGCATGTCTGGATCGTCTTCGCATAGGCGTTGAGCATGTGGGCAGCGATCTGCAGGTTGTAGAATACCGGCTGCCACCCCTTACTGATCTCATCGGCGACCTCCTTAGCGGCTCTCTCGGCCTGCTTGATCTGGTCCCGAAGGCGTTGGATGTGCTCGAGTTCTCGACCCTTGGTCATGGCTGCACTCCTATGGTCACACTCGGGTGCATCCGCTCCCACACCGCCCACCCTGCCAGGGCTACCGCCAGCACGATGAGTGTGGCGCAGCCGAGGAATGCGGCCCAGGTGCCTTCGCGAGGGTCGTCGGGAGGGAGGGTCACGGGTGCTCGCCCAGGTGTTCGCCCAGGCAGCCGAAGACATGGAACACCAGGCCGCCAGTGTCGGCGCGACCAAGGTAGTTGAGGCCGCCGATGTGATCGGGTGAACCGGTCGCCATCACCAAGAAGGTGAAGAGATCAGCGTAGCCGCCGCTGGACGGGTTCTTGGTGAACTTGGCCGCGATGTCAGGGCCGACTACGGCCCAGACCCGGAGCTTGGGCGCGGGGTCGCCCACACCGGAATGCTCCTGCTGAAACGCCACGCTGATGGGCTTGGCGCCACGCGGCAGCCGGACGATCTGGCGACCGGGCTCGAGGGAGAGGTCGTACTTGTAGATGATGTCGTTCATTCGTCCCTCCCTGCTGGATCCAACGATGGGTTGGCCAGATTGTCCACGCTGGCCAGCACCCAGATGCGCAGGCACTCCGCGGTGCAGAAGTGCTGGGCGACGGTGCATTGCATCGTGCAGCCACCACCATGCGCCGACAGCCAGAGACCGGCGGGGATGGTCGACCAGCCGCCCATGGAGTCCCGGGCCCAGGATGGGGTGGGCTCGTTCTGCTTGCCGCATTGGTCGCAGCGGAGGGAGGTGAGGGTGGTCATGCTGCTATCCTCCAAACTGTGGACCGCGACGTGGTTCACGCTGCGGTTCTATGGCCAATATGCGAGCTTCCAATTCACTCGCCCGGCTCCGCAGCATGGCAACCGCATCGCAAAGGCGGGCGACGGTAGCGTGCATAGATTGGGTGTTGTTCTCGTTGAAAGGATAATTCCCGGCCTTTACATGAAATTGCTGAAGACCGTGCATGGAGCAAACCGGAGAACCGGCAGCAGCGGGCTGGTTGCAGTCAGGCACAGTGCACGCGGTCATGCGCTCCCCTTCTTCCCTGGAACGCTCGGAAACAACGTCAGCTCACCTGGATTGGTCTCGATCCCCGGCACCGGCAGCGACCCCAAGGATATCTTGATCCGGCCGCCGTCGTTGGTGAAGGCGTGCCCGATGGTGGTCCACCCGGTCTTGTGACCGCGGGTCCAGTGGTAGGCGACGTCGTAGGTGGGTTTGGTCACGTGCTCAGGTCCGCACACCCGCCCAGGTTCTCGGCCTCCCGCTTCTTGTTCGCGTTCTCCCCGCGCTTCCGCCCGCCCATGCTGCCGATTGTGGCCATGTGGTACCGGTCCGCGCTCACCTTCTCCCCGCCCTTGCGCCCCGCGCGGGACGCCTCGTCTCGGGTGAACTCGTGTGCAGCGCCCTTGGCGTGCGCGGACGTCCCGCCTTTGCTGGAGATGGCGGCCCGCTTCTCCGGCGACATCGCGGCAAAGCCGCGGGGGCCGTGCGGTTTAGGCTTGGGGACGTAGGGGGTCATGGGGTCTCCATACGGGTCAGCTCGACCAGGGCGCGCTTCGCCTGGGCCAGCTGTTGGGTGAGGGAATTGATCAGGTGCTGCTGCGTCGCGATCTGCCCAGCCTGGGCGGCGCGCACCTCTTCGACGGCGGACATGACCGGGTGCAGCTGGTCCAAGGCGTTGTACGCGTCTTGCCGGGCCTTGAGGTTGCGGATGCCAGGAATGGTGGCGCGAAGCGTGGTGAGGGCGTGGGTGACGTCGATCATACGTTGCTCTCCGGTGCGATCATCTCGAACAGCTCTGCCGCTCTGTTGAGCAGCGCCGCGCGCTCCTCGGGCGTCATGATGCGGCACTCCTTCAGGGCATCGAGGAGCGTTCGGACGCAGTGCAGGGTGCTGCCGGCCGCGCGCCACTGCTGCTCGTCAATCTGCTTCTTGGCTCGGGCGAGCCACACGACGATGACGGTCTGGAAGGTCGCATCGAGCGCGCTGGCGAGGAAGAGGCGGAAGAGGGACATGGCTATCCGTCCCGCGCCGTGGTGTTCGCCAGTTTATAGTCGATCGATGCGATTGTGCGCGCCTGTAGATCGATCTCACGGGCAGCGTCGGACAGATCGTCTCGCGTCGCGTCCGGTGTGTTGAGCAGCTTACGCGCGGCAGCTCTCGCACGGTTCACCGCGGCAACCCGGTCACAGCGGCACTCCTCCCATACCCGTCCGTAGTCGCTCATCCAAACCTCCCTCGCCAATGCGCGCCACTATGGAGGCGCTATGGAGGAGTCAACAGTGAAATCCTAGTGCCCGGTCATCGCTTCCTCCGCGCCATCGTCTTCTCTCGCGCGTCTTCCATGAGCCCTGCCATCTCATAGGCCATCGTCGCCACCTTCGCGTCGACCGTGTTCGTGCTGAGGATGGTCTGCATCGCCGCGGTCGCGAACGCATCGAGACGGTCCTGCACCACGTCAACGGCGTGCTCGTAGGTGACCGACCCCGCGCCTTTGCAGATGTGGCAGGTCTCATAGCGACTCGGGCCATAGGAGCACTTGCCGATACCGCGGCATTCATGGCACTGACGAGAGGCGAGGGTCATGACGCTTCTTTCTTACGAGGGTGCGCTCGAGTCCATTCATTCCTGCAACTGGTACTACACAAGCGGCTATCACTGCGCGGCCTCCCGCAACCGCTCCCTGATATACTCGCCGTCCTCCTTGGTCAGCAGGTGGTCCTTGTCCCTGGTCAAGCGGGCGATGGTGGCATGCAGCTCCTCTATCTCCTTCTCAGCATCGTCGTGCAGCCTGGACATAGCCTTGGCGGTCTGCGCATTGGCATCCCGTTCCGCCAGGGCGGCATGCAACGCAGATTCCCCCGCCGTCGCCGCTGGCCCAGGTGGGGCGGGGGCGCGGGACTCGGCCTCCATCGGATCTTCCCTGCCGCAACGCTCACACTTACCTCGGTATGCAGCGAACATTACTTACTCTCCCTATTCACGGCGTTCCACGGATCGATAGCGTCCCTGGCCGAGTTCGGCCCGGCCTTCCTGGTATAGAATGGACCCTGAGCATCGCAGTCGCCGCAGAGGACGTAATGCGACTCATGGCTACCAGAGGCGATGCGCATCAGGTGGACATTCGATGAGCAGCAAAACGGGCAGGGTTTCAGCGCCCCCTTCCCGGCATCGGGTTGGG